GTACAGTTATTAAATCTTCTTAAAAATAGATGGTCTTCTCTGGTCCTCTCCGAATAACGGGAACGACAACTCGGACTATGGTAACTTCAACTGGAACTACAACAACTCGTGCTCGCCGGAATATTAAAAATATAAATAAAAAATAATGCCGCCACAATTCCTTACCTCTTGGTAAAAATAGTGAACCAAACGTATACCTAGTAGCAATATAGTTATTGTAGAACGGCAAGTCGTCTTTTTTAATACGAAATTTATAAAGCCGCGTCGTTAAAAAGATAAACGGCGTGGCATATTATTTTTTATATACAAAAAAGGAGTGTGTGTATACTATCAAACGATTAAATCATCTGATTACAGTAGATAGAGTAACTATAGATTTTTGCAAAGAAAATATTCTTGCCGCCGCTAAAGGAAAACATAAACGTCACGACGTAAAACGCATATTAAATAATATCGATATATATGCACGAAAGCTACAAGATCTTATCGTTAACTTAAAATATGTTCCGTCGCCATATACTGTCTGTCATATTACAGATGCGGCTAGTAAGAAAGAACGTATTTTACATAAACCTGTCTTCTTTCCGGATCAATGCGTACATCATGTTATGATTAGTTTGATACGAGATAAACTGACGTATTATTTTGGCCGCGATTGTTTGAGTAGTATTCCGAATAAAGGAATCCGGCATGGCCATTATCTTTTAACCAAGTGGATACGTGGAAACAAAAAAAGAAACAAGATATTGTTTAAAATGTGATATCAAGAAATTTTATGACCACATAAAACCAGAAATCGTTATGCAGGTCATGAAACGCATCGTCAAAGATAAAAAGTATCTACAGTTGACGAACGTTATCCTGCAAAGTCACCCTTCTCTTCCTTTGGGGAATTATACAAGCGGATGGTATGCTAATCTTGTATTATCTATGTTAGACAGGAAGATATTATTATATACAAAATACTATTTGCGATACGCCGATGATTTCGTTGTTTTTAGTAACGATAAACAATTCTTACATACTATTCTTCATATAATCAAAGACGTATTACCGAAGTTGCAGTTAACCTTGAAATCTAACTATCAGATTTTTCCGGTAGATATCCGTGGCGTCGACATGTTAGGATATCGTTTCTTTCCGACATATACGTTGCGTAGGAAACGGAATAACTTACGCGCCACTCGTTTTATTCGTAGATTCAAAAGAAAGTATTCGTTGCACAATTATTTAAGTGCAAAGTCTGTATATGGACAGTGCAAATGGTTCAATAGTTATCGGTTTACACAAAAATATAATATCGTATAAAAAAAGAGGCACCGGCCTCTATTTTTTTATGCTTATTTCTTTGGTTATCGGAATAAAATTATGGATAATATCCTGCAAGTGTAGAATATGTTTATCGTCATTTTTAATTCCCGATAACATTTGATTCATCTGATATCGTTTATAGATATATCCATAATCAGATGTAGATATCCGTAATTTTCTGCACCAATGGCAGTATTCTATATAGAAATAAAAGGCAGAATAGGCGCGTCCGATACATTTTTTTTTATCTTTTATCGACATTGAGACTAACCGATACCATTTACTATATAAATTTCCTAGTTGATACCAGACATCACGACAGGATATCGGGAAGGTCGTCTTATCTTTTGCGTACTGTTTAACGAAATTCTTCATATCGAACGGTTCATACGAATCTATTTTATAAGAATCTAAGATTTCTAGGAATAACTTTTCGGCGACAACCAAATATTTTATAGACCCACGTGCATTATAATACTTCTGTACGATCGGGTCTTTTTCGTCATCCATGAACCGAATCAATAATATATTATCGTATTCATCGGATACTCTCATACTATTATCGTAACAAAAACTGCTATAGACTTTTCCTAACGTATATAACGATTTAATGTAACAAGCATAATAGGCGCCCTTCTCTTCTTTCGATTTTAACTGTTTATACATATCCAGACATATTTCTAATTCATGCTGGGCGACTCTTCTTCCTTGCATAACGGAAATACCGATACGGTTTATGATATTACGATGTGTCATTTTACAGAATATAGTATAATACGCTTTACCTTTTCGATAGTGAGCTTTAATTAAAATGGGCTTCTGGATATTCAAAGAAAAGAGTCTGTCGTACAATTCATTTACTTTTTTAAAACAAAGACAAATGTCGATGCCCATATCTTTTATTTCTTTATTTTGTGTTCCATAAAAACCGATGATCATATTATAATAAATATAGGCGCTACTCTGTAAGGCCATCGTATTGTCTGGATATTTTTTTAATATCAGATCGTATAAAGTGCAAGCATTATCGAAGCAGGCGCGCGTTTCTTTTAAATTATACTCTTTTTTATGCGTTTCCTTGTTAAAAGTTTTTCGTAGATTACTTAATTGTCCGTATGCGTAAGCTAAATTCAATAAATCTTCTTTGATTCCGTGCTGGAGTATATTGTCGTTTATTTCTTCTGGCGTACAATGAAAATGTTTTAGAATACCGTACCAGTTATTCGAAGAGAATAAATCTTTTACCGTTTTAAGTTCCATAGCCAATCGCCGCCTATTTATCTTTTTTGTCTTTCGTTATCAACATATATGTTTATTATATATAAAATCAACATAGAAAACAATGGACGTACATTATTCTTTTGAGTATAATAAAAAATAGAATACAAGAGAAAGGGCGGCGGTTTATTTATGAAACGTTATTTTAAAAAAAGAAAAATGATATGCATTTCTGACTTATTGCCGAATCCTCAAGAATCAGAGAATATCCACAAAAGGAAAATAATGCTAGAAAAAACGGCTTCAGAGAATATACTTCCTATCTTTATAAATCATAATACTTCTAAGAATGTATCTGACAGAAAAAAGTTGGAAGGCAATTTTTATCCGTATGACGCTGTTATCCTTTTAGAACATGAATTAAATAAAAGATTAGATCCTGTTGATTATAGCGACCAAAACATAAATCCATCTGTTATTGTATTGCCTATCAAGAATATCTGGATACATATCTTTAGCGATGAATATAGTGATGAAACAAAAGATAATGACGATTTTTTGTGTTTTAAAAATAAGAATACGCATATTGATTTGCCTACAAACACTATCTTTTATTTCTCGAATATAGACGAACAAGAAATAAATAAAATAAATGAATTAATTAAAGATAAAAACGGCGGCGAAGTCTCCAATTCTTACTTTCAATGCTCAGAAATTTTATGTGATTATACTCTACTATCAATGCAGACAGTATACTTCCAGGCACTTTTTGATGGAATGATAGATTTTATTAATACGCCAGAAAAATCAGCAAGCTTTTATGATTTCTTACAAGACAATAATATGTTATATGATAATGACGAACCAGAAGTTAAAACTGATGCAAATAAATCAGAGACTAAGATTGATAATTTAGATTCAGATTGCGATGACGACGAAATACCTTTTTAATGGAGGCGGACACAATGGATATAGACGAAAGAGTACAGAGGATTTTAAATAAAAAGATAGGTTCGAAAACAGTAACGCCTATTGTTCTGCCATCTGCTGGCAATTATTATTCTCCACGCGAAGAATTAGTGTATAGTAATATACATGAACGGTCTTCGGTTTATATCGTAGAACATGAACCATGTCATAGTCTTAATGATATATATAATTATAATGATAACATTTTCGTTATACCCATGGATAAAATTTACGCTAGTATATTAAATTACAACACTGGCGACGATGAAATGCTGTCTACCTTAGACAATCCAGAAGAAAGAAACTTTATAAAAGCGAATAAAATCGCCGACAATATCATTTCTACATACAAATCTTGGTATGGGTTAGACTTTGATCTAAAAGACTCGGAATATAGTGAAGATAGCGATATCTATCTTACGAATATGGACTATTTTTCAGAAAAAGAAATCTTCTATAGAATAATTCAAATGGATAGCAACAAGAAGAAACATTTTAATTTTAGTCAGAAAAATAAAGAAAAATATAAATCCGAAAATAATCGTTGCAATTATCTAAATCTCGTTCATCTACATAATATATATTTAACTTTATTAACAAAAGGAAAAGTAGATTTTATATCGTCAGATTTAGATAGTTTACATGAATATTTACCGTTTTAAAAAATAAAATTATATATAAAAAGATACCGGATATCGTTATATAATATCCGGCATTTTTTTATATAAAAATGTATAATGTTATTCGATATTACCAACGTATTGGTATTCGACTTTTATAGATAAATCTTTTGCTGTAATCGCATTTAACGTAGTTTATTGCTGATATAAATATGCTAATATTTTTAATAAAGCATAAGATTCTGTAACTAATACTTTTCCCATTTAATCACTCCTTTAGTAACTCTTACCGTCGCCATCTGAGATTGACGAGAGAGCCTTAGAAACAACTGAATCAACTTCCTTCCTTGTATAATAATCACTCAGGTCTACTGCTTTAGCGTCAATAGCTTTCTTAATTCCATCTGATGTAACCGGATTGGTAGAATCTACGGTCGGAGTTGTATCAAAAGTGAGCGCGTCCTGCTTCTTTTCTAATAAATTTTCTATATAGTTTTTAGCACTATCGGCATTTGTCTTTAAAATATCGATAAGTTTCAAGAAGAAATCATCTCCTTATATTAATCATTCGAAAGTATCTACATATTGATATTGGATTTCTATCGGTAAATCAGTTGCCGTGATAGGATTTAAGATAACTAGCTGCTGATAATAACAAGCTAATACTTCTAGCGCAGTATAAGTTGTCGTATCGGTATCTGATGCTTTCGCTTCTATCGTTATAGCAGTTAAGATAACATTAGCAATATCTGCGTCACTGACACTGTCCGAGATATCAAAAATTTTTTTTAAATCAGATAAAAACGCAGACTGAGTATTGTCTACATACGGATTTGTTTCACAATAGATGAAAAAATATAAAGCGTTAAAAGCAAATCCTTCTATTTTAATATTTCGGTTGAATTTATTATAAAAATAGTCTGGAGAATCTTTTATTGCTTTGGTTGGATCTGCTGTATACTGTTCATATTTGCTGAATGCCGTTTTAATCTTGGTTAATGAATCAGTATCAGAAGCCAATTCGATTTCAAATAATTTTACGAACCAGTTATACATATGTGTATAAGCTTCAGCATATGTTTTATTTGTATAAGCCGCTTCGTTGTCACAGAATACTAAGTTCAACTGTTTCATTAAATCCGCATCTTGTTTGTGATATACACTGCAAGCATATTGCTTGGCATTAGGCGGTAAATAATGTGTCTTATCGAAAGTCCGTGTGAATGTCGATAGATCTATCGTAAGCGTCCCGATTTTTATAGTCGGATTCTGATATTCTGTATTCGTCGATAAGTCCATATCATTATCGTAGTTAGCGTAACAGTATAAATAAATATCGTTCGTCGTCGGTATTGAAATAAGATAGAAATTCTTGCAAATGGCATTATAACCACTATAACCTGTATTCGTGATAGTATTATTTTCAATGACCTGCATAACGCTATTGGATGCTGTTTGAAAATTACTAGGGATACTTTCGTCCCCCATTGCATAGAATTGTTGTCCAGATGATATTCCAAGCGTCGTATAGAGGCGCGCGCCTTTTCCTTCGATTGAATCATATACACTAGTGAATATATACGGTGTATTTGTTGTTTTATGAGTTGCTAGTTTTACTTCGATAGCCGGAGAAGCCGAGAATGTTACTGTACGATTCGTATCAGAGAACGTAAAAGATTCCTGATTCAATGTGCCAGGCTTATATCCTGGATTCGCTTTTATCGTAGCTATAGCTGTATCTGGATTGCAAGTAATCGGTTTCATCGAGAAAGAAGTCGTTTTACCGCTTATAATAGGAGTACCCGGATAATGAGCTTCTACGGTAATCGTTTGATTATCCGATTGTTCAATGTTGATTTTATATTCAGGTTCTTCAGGCTGTACTGCTTTTATATTTTTTATCGCGTCCGCCATTTGTTTTGGAGTATACTTTGTTGTACCCCCCCCCCTCGACTGTCCGTATCGCATTAGCTATATCAGTCAAATATTCTTCAGTAATAAAAGCTCTTGACATAAGGAAACGATCATCCTTTCATTTTTTATATTAATAAGTCGTAGTATCAGCGTTCGTTACGGTTCCCCATAAAGCGGCGACTGTCTCTGTCGTACATCCATCTAGGAAATCGGAAGAAGATTTGTCGATTGCTTTCTTTATCCCATCCGATGTGACCGGGTTATTCGAATTGGTAGCGGGAGTAATATCGAACGTCAGCTTATCCTGTTTCTTGTCGAGCGAAGCCGTTACATCGGATTTCATAGCATACGAAGATAACTTGTTCGTGATATAATTCTTGGCCGCTGTCGAATTTATTTTTAATATACCAAACAATGTAGTAGTAGATTCTGCCATAATAAAATTATGTTTCCTTTCTCGTTATTTTACGAATCAAAAAGATTCGTTGTCGGCGTCCATGATATCGACATTCCATAAATCGGCTACCTGTTTTTCGGTAATATCCGGATCTACTTGAATGACTTCGTGACCTAGTTTTTCCCATTTATTTTCTACGTATACATATTCCGTATATGTATCGGTATCAGAAGAAGAATCTGATTTAACGAAATAAATCGTATCTTTCTGGATATCCGTAGTCGGGAGTGTTGTTACGACAGAAAATTTAACGGCTGAAGATTTCAGTGCGGCGCCTTCTGTTTTTGTCAGATACGTATCGGCGATGTCCTTCCCGTTCTTATCAGAAATAGCACGGGCTGCTGTTCCTTTGTCGGTGATATACCCGGCATCATTTTCTAATTCAGAAACTTTCGTGATATTATCCTTCTTTACTTTGGCATCGATATAAGCTTTCGCTAAGTCTGTATATTGTTTTAATCGTTCATAAGAAAGAGCCATAATTCGTTTCATCCTCCGTTTAAAGTTCAATATGGAATCGAATATCTTCTGTTCTATTACGTCGTAGTATCTGTCCATAAATTTTGGACCGCCGTTTCCGTACAATCGTTAATGAAGTCTTTCTTTACGTATCCAGTCAGATCTATGTTCGTCGAAATAGCGGCAATTGCTTTCTGGATACCGTCAGATGTAACCGGATTCGTACTACCAGCTGTCGGTGTATCATCGAAAGTCAGGTTCGTCTGTATTTCCGTTATCTGTTTCTTGGTTACATAACCGGCATCGTTCTCTAATTCGGAAATCTTCTTTGGTAAAACGCTTTGGATATATAATTTCGTCTGTTTTATGAAAACCTTAAATATATCGTATAAAAGAATCAAAAGAAATTCCTACCTCCTTTTATATGGATAAAAAGGATACTTCTCTTATCTTTCGAAATTATGAAGTATCCTTTCTTTTTTTTTATATTATGAAATTATTATTCTACGCATCGCTCCATAAAGCCGTTATCGCATCTTCCGTACATCCGGCCATGATTGCGGATACCTCTGCTTTTGTTTCATAGCCACTTAAATCCTGATGCGTCGTTAGATATCCGGTATCATTCGTGAATGCTGATATATTCGTCGGTATAGCTGGGATAGATACGATACCCGATGTATCCGGCGCGAGATTAGAAGTGGCGCCGTTTACTTTTATGCCTTTCACTGATACCGTCTGAATATCCGTCTTTTTTGCATAAGTGTCTGTAATGACGTTGCCGGCAGCATCTTGGGTTGCTTTTGTAGCCGTATCAGCATTACCATTTAATTTTCCCTGAAACGTTCCCGTCTTAATCGTATTCAACGATGGATTATATATGAATTCGTCCCGGTCGTAATTGAATTGGCTATCCTGCGAAAACATGACTTGATACCAACGGTTATCGTTTTTGTATACCAAGTTCCCTAAATTAGCCCTGGCTGCCGTCCCACTGATATTGATAGTCCATGTGCCGCTGGCTCCCGTACCTGTCGTAGATGGTTTTTCATCTAAAGCGGTTTTGATACCATCACTGGTTACAGGGTTCGTACTATTGGCTGTCGGCGTTTTATCGAACGTCAACTTATCTTGTTTCGTAGATAACAGAATTTTTATCTTGCTGATTACGTATTTCAATCCGCTCGCATCTAAAAATTTAGTAGCCATAGGCAGTCACCTTTAGGCGAAGCAGGTATCGATTTCGTTCGTTGTCAATGCTTCGTAAGCAGCGACATTCGCAGAATCAACCGGGGTATATCCTAAAGCAGAGACGATATTAGCTGAAGTCAGCGAAATCGTACCGGCCGATACAGAAAGGTTACTGCCGATTTTGACGCCGCCTTTTGTAGTAGCTGTTGCATCCGGCAGACTATAGTTGTTCAAACCGGCTAATTTTGTTTTTTCGGCAGTTGTATAATCATTTGTACTAAGACTTTTACCGCTGACTATTTTTACGTAAGTAGAGGAAATCGTATTTCCGTCGCCATCACGGACTGCTTTATCGGCCGTACTCACAGCATCATTGATCAGGACATAAGTCGTTCCGGACCAACGATATACATCGTTATCCGTGTTACCGATATCGACATACATCGTATTTGTAGAACCCGTCAATTCAGTCGTATGGGCTTCTTCTTTATAGAACTTGCCGTCGTTATAATAGCCTTCGATGACTTCGCCGATATCACCCGGGATATACTGCGCCGGGATTTTTTTATCGGTGCCGAGAGGAGCGACCCCATTAGCTACACCGATAAGAGACGTAGCAATACGCGGTGTACTATCGACGGCATTAATCGTGATGTCTTTCGAGCCATCGAATGCAACTCCATTGATGTTATGTGCTGTAGCTAATTTAGCAGCTGTATCGGCAGCTCCTGCGGTAGAGGCTTTGGCATTGATACCCAAATACTGGGCGGCCGCATCTGTTTTACTTAATTTTGTATCGTCTGTAATCGTGATAGCGTCTGCATTCAATGCGACTCCATTGATTGTAACGCCCTGTGGTACGAATTTATTCGCGTTAACGGCGTCCTGCCGTGTCTTGAAATATTTTAATCCTTCAAGATTCAAAAATTTTGTTTCCATTCTTTTTGTACTCCTGTTCTAAAAATCAGAAAATAGTATCGACATCGACATTCGCTATCGTATCGGCAACGCCTGGTTTCGTTGTCTTGTCGACATAATCTTTTGTTGCATACGTATCGGATATGACATTACCAGAAGCATCTTGTACCGCTTTCGTAGCTTGCGATATCGTAGTGTCGATAGATACATTCCCGGAACCATCGAATACGGCAGAGCCAGAAGCGTTACCTGTTAAACTAATCGTCCGAGCCGTAGCTAATTTGGATGCCGATACAGCTGTATCAGAAACCGTTAATTTATCGTCCAATACCGTCTTCAATCCGTCACTGGTTACAGGGTTCGTACTTCCTGTAGTCGGCATCGTATCGAACGTTAATTTATCTTGTTTCGTTGCCAACGAAAGCGTAGCGTTCGTCTTTGTTTCATACGTATCTGTTATTACATTACCTTCCGAATCCGCAGTAGCTTTGCTGGCTGTCGCCGCATTCCCTGTGATATCGATATCGTACGTACCAGGCATCAAGGAACCGCCACCAGATCCAGAACCAGTATTGACGCCCCACATTTTCTGTAGCTCATCATCGGTAGGGATTACGATATCCAGTATCGGAGCAAAAGTACTCCATTCGGTACCAGTATAGATGAATCCATATCCAATTTTTGTTACAAAATAGACATCACCTTTTTCAGGATTGGCTATTTTCTTTAAATCTTCTTCAGTCGATACATATCCATTCCATGCCATTACATCTACGTTTGTACTGTGATCGGCTAATTCATTTATCTTTTGGATGATTTTGATATTGGACGGAGATTTTATTATTTTTTCTATTTTCACTGATCATCACCTTCCTTATACCGCTAACGCCTTTTCTTTATGAAGCACGATATAGCCAATGAACTTAGTATCGAACGTCAAGATAATAGTAGCGCCTTCGCTTTGTGTCTTATTATTATCGATCGTTATCGTCCCGTCCATTATTTGGGTAAATATCTTTGTATCCAAATCTTCTTTCAAAATCGTACCGACAACGACGTTCAATCCTAATTTATGTTCTTTACCATAAATAACGATACTATATTTTCCCTTATTTTCGATGAATGTATCTTCTTTTATCTTTTTGATATATCGTAACGAAGATAAGTTGGGATTTGCCGGAGAAAATTTACTTAAATCACCATTAATATATTTCGTTTCTAACGTTTCTCCGTCAGAAAATTTTACGACACTTCCTTTAGTAGTCGGATAAAATGTATCAGAATCAGATAAGTTATCTATAATACTACTATGCAATATTGTTGCCGTAATGGCATCATTATGGATAGCTGTAAACAAAATCGTATTATCATCTTTATAATCAACATCGACGAGTAAGGTCTGTTTTGTATTCGTATCCCGGATAGCCGTAACAACTGCATCCTTATAGCCTGTTAACGTATAAACATATACCTGTTTTGCTGCATTATATTTCCAAGCCGACATCTCAATATTAATATTATCAGCGCTATAGAAAGTTAAACTGTGCGGACTTTTCTGAGATGCTGTAATTTGGATATTCCCAGTATATTCTGCCAATAAAGATAAGCCTCCTTCTTATATAATTCTCTATTATATTATAGCTACATACAGAATTACGAAGATAACAGAAAAATACGCATCTGCACTTATTTCTTCAATCAAACATTGTTTTGAAAACACCCATACGATATCCTTTACTATAAATATCTTTTTCAGATACTTGATACTTAATCGATAACCAATAAATATCTTCTGGATATAATTTTCTTTGCTCTTTAGTTATTTCTTTGATATCGTGTAAAAACGAATAAGAAGGTATTAATAACTCGCGTCCCGCTTGTATGATAAGATATGATATGTTTGATGGTATTGGATATTTTCCTCCTTGCGCTACCCACAAAGAATAAAGACTAAAGCGAACCAATACCGATTTCCATTTTTTATCGAATAACTGTTCCTGTTCTTTTACCTTGATATACGGTTTATTTCCTACCACAATAAAAATTGGACGCGTTATTTCTTTATCGTATTTTATCTTTATATCTAATTTTTTAATTAAATCTAAAATATTTATTGTTTTTTCTCTTTTGTTGTAATCTAAGGTATCTCGTATAAAGTCTACGATTGGTTTTATACGTTCCACTTCTCTTCTTATACTAAAATAATAACTCATTAGGACTATCTCCTTCTGAAATATAAAAAAAGAAACCGCAGCCGTTTGGACTGCGGATATTCCTTTTTATGCACTTTGTGCGAGCGATGCTTTATCGATGATCAGCTCATCTTTGTCGTCTTTCTTCCCGACAAGACTCAATCTTCCGTAGATATTCTTGAAGGTAGCCTGATATCGCGAATACGTACTAGCAAAAACGATTGCGTTAACAGGACATCCTTCGATACTCAGTTCTAAGAAAGCCATGAGTCGACCACGCTTATCTGTGTATTCCCTTATGTTCGTAACAAAAGCCGTATCTATTTTGATTTTTTTGTTTTTGGGTATTGATTCCCACCATGTTTTATGCGATAAATTGATACCCAAAGTTTCTCGTTCCATCGCGATGCTCATATCGTCATCATACTTAGAGGTATCGAAGTCGTCTACCTTATCTTTTCGAATCCTATAGAATTCTTTTAATAATTCCAATCGATTCGGATTAAAAGTATCGAGCGCGCCACTTTTTATCAGCGCGATGCCGACCGATTTATTGAACGCTTTCTTGGGTACCTTGTCAAAGATATCCTGGAGACTCGTATACGGCCTGTTTTCGATTAACGTCTTATAACTCGTGGCGCCGACTCCTTTTATACTGGCTAATCCATAATAGATTGTCTTATGCTTGGCATCACACGTAAATCCCTCATTTGATTTATTGATATCCGGCGGCAACGTTTTTGTATCTGCAAAATCTTCCGCTAACCGAATATAGTTCTTTCTTTTTTCATCGTCGTTTGTCATCGTTAATACAGCCGTAAAGAACTGTGTTGGATAATAATATTTGAGCCATGCCATCAAGTATGATATATATGCATACGCAACAGAGTGAGATGCGTTGAACAAACGTTATGTCAAGCTCTTTATCTTGGCCTCGATCATTATAATCGAGTATCGGACTATCTCTTCACCCTCGTCTATACGTTAGGCAAATCAGGCAGCTACCCCTGATCGGATATACTTAATATATCGTGTGGGATGTTCGTGTCAGGCTTATTGATGTGGTATCGCACCTGTTAGTCTCTACACCGGCTAATATCTTTTTTTTACCACGATATTAGATTGGCACGGTATTGACTGCTATCCTTATAATTAAGGACCGTAGTGTCTCTTACGAAGCGTATTCACCTTTGGATATAGATACGATTGTCACGTATCAGTTTTATTTAACTTCTACCGTTAGCCTGAAATAAATTCAGACACCTTTTATAAGTTTATCCCATTTTTCGAACCATGGTTTTCCATGATTGTACCCTATTGCTTTTATAAAAATATCTTTTTTACGTTGTAAGAATCTTGTTGCATCTTTATAAAAATAATAATATAGTGATACAATAGACTCATTTTTAACTACCTGTAAATATTTCATTTCTGGTGTATGTGAATCATGCAAAACTGATTTTACTGGAAAAGCTTTTTGCATTTTAGTTAGGAACGGAATAGTTCCTATGATAGAAACTACATATTGTTTATATACATGATTTTTGTAATAAGAACGAACATGTTCATAAATAGATCCATCGCCATCAAAATATCCACGACAAAAATGTCGTATAAGTTTTTCATCTATTAGTGGCATATCACTCATTGTTAACGATTTGTTTGGATACATTTTTAGTTCTCTTAAATCTGTAGCCATTTGTTTTGATGAAAAATTACAAACAATTTGCGGTTGTGAATTTTCAAATGATTGATCACCAGGATTTGCTTCTCTTAATTTTCCAGAATAATCAATATCTTTTGCAAATTGAATAACTGTATTGGCATCAGATTTCTTTTGACTAAAAATAATATTATTAAATTTTTCATTTCCGACATAGCCATCTGCATATAAAAATCCTAGCCAATATGCCTTTTCTTCTGTATTTATTTCGTGAAAATATGTTTCGTTTAATGTATATCTATTTTTCCGATGAGTATCTATTCCATTATTCTTCAATATTAATGGTAGTGTACGTCTAGTTAATTTGTATTTTTTTCCTAATTCATAAATAGTAAGAGAACTTTCAAAATAATCATGTATAATACAATTAATTTCTTGTTCCGTTAATTCTTTTTCATTTCTTACACCAGATTCTTTTCTCATAATAATCCTCCAAAATAATATTTTGAAAGATTATTACTTTCTACATATTAGCTTTTAATAAGAAACGATATTTTTATAATGTGTTAAGCATAGCTGGCAAAGCCCAAGATAGATTTCCAGAAAGTATCCATCTCTTCGGCAGTATATCCGTTAACTAAAGCGCCCGGTATTTCGACGCCGTATTTTTCTTTCGAATCATACCACGGTAGATTATCATTTTCTTCCCATCCATCGGGACCTTCACAATTTTTCTTGCCATAAATTAAACAACGACGAATCATCGGGAACATTTTGACTTTCTTTTTTGCGATCGCTTTACGCATTAAAGAGTCAGCCTGGCTGGCATCGAATCCGGCTACTTGTTTACTAATGCTCATTAACTGTTCCTGATATACATAGACATGATATGTAGACTGCGTGATATTCTGGATACCATGAAGATATTCCGGAGGTTCGATGCCATTATTCTTAGCGTCTGCGTACATATCATTAAACCCAATAGCTAACGGGCCTGGCCTTCCCAAGGCTGTTATAGCCGATAAATCTTCAATAGAATGTGGACGTATTTTTCGGAGCATGTTCTTAAAAAGACCGGATTCAAATTGAAAGACACAATCCGAATCGGCATTACTCAACATACTATACACATTCTGATCTGTGATATCGGCGACATCATATAAATCATTGATTTTAAAATCTTCGTTTATATTCTTAAGAGTATCAGATATAATATCCAAGCTCTTCAATCCGAGCAAGTCAAACTTGACCCCACCCAGTTCTTCGATCGTCGTACCAGGATATAGCGTAACCGTTACACCTGTTTTACTATCTCTTCTTGTCGGGAATACATCAGAGATAGGTATCGGCATAGCCAGATAAGCCGAAGCATGGATACCGAAATTCCGTTTACATCCTTCGAATTTCCTAGCTAATTCGAATAGCTTTTCGTATTTCTTCTCTAACTTATCAAATTCTTTCCATTGTTCCCGTTCGAATTCAGAAGGTGATTCTTTCAGTTTATCAAAATCGCTGAAAGAAGGTTGCGGCGGAATACTGGCGTTATCCGAAATTTCATCTATTTTCTTAGATATTTCGTTACTTTCCTGGAAAGAGATACGAAAAACGCGCGCCACATCTTTTAATCCAGATTTAACGCCTTCCTGGGTATACGTACCGATATGGCATACTTTTTCTTTCCCATACATATCTTCTAAATGCTGTACGACCTTATATCTGTTTTTATTGGAGAAATCGAGGTCGATGTCCGGGAAGCCGTGTCTATCTACGGTTAAGAATCGTTCAAACAAAAGATTATATTTTATCGGATCGATATTCCGGGTAATACCAATCAAATATAATAAAAGACTGCCGCACGCGCTATTATGAACGATTAGATTATCGATATTGTATGAATGAACATCTTCGACTGTGATATCATAAACTTTACCATCGTATTTTTCTTTACTGACGTGCGTTATTTTTGTAAATCGCATTTGTAGATAACACCTGCCTTATTCTCCCATGTACGAGGGAAAGAAGTTATAATTAAATCGTCAAAGTTAATTTCATTCAGCCTTTTTGTGCTAGTTATTGGCTTCCAGTTCTTTAATGTTTTTATATAATTATCATCGAACATCAAATATCCATCATATTGGTTTGTATCTAATTTTACATATTCAATAGCTGCATCTTCTTTATCTTTGACTAATTCATTTTTAAATCCTTTTACTTCTACTAAATATAATTTATCTCCTGTATTCAACCAAAAATCTGGTCGATAAGTATGTTTAATAGAATTATGATAATATTCGATAATATCTTTAGATCGATTATATGTGTATCCACACAAATCAGCCCAATGCATAAACCCTAGTTCATATGAACCGTTAAATGGTATGCCATTTTTATATCCGCATAACCCATTCCTATTAGCAGTACGTTTCATGATATAATCTTCATTGTTTTCTCTTTCTATCACACTCCTTTGTGATTTTCGTTGCTTTTCTATAATATCCGGCCTATTTTGTGCAATACGTTGTGCGGCACTATTTGTCTCTCTCCATTGATTAGTATTCGTTGTCTTTTTTAAAATACATTTTTTACATATCGGTTTTCTTGGGAAATAAATTCTATTTTCTAAATCATCCCAAAATGAAATAGATTCGCTCCCGCATTCGCTACATATGAAATTAACTTTTAATTTTGTTGAGTTATATTTGCCTGCATATTTGATATATATATTCCACGGTATAATATTCTTATATTTCGCTATTTCATAAGGCATATCATATTCTTTATGCATTCTATAACAACGAGAACATAATTGAAGTTCATCATCACTACATTCTTTTAATCTTCTTGTTAATGAAGAAACACTAACAGAAAAATGTTCGCCACAATTTTTACAATCTATACCGACGTGAATGTTATGTATATGTGGAGCAATAGTTCTGATTTTTTTATAATCATTCAAGGTTACTTCTCCATTTATTTTATTCTTTTCTCTCATTGCTTTTAAAAATTCTTTGTCAGTCATTGGTCGCTATAACATCTCCTTCTTCCAATTCTTCTGCCTTATACCATTTAGGCGTTCGGCATCCTTTTTCAAAATCAGCTTTTTTGATAGCGTATATTTTATGATCCTGCGTACATTTAATAGTCTTTTCTCCGCATTCAATCTTAGATATCATCTCTTTACAATCGTATTGCAGGGTATTAACGACTTTATGTGGTCTTTCGTCGTATCCTTTTACGGAATCTCCTATTTTAACATCCTGGATAGAAACGACTCCTCTATTCTCGGTTACAACTTTATTATTCGGAAGAAAACAGCCACGACCAGGCCCAACATTCACGCCGTTGTTAATAGCCCATGTACTATAATCCCGGACGATCAGCATATAATCTTCGAAATTTCGTTTAAAGACGACGGTTAATTCATAGTGTAATCGTTTTTCGTAAACTCGAAGTGTCTCGTCATCCATCTTTTGATCGAACGCGTATTTATATAATGCTTTATAAGATATCCATCGGAGATACTCTTTATGAGACATCCCGTGTGTATCCAGGAAATCTATCTTCGGAAGTAAATTTACGTCAGAAGATAACTTGAAATGATCGGCGATCCGTTTTTCGATAACTAACGTATTATCCATAGCTTCTTGATAAGCTTTCGTAAGAATCTTATCTTCTCCCGGTTCCAACGAAGAATCTGTATAGATTTGTTTCTTAAAAGCCTGTTCCATTTCTTCCCGAGTACGGAGCCAGAATTCGTTATCGTATCGGAGTCTGTCTTTCGTATCTTTATATTTGTTCTTCATACCCATGCATAACAGGGTATCGTGGTCATCATGATCGGCTTCGGTTAAATAATGGACATCGTTCGTAGCCACCAGCGGAATATGATATTTCTGATTCCAGGATATGTATATCTTATTCACTGTGATCTGTCGTTGAATAGGAAGCGGTTGGATTTCCAGATACATACGATCCTTAAAGATATCATACCATTTCAGCATCTGTTCTTCGGCTTCCTTAAATTTAAAACAGTTGATCAGATAAGCTGTACGGGAAGCAATGCAGGCAGTTGTCATGATCAAACCTTCGTTATATTTACGAAGTAATTCATCATCAATATAAAAACGGCCGTTATACGTATTTTTATCGGCCGCTTCTGACTGAAGCTTGACGAGATTATGCCAACCCGTCTGATTCATAGCCAATAGAATCATATGGAACCCTTTCATATTATATTCGAAAGGTTTAATAGCTTCTCGGATTTTCTTGATCCCCCTGACTTTTTTCTTATCATGGATAATGGCGTCGGCTTGCTCTTCCGTTATTTTGCCGGCTTCCAGAGCTTTACGAGCCGCATCCTTATGACGTTCTTCGACTGGTTTCATTAACTCATGGGTATCCATAGTCCAATAAGTTTCAAGTCCAGGGATGAATTTGATATCGTTCGCTTCACATTCCTGTTGGATCTCGTACGTACCACCGATATGGTTATGGTCCGTTACGGCAATCGCGTGCATTCTTAATTTCTTTACCTGCTGGATCAAGTCATGTGGCTTACAATATCCATCCAAAAAACTATAGGAGCTATGGACATGAAGATGGACAAAATCAGAACTCAAATAGAATCACCCTCTCTCTTAAAATTAAGATACATCAAAAATAGTATATAACTGGCTTAATGATTTTGTGCCCGAAGAAAATTTCGATCGTAAAATAAAATATGACAGTCCTCCTTTCCAAAGGAAATATCCAAATAAGGAGCCGGGCGGCCGCCATATTTTATTCAGATTTACGAATATCCAGGATACGAAGTGTCGTCTGTTTAGGCCGCATGAAGTTCGACGTAAGTTGACCGGCGATATCGATTGTATCTGGTCTTCCTAACGCTTCATACCGTTCACGGATATTCCAACCCCAGATATCTAAAGTATGTTCACCATCCGATACGGTGAAACAGATATTATCCGGATTATTCCGGGAAGCTTTTAATTTGTCGATCGATAGATTGCAGAAAGCCCAGACAGGCGCTCTGAATTTCTTCTTATCATAAGCGTACGTATTCAGCTCATTTCGCTTTTGATTACAGATATCCTGTAACGATAATTCATCGTCGATATTAAGGACCGGATCCACGAGATATTGTTCGAACGCACCGTCTTCCTTCATTTTACGTATCCGTTTATTCAAATCATTAACTAGAGTATCCAGTTTATCCTTAGCTATCGATATACCGCCGGCGAAAGCATGACCACCGAATGATAGGATATTCCTTTTTTCTTTTTCGCCTTTCAATAAGATATTCAGTGGTATCGTATTACTGCGACACGAACCGATATATATCGATTCATCGGAGATGCTTTTTAATACGAATGTCGGTTTATTATACTTCTGCATTATCTTATTAGCGATCAATCCATGGATACCGACCGGATAATCGTCGCCAATGACACATAAGACTTCGTCACGGTCATTCACGATATTCTTCTGGATATCGGCGACTGCCTGGTTCTCTATCTGTTTCCGGGATTCATTTAAATCTTTGATAGCACTTAAGATGCTGATCAACGTATCTTCATCTGTCTCGAAAAAGAAATTGGCACCCAGGTTTACGTCGCCCATTCGTCCGCAAGCATTCAGCATAGGTGCTAACGTCCAGGAAATCGTATCGGAATCCATGGATCCATCGTTACCGAATAAACGTCTGAATACCTTGATATTCGGAAGCGCCTGACCAGAATTCATGACGTATAAGCCTAATGTCGTCAAGGCGATATTATATTCGTCTAATGGCATGACATCGGCTAACGTACCGATAGCGGCGGCATACAATAGGCAATCCGTAAATCCATTGCCGACTTGTATCGCATTCTCGATAGCCCGGCACAGATTCCAGATGACGGCAGCACCACATAAGTTATGACCTGTTTTACCCATATACGGATCAAGGATAACGCAATCTTCCGGCAATGAATTCGGATCTACCAAGTGATGATCAGTAACAAGCACCTGGACACCTTGTTCCCGAAGCATCTGGATTTCCGATTTCTTCGTGATTCCGTTGTCAACGGTGATAAGCAACGGTTTTATCGAAGCTTCTTTATACTGTTCGATCAACTGCCGGCAATACATCTTACTAAGTCCGTATTTTTCGATACGTTCCGGATAATAAGTCTTAGCCGTAATGCCTTCGAAGTTGTTAAAGAACGACTCCGCAATATATCCAGAAGTCAGACCATCACAGTCATAGTCGGCAAAAATATGGATCGGACGTTTCTCTTTGATACAATTCAATACAAAGTTAACGGCTGTATCCATCCTATGGATCGGTACCGGTTCCTGTACGATCTGATATGTATGATGGACGAGTTTATTAGCTGTCGTAATATCGATGCCACGGTTTACGAATACCGTAGCCAGTTCCTGCGAAATACCTAATTCACGCGAATAAAAATTTCTCTTTTTAGTATTGATCTCTGCGAATTTCCATTTCAAATCGAATCACCTCAACGCGAAAATATAAATAAGGAGAAATATGTTTTTATGGCCTTATTATACTACGTCTGATGGTAAACGAAAAGAGCAGCCGTTTTTATCGGTCTGCTCTTTTTTTTAGAATAACGCTTTCTTTCCGGAATTCCGGGAATGCTTTACATCAGATGGCTGGTAGCCAAGGGCTTTTACCAACTTATTAAGTGCTTTCCGTCTCTTGGCGTTACAGGTATTGACATGCATTCCATAGTAATCCGCAATCTGACGGTCGCACATATGCTCCAGATAATACTTGGATATAATCTTTCGTTCCAATGGTGTCAGCGAGCTGAACGCATCGGAACAAGTTTCACCTTGTATCCAGGTCATATCAGGGAGCCCGAGCGCATTCTTATATATTTTATCTTCCATATCGTCGTAGTCGATGACATCTGGCGATTTAATTTTCGTGCAGTCTTCATATTGCAGGTTCTTATAATGGATATTCAACGGATTCCGATTAAACTTCTGTATATGACGGAATACTTCATATCGGAAGGCATTACTGACGTAACAACAGAAACTCCGGTTCGTCCGCTTGTATCGTTTCATCATACTGATGAAAAGCATCTTCAAGTCAAGCATGATTTCTTCGGTTTCCAGATGACCGTACGTTTCCTTGATAAAATTGAACCGCTGATAGATAGCACTCTTTATTTCTTTATCTAACGGAATCTTTCCGTATAGCGCTAGTTTTAATTTCTTATCGCCTATGAATAAGGCCATGAAAAGACGTTCTGAGATATCCGAAAAGTTTATTTGTCCTGTTTTGATGATCGACAGATATTTCTTGAATAACGGGTAGAAACGGTCGATCAGTTCTATCGTAGCGTCTTCTGATTCTTTTTTCAGTTTCTTCTTTTCGGTATTCAGATTCTTATGTGTCTGCATATACCGGGTGATATCCAGATAAGCCCAGAAGTCATTCTTCGCGAGCCGGTATATTTCAGATATATGCTCCGGATTGATGCAGTTATATTTTTCGATAATTTCTGCGTCGCTCAGAAAAATCTGTTTATAGATATCAATCTTATTATCGATATCTTCCCAATCTTTCTGAGCGTACAAGAATTCATTGTCGGCTGTATCAGTATGAATTTTATTATCTTTACTGATAAGCTAGATTCTCCTTATTTCCTCTTTAATTTCTTGATATCTTCTAAGCGTAACCATTTACCGTCATAATATTGGACACAATATAATGGCATACGAAATTTATATTCGAATAATTTCTTTTTTAATTTAAAATCCGGCGTTTCTCGGCCTTTTACGTCGATGACGATAACATTTCCATCTCTATAGGTAACAACGAAATCTGCAATATATCGTATCTTACTGACCCGCTTATCGCCTAATTTAAAAGACGGCTGTAACTCGAACGCCTGTTGTCTCGTAAAAGAGTCGACGACGCCAGCTTGGATTTCTTCCAATAAGTGCACATAGAATTTAGCCTCCAGCCCGGAATCGAACACGATGCCATCTATTTCTGGTTTATATACCTTGAAACGGCCGCAGGATTTCTTATCCATTTCAGGTACCTTATAACTCTTGATGATACCCGATTCATAAGCCTGTTTGAAGAATTCGACCAGCTGGAGATATGACTTACTGGTCTTTCTTTTTGCTGTCATTTACTTTAGCCTTAGTTTTACGCGGCCGTTTCTTCTTCGGCATTTCCTTACCGACCGTCTTATACATTTCTTTGACAACATCGTAGCCTACGTATTCTTTTAACGTAAAAGCCATTCAATCAACTCCTTTTGCGAACAAAAAAATAAAATCAGCAAGTCCATGCTTTACATAGATTATATTCCGGACACTGCGCACATAATACGTTATGTCGTGGATAGAATATCTTTAAGGCTATCGCCTTGGCTATATTATCGACGATCGTCTGTAGCCGAAGGAAATCGTCTTTCAGCCGGTACGTCGTATATTCTTTCCCGGTACGGACATGTACGACACGGATACCGGATAATTCTTTGAAATAGATATTCCGGAAAGCCAGGCAGTCCATCGTATATTTTAAATCCATATCCAAGTCTACCTGATTCGGTATCTTTTGGCTGCAATCAAATACCAATAGTTCCGGTTTCTTATTACGTATCGAAATGACGCCCATCTTCCCTTTTACGGCTGTCTGATCCGTATACAGTTCAAACGGTTCATCGATATCCAATACTTGGATTTCGTTACGTCGACAATACTGGAATAAGTTCACAAGCAAAGCGACACCACGAATGACCCGTTGTCCTTGCAGATACCCAGGATACTTCCGGCATACCGCGTCCCATTTCTGTTTCAGCCAATCTGTACTTTTTACTTTTCCATTCATCAGGTTCAGGCAGAAAGACCGGATGACCGGCTGTATCAGGTTCGGGACCGTCATCGTATCGATGATCGGCATATTGCTTTCGTATTTCATAGAATATCGTGCCGGACAATAGATATAATCATATATCTGATTTTCTGTTAATTCGTACTTGATCATTTCTTGATCGGGAATTTTTCCAGATACCAGATGACGTCACCTAATACCTGTTGCGGAGAATTCGGTGCTGGCATACATTTCCGTACTTTCGTACGACATCCACGGCTGCATTCTACGGTTTCGCATAACGCTTCCAAGATGTTCGGCGGACAATCGCATAGACAGCCATTTTCGTCTTTAGCCTCTTCGATGCAATCTCGTACCTGATACAGACTGGATACTTCATAATCTTCGTTCCAATACGTATAGTAACAAAAGGCCGATGCAACTAAGATATCGACCCAGGTACGGCTATTCCCTTCTTTGTATTGACCTCCATCAGTAATCATGGCCATAACGACATCCATCGTATCATCTACTTGTTTACAGACATCGGGGAACATATCAGGGCCCCAGCCGTCGAGTATCTTATTTTCCATCAACATCGCAACCAATGTTTTAAGTCCTTCATGTTCCATTTTATTATAATGACGGCTATTCTCTTTTAAGATGTTGATTTCTTCTTCGTACAATCCTTAACTCCTCCTTTATATTTTGATTATTTTTGATCCAGATCGATATACGGTCGTTTGATCATCCTGGCTATATTCTTCTCCGTATGCAGTTTGCTGGTACATACGTTAGTATGCATATCTTCTGCACATTTACGGCACTTCAACCAGGAAGAATCGTAATTCCGGCATCCGTAGCATAATGGACACATGATATAATTCGGACAATCGATCTGCCATCCTTTGACGTCATGCCATGTCTTTTGCGGCATCTTGTTTCTTCCTCCCTCTTGTTTCCTTTTTCGGTTCTGTTTCCTTCTTCCCTCCTTTCAAGATATCCAGTATCTGCTGGATATGATGTTCGCAAAGGACATACGTACCGCCATGGAAACGGAGCTTAAAAATGCGCTCCCCTTTCAGCTTCCCTTTCAGCTGTTCCCTTGCGATGACGTGCGTCGCTTTATTCTTCGTAACGAATTCGTCGAGACACATGTTACAGATATCATTCTCGGAAGCGATATGAATATTCAGTGCGTCATCGACACATAAACTGTTGATTAGCATAAGTCCGTCCTTTCTCGTTTTACGCTTTATTTTAAGATATTAATAAAATAAATAAAACAATTTTATAATAAGTATACACCTTTAATTACTGTATAGCAAGGCGTCATAGCGTTTCATGTCTTCTGGCGAGCATTCCTGTATCAAAGAGAAATCCGGAACAAAATAATAATAACTCCGTCCTTTAAAACTGGATTTCTTATTCTTTGCCCAGTCCACTTCGATGATCGGCTGTACATCCGGAGATTCACCATAAAAGATACTGGCATTCTGCTTGTTCTCGGATACATCATTATAAAGCATAAAAACAGCCGACGCATCATATTGGAAGCGGCCGGTATCCTTTAGATCGTCTAAGATCGGCCGCTTCGTATCATTCCGTTTCTTTAGATGACAGGAACCGAAAATGACGATATTCAATTCATTTGATAAGGACCTGAGATCCATAGAAATCTGTCGATATTTTTCGTCCGAACTGGAGAATTTTTTCTTTCCATACTGCAAATCGGAAACAGCATCGATACAGATCATGATATCGTTTTGCGGATCTTTTGATTTGACGTACTCCTGTACTTGTTTCGCGTGCTGGATAAGCTGTTCGAAATTCTGGATCGTATCCTGATCTACGATATAGAAATGTTCGTGCATCTCTTTTAACTGACGTAACGCGATATCCCGTTTCTCGAGATATGTTTCGTATTCCTCTATTTCAGGGGATTCCGGTTCTTGTTGACGGAGCCGGTTCAATTCTTCGAAATATCGTTTCGGCTTACTACATACCGAGATAGGTATCTGTTGAAGCATCGACATCAATCTCGGAATGACGTCATTACAAGAATCATCCAAAGAATAATAGACGCCAAATAGATGATTCTCCGGGTTCTTGCAATAATTCCACATAAGATTCGTCATGAACGCTGTCTTACCGGTATTACTGCGTGCCGCAAAGAAATATAATCCCGGCAGAAGACCCTCTATCTTCTTATCAAATATCGGGAACTCCGGACATCCGTATCCTTTGCCTCGGTTATAAGCTTCTTCGTTGAACGTATCGTATGTCTCGGAAGCCAGCGTAAAATAATCTTGCGGCTTGACGTCCGTCTCTTCTTTGAATATATCCTGTAATACTGAATCTATCTTATTTAAATCTTCTTCTGCCAAAATTAAGACCACCCATCTATTTTATATTATTCATCGGACAATCAGAAACACAGATGCCCGCCTCCTTTAAGCTGGAACAGCCATACCGTTTTCCTTTTTCTAATGAGCTGATAGCCGATTGTATCGTGATATCCAGTTCCTGATCCGGAAGCGGTGGATCATTATATTCATTCCATTCCGTGACCATATCCCGCATCTCTTCTTGGGTATATCCTCTTTGCAATAAAGAATTAGCTAGAAGGATCGTCATCTTGTTCCTAGAACCTTCCGATACCCCTTCTGATAGTAACGTCTTGATGCATGGGAGCAATTCTTCTTTCTGTTTGGGTATCTGATAGGTATCTTTCTTCCGCGGTTTCTTCGTGTAAATCAATCGTGCTTTCGAAAGAAAACGGACGGCCGCTTCCTTATTCATTACATCTGGAGATGCGAAATAGAATTTCGGTGTCCTGGCATATTCCTTAATGGATTCATACGTACTTTCTTTTAGTAACGATAACGGAATCCATACCTTGTACAATCCTGTTTTACTATTGATCGTATTCGGCAACCGGAACAGTCGGCGTCTATCATATATCTTCACGTCTAAATTCGTGATTCCATATTCCATCGATAAATGGATAGCCCAGGCTTTATAAATATCATTCAATCGCTGTAACGGACACAATCCAAAGATACGGTGATCGATCAGGATATGGAATCCTTTATGTCCTGAGAAATACGTCTGTATCTTCGATAATGGGATACTAAATATCGTATGAAGGATATAAACAGTACGTACCGCAACATCACGGATATATTCATAATCTTTAGGCGTTTGGATATCGGCATCCAGATCCAAATAAAAAGGAGCTAAGATCGGCGCCGTATCGACTTCTTCTCTTTTATTCGTATCGTAGGAATAGATACATTGATAGACATCGGTTTCACGACAGGATTGGATGAAACTCCGCCGTTTATTAATCAGGTTATTGTCTTCCGGCAGATAGATATTCCGTCTAAAAATTCCGTTCACGACGCCACCAAGTTCTGTATAAGTCATGAGTTACACCCCGGATCCCGTCGTTTATCGTATTCATTTCCAGTTGCCTTATGTTCTGGTACCAGATTATGGGAACGCCAGATTATTTTACAGTTCCCTGTCTCGTATCCAATCTTATTTTTTTGGATAATCCGTGATATCATTTCATCGATGACTTTCGTCAGCTCAAAAGGATCTGACAGATAGATATGTTTCTCGCTAGCGGTATCGATACCATGCAGGATCAAATCCAATGCCGTAACGTAGGGAGTCTTATCCGATATCTTCTTGTATCGATCCATTAAATATTGAAAGATCCCCTGATCCTGTTTCTCGGTATTCAGCGAAGAAGCTTCCGGTAACGACGTATAATAATAGTTAATCAATTGCTCTAACGTGAATCTCGGGATGACTTCGATCCAGAAATCAGGAGCTGTAACTAGGATACGCGCGCCATTCGACATTTTTTTCAGTTTTGTCCGTTCGGATTCTAATTGCAGGATACGGCTCGTATAGTACCGATCACGTTCAATCAGGCTGTCTTTCCATAACCAATCCGGCAGATTCCCAGGCATCAATAAGGCTTCGGAAGATTCCTGCATGACCTTGAAAATATCTTCGATCGGTATCCTGGATTCAATCAGATATTGCAACGTATATTCCGTGATTTTACGGTTCGTATCGGTATCCCACGGATAGAATCCGATATTCCGATAGTATAATTCGGTCAGCTCCTTAGCCTTTCTTTCTGATTCCTCACTCTTTCGTTCCATAGAATAAAACCTCTCTCTTTATTATTTTTTATATGGATATATCGTACCATAATCCACTAGCGAAAGCAAAAAATCAGCGAAGGCCTATTTTCCGAAATTCCAGTGAAAATAGCGAAGTCTGTATTGGTATCTGTAAATAAATAGTCTTGATATTGCGCGAAAGATAACTTTGGTTAGCGCCATACAGCGGCGTGATTTCATTTTCTAGGACATTGTTGTTGAAATACATGAACGTTCGGATTCCCCAATGTGTACAGGTATCTTCGGCTGTACTATGGGTACCGTATTGATCATGTACCGTTATTTCTTCCGAGATATAATTGATGTACGATTTCTTCGTCACGGGTATGATGATCGAAGAGTCCGCATAATCGACATTTAAAAAGTATATATGACGGAAGCCGAAAGGATAGAAGGAGCCGTTGGCCTGATAGTTTAACTGGCATACGAACGTGATTTTCTTTAGCTTGAACTTGTTTGGGAAACAGATACGCATACATCCGCATTTTTGAATCGTACCCGGATAGTCATAATCGACATCGTCCTGTTCCGTAATCAGTATCTTCTGGATATCAAAGGACCCAGGAAGGAACGGACATAATTCGATAACATTGAATTCCCGGTCGATCAGCGTGCTGTCGCTCGGTATCTCGATATCGATTGTAACTGCATTCGTCTGATACATATCGAATACCGGCTGTTGATCCGAGATAGCATCGTCTTTCAGCATATCGGCGTATTGTTTCTTTGATGTACTATTTATTGTTATATTAGCTACATCTTTATATGCCGGTCCCATCGACGTACTGAAGTTGAATATATTATTTACCGATAAGAACCGTGGATGGATTGTCTGGCCATAGATACCGTAAGCACCGGAAACGATATTGTCTTCGTTAGCGAAAACGATTCGGTCCGAAGAATCGGTGCCATTCTTTTCCTGTACTTGTGCTAGTAGATACTGGATATAAGTCTGTGCTTGATTAACGACGGCTGTCTTATTTTCTAAATTAGTCATCAGTTCTGCCAGCTTAGTATCCAATGTTTTGATATCGGTTTCTGCCTGGCCGAATCGATCCATCAGGTTCTTCGAATTGTTTCGTAAGATCATAAAAAGTTTCTTCTCCTTAATATAAACAGGAACGCAGGATAGTTTGGATATCGTTCAATTGTTTCTGGATATCGGTATAAGCCTTATCAATATCCACTATTTTATCTGAAGCGTTTCCGACAATTTCTTTATATCGTTTTTCTTCCAAGCGTACGTCATTTATAATCTGCCCGATGTTCAGCATGAATTTATCGTAGACATACGGTCCATTCTTACAGATATTATATAGGATCATACTATCACCGTCTGACTTTCTTTGATTGCGATATCCGTGATACCGTAATAGCTGTGGTCCGCGTTCTCGATGACTAATTTTATATCCGAGATCGTTACGGTATCGGTTTCGCTGGTTTCTTCTAGTAGGTAATCATAGATATCTTTTCGACGATAGGTATATAACGTATCATCTGATAAAAACGGTGTATCCAGATAAGCGTAGATATCACCGTCTGTCTTGATATCCATCACCGTATTGGCCGCCAATTCTATTTCTACTTTTTGTTTCTTATCGGGAGAAGCGATACGGGTACCGTTAAAATTTGTCCGTATCGGATTCCGATCGAATTCGAACTGGATATCTGTTGCATTATATATCCAAAAAGAAAGCGTGCACGCTTTCGGAAACGATAAGGCCATATTCGATTCTTTGGCTACTACCGTTTCTGCGTGAGATGTATACGATAATGTTACAATCTTATCCTTGCCGGCAAGTACCGTATATTTGTTACCGTTCTTAGGTATGAATTTATCGATCGATAACGGGAACGTATATGCTTTCTTATCGGTATTCAGCGTATATTTGTATACCTGGATATTGCTTTCACCGGGTACCGTATAATAATCTTCGTTATAATTGTATGGTTTGACTCTTATCCCGTTTATTATGAAATACATCGAATCGTACGGAAGATTATCGGCACCGTCTACAATACAAGCTAATCGGGCCTGTTCATGAGTTTGTATTGTATCGATCGGTATCGTGATCGTTCCGTTCTCGTATTCCTGCTTGAATCCAGAGGAAGCGAAATATAGAGTCGTGCCGAACAGATTCGTCGTTTCCATCATCGATCGCTGATATGCTTTCTGTGCGTATGTTTCCAGATCCTGTAACTGCCGGTCGACTTCGTTTTTTAACTCATTATATTCTGTGACGGATAATTCATATACTGTCTGATATAAGATAAGTAAGTCCTGGTATATCTGTCCGAGCTTCTGGTTATAATCATCGACATCGAATGTATCGCCGCCTTTTTTGAATGTCGTACGGAAGATAGATAATGCCGTATCGATATCGTCTAATTCTTCCTGTACCATCGAAGGCGTTGGATAAGCTCCGGAACTTGTGATCGTATCCATGATGAGTTTTTTATAGTAAGCCAGTTTCTTTTCTTGATCAATGTACAACCGTATCACGCTCCTTTCCGATACAGAATTTAAGGTTGCTAAGGAATGGTGACTGCACCGTATTATATGGCTGCATCGTGATATGCAGTTTCACGGAATTGATCGGTTCGCTGATATACTGCACGTAAGAATTGTTCACTTCCGCATATTTTGCACCATACCGGATAATCTTGATACCCATATCGTTGGAATTGATTGGTACGATTGGGAAAGCCGTTCCGTTTACGATTAGTTCCATCGTGATATAGGAACCTTTTTTGAAATTATTCGGAATATATATATTCGAAAATAAAGCAATCGACGAGATCGTTCCTTTTTGGATGACTTCATTCGATGTGATATCCAATGTCGAGAAATCAGCATTACTTAACGTAATCTGATTCAATCGGATAACCTTGCGCCTGGTATCCTGGATGACAGGTTTATCCTCTTTATCCTGATTATAAATGATATCGTCGGTTTTAGCGTTCGATCGTAACGTGATTCGTATATACTTGGAAGGTTTAAAAGAAAGTATCCCGGAACCATAGATATACTGATAGTTGTTATAGCTGTATTCCCGATTAAAAATGGGCGCCTCTTTCTTTATGGCTTTCGTGAAATAGATACCATCATTGGATACCTGTAAGTCTTCCAGAATAATATCGGTATCTTTCGTATCAATCTGAAGCATCGTAGCCTGTGATTCCGTATATAATTCGATTGTGCATCGTACCGGTTCCGTATCATAATGGACAAGGCCATCTATCGTTTCTGATGGATCCGATGTCTCTAATCGCGAATATTCGAAAGCCGTATCCATCGAACTGTCTTTAATTCGTTCTGGATCCGAAGTATCCGGCCATTCGGTATTTACTGTATTCGTCGGTTTCACGTACGCATTCCCGGAATATCCATTCCCGGATATATCCAGTATCGTATAATCGGTATTTTCTAAGCCACTGCACGGACAGAATAATGTATCGCCATCATCCGAATAAGAAAGTGCGCCCGTAAATACGGAAGCATTGATCCGTTTGATAGCCGTGAATTCCGAGATGTTGCCGCAAATCATATTTGTATCCTGTAATCGTTCATTTTCGTAGTCTAATTTCTTCTGGATATCTTTTAATCGGGTAGCTACGGTATCTTTTAAGTCACCGAAAGAGGAGCCGGAGGCCGACAGTTTTTCGGTAAGCTCCTGGATATCCAGATACATTTCGGCGATATTTTTATTGACCGCATCGAAATCAGGTTCTTCTTCCGGCTGTATCGTGCGTGGCGTAAAAATCGGTTCGTATTCCGATTTCTTAGCTAACGTTTTTATTGTATCCGTATCTTGCTTCTCAGCCAGATATTCGGCATAATCACTCCTTAAATTATCTGCCATTGCAATATACCTCCTGATTTGATAATATTAACATTTTTAAGAAGCGGAGGAATTCCATTTTTATATACACGTACAATAATTTTCAGCCGGATACTCGTATTTACGATAGCCAGCCGATATGGATTTACTGGCGTATAAGATATCGTATAAGTTTGGCTCGTATCTTTCAATAGATTCTTGTCGAAATTCAAATAAGAATCGGAAATCTTTTCGCCGCCTTTCCTTATCGTAACAGGTGCACTAGTATCAATCGAGAATCTGGTAGATAATCCGGAAATCAATAATTCGTCCTGTACAGTTTTTTGTTCTTTCGGTAGTATCGGATATTCCGTAATCCCATCGTATATCGAGAATTCAATGGAGGAATTCTTATATTCTCCGATATCAGTCGATAATTCAATATAGCGTCCGTTCGTAAAATCGATTGCATTGGATAAAATGCCTGATGTATCATGGAAACTTTTATATTGAGCCGATAGGTCTTTGAATCCAAAAGAATATAATATTTTATCAAATGTATCCGGCAGGTCATTATCGATACTGGACACATCGGTTTTGTCTGGTATAGCTTCTTCCAACGTGATCGTCTTATCGTCTACGACCGAAATTTTCGGAATAAGCCGCCAGGAATCAGATTCAGCTACGATATAGTCCGTATCAGTCGTATGGATGATGCTTTCCGGCAAGATGACCTGGTTCACATCCTGGTCTACGATATTACTCATTGGCTATCCACCTTTCTCGAGAAATCTTCGATCGTATCCTTGAATTTATTATTAGCTATATCCGAAGCAGTATCCGATTCCGTATCCAATAGAGTGCTGCTGGTTTGATTGAATCCGGAGAAAGAGTCAACAGCCGCTTCCTTTTTATCGATATTCTGCGATACTTCTTCGTACACATCGGATACGAGTTCTAACGTTAATCCATATGCTGTTACCGGTTCGATATATTGATTCAACGGGATATCAACTGTATTGTTCGTCTCGGTAATATAGCTGGCCGACACATCGGCATTATAGATATGGCACTCCACATAATTAATGACTTTCGGTTCTTTGAAGAGTACTGTTACGACGTCATCTATCATATCCGGTTTATCTTTCAGATAGCGAGCCTCATAATATCCACTCTGTTCGCTTTTTTTTAAATCGAACGGAATATCCATGCTGTTATGACCGATCGTCGATATATCGGTACGATAAGCTGTATATCCTTGCGGATATATTCTTGTATCGTCATAGATCAAAGACGATAATTCGGTACCATCCCTATCAGTTACGATATCGTGGCTCCATGTATAAGGAAGAACGACTCCTCGTTTTTTATCGGTCGTATATGTATCGGTATTCTTCTCGATTTCAGAGATGACTTTCTGGAAGTCTTTCTTCTTACTGGCTATCTCGGAAAGAATATGTGTCCGCATATAATCTTTTATATCTTCCAGGATACGTATCCGTGTATATAAAATATTTAAAAGATCGTATATATCCTGTTCGGTTGCATTCATTTCGGAAGCGTTCATCCGCTCCGATAGATCTACGGGATTCATCGTAACGGTTGTCTGTAACTCCGATAGATAGTTCTGTAAATCCGAATCGTTCGCAATCATATTCGTTTTCCTCCTTTTTTCGTTGCGTTCAACTATTACCATAACAAAAAAGAGAGACGAAGACCGTCCCTCTTTTTATCCGGATGCTTATTCGAACTTATCCATGGATACCGTGATCTCTTTGATAGCACCCATCTGTTCTTTGCGGATATCCGGATATTCCGACATATTCTTATTTTCCCAATAGACCTGGACTTCGAAGTAGTTATACGTATCATCCAAATCCGTTTCGAACACCAGACGGTCCGATAACGAAATATCTTCTTCGTCGACATCACGGACGATCTTCGTAAGCGGTAAGTTGAACCGTTTTGGATCCGATAAGACGACGGCGCCATTCGCTTTATCGAATTGCAGGTTATATGCGTTTACGGATATCTGATAACCGATACGGTAGACTTTGTCATTGTTAAAAAGCATCAACGGTTCATTTACAGTGATATTCGTTTCGGATACCCCTTTGACAGTTGTCCAGCTGTCACCGATAGCGACCGGTACTCTATAAGAAATATCGGCATCGCCAGTACGCAGTTCAATTGGATTCGTCTGGTCCGTCGTCAGCGACAAATTTTCAATCGTACGTATCTTGGAATCCTTCTTTTCGTTTATGATCGTCAGTTCCTGTGTCGTCAGTCCGAACGGAGATTCCGGAGGCTGTGCGATATAATCTCCTTCTCGTTTGATGCGGAGCGTCGTACGAATCTTATTCGCGGCTAATCCATTTTCATTATAAACGATCGCGGAATATAGTCCCTGGTTATTCGCGGCCGGATCGTTGTGATTATCTTCCATTGTGTGGATTTGATAATACATGTCGCAAGCATTGATAGCATCATCTGTTGATATAGCCTGTAATCCGGAATCGGTTTCGGTGCGTGTATAATAATAAGTCGTATTATTCAGTTGCAAATCACCTAATGAACCATCTAATCCCTTATGCTGTAAGAATAATAGATTATAATAGTTCTGGTCGTCGCCGGACAACATTTCGACGATCAGAATGTATCGGATCGTTTCGTTCGTTTCCGGCTGCGGCAATAGAGGATACGTACCGTTCTGCGCATTTTCGAACGAGAACTGAACGTATCGTTTTCCTTCGGATGCCGTCAATGTTTTCATCGGCTGACTCTTGGCGAAGAAATGCCAAGAATCGGAATTCGTTTTCAAAGCAGCCTTATAATCGGCTTCAGCTTGGATCGGATTCCTAAAATTCGGCAGATCCCGTTCATCGATCAGATAACACATCAATGTACCTGGGTGGTTATAAGCTCTCAGACATAATTCGATATCGGACAGGAATCCGGATTTCCCTTGCGGGATCTTGAAATTATAAGCATAACCAGTATTCGGTTTATTCAGTTTCTTATAGATATTAAAGGAGTCATCGGATACTCCGGAATAGAAGTTGCCGGAACCGATACTATCTGTCGGTGGCATCGCGAATTCGAATGAAGCGTCGTAAACGATACCAGCCGATTTGTAGAGTTCATATGTTTCGGCATTGAAAGCCTGATCGATATCCCGGTCTAATGTAATGGTTTCGCCGTCTTTATCTTTTGCTTTGATCTGCCGTACCCGATATTTGTCGATTTTCGGATTCTTTAAAGCGATATAGTCGTAGACATGCAATCTTTCGAATACTTTTTGATCCGATACTGTAATTTTATCCATTCCCGTAAGTCCGGTCGTCGATACGTCACATAACTTATCGGCTTCGTGGCTATACTTATGGGTACGGAATAAATCATGATATCCACAATACTGCCCGTCGTTGCGGACGAATCCATTCTTAGCCAATTGGTTTTTCAGTTGATAGACTTCATCACGAAGATCCGAGATTTCTGATTTATATTTCTTGCGAAGGGAGTCTGTCGTCTTTATCAGATTGTTCCCTTCTTCTTTCGTCATGAAATAGCCGATTTCTTTCCCGTTCAGATGAACACTGTTGTTCACGGTATCCCGATGATTCGCATCGATTGCAACGGCTATCGTATTAGATGGCTTACCGGCTACGTTATCGACATCCATCGCGTTCGTACCGGCTGCATCGGTCCGATATACCAGTTTACCCTTTGATACGGCATATTGGACGATGGCATCTTCATCGATCTGGTTCAGTCCAATAAGGGTATATTCACTATTTGTATCTCCCATGAGTTACCTCCAAACAATCGTAATCTTATCGGCCTGTTCTTTTTTGTATTCTGATTTCCCGGTAAATAATTTCCAGGCATCGTAGGCCGCTTTATCTCTTTGCAATAACGCCCGTAACGGATCGACGTTCAAAGTTTGTAAAACTTTCGGATCATCGATACATAGACATTCTTTATAAGGATCCGTGTGATAACTGTTCTTATCTCTTTCCGATAATCCCGCGAATACACCGTTGATATAGATAAGGATTTCGTCCTTGGTTTCCAGGATATTGCTCGGGATATTCAGATCTTCCAGCTTTATTTCACCGCCAGGGTATTCGAAAGTGTATTCCTTACGCGAGAAATCCTGACGTATTTCTACGGAAATGACGTCCGGCTGTTTATGTTTTACTGTAACAATATCTTTGCCGGCGATCATCTTTTCTTCCGGGAAGTTATTAGACATCAATCCAACAGTCGGATTCTTCGTATTCCGTATCATGATCGTCCGATTCCCTAATAAGGTCCAGTCATCTTTGACTAATCGGATACCGTTCCGATATACTGTTAGTCTACCTGGGAAGAATGAAATCGATTCTAATTCTTCCGGTATTTCGTAAACATTAGCAGCTACCATATTATCTTGTTTCAATGTAACAAAGGTGGCCGCAACGTCCTGTCCTTTTTCCGGCGTCTCGATGACATAACGGATCGAAGCATTTTTCAGGATATCCGTATTCAGGAAGCGGACTGTCTGTCCATCATACTGTTCCATATAATCGATACCCTGTATCTGCTTGACACCGTTCACGAAAAGGTTCAGCATCCCAGCACCGGCTATATACGGATCCTTGATATAATAATAATCTTTCTTCGTATTATAGTTCGGATTCGATGGATCGGAATCCAATGTTGCTGTTCCTATCTTTAAGATATCGTTGACTGTATTCGCATATTTGATACCGTATACAATGATTTCGTCGGCTGTCGTATATTTTATAACGAAATCTACGGACGACACCGAAATGACGTAACTGTTTATAAGCGTCATGATATTCTGTTTCTCGGTATCCGTTACTGGTTTCCAGGTATCCGTATAGCTATCGTATATCTCGAACGTACCGACTGTCTGATCGAACTTGTCCGGGACAAAGAAGCGGATCTCGTTATTGGCCAACGTATCGGAATCCAGCATATCCGGATTCTTTAGTTCTACGATAGAAGCCAGGTTCGATAAAAGCTTCCCGTTCATATAGATCATCGCATTATCGACATGACCAACATTCAAAGCCGGAATAACTTTCATCATATCATACAAGTAATGATCCGAGTCTTTCAAGAGGACGTATTTATCAGTCAGTTCCAGGTCTTCATTTTTTAACGTGACCGCATGATTGATCCGATCGATGACGACATCATCACTGGATATCAAGAGCCCGTTGATAAATAAAGCGACCGACTGGTCCGTCAATAACCAGGTATCCGGATAAGAGATACCAAGTTTCTTCGATGTATTATTCGTTACATCGATATCTTCTACCGAAAGATGGTCTGGATCATTTTTATCGAGCGCTTCTTTCGGGAGCAGTAAATCCGAAGAATTTACGATAGCCGCGTCAGCAATGATGATCTGCCTCTGGCTGTCTTCTACTCGTCCTGCCAGCATAGGTAATCCATCAGATCCATCTGCCGGTTTCGTATCGATGACCGTCCACGGCATATTGATCTTAGTTCCCGGTACATAGATACGATCGTCTTTATATTCCAGATTATCCAATACCGGATGCATCAGTTCCCCGTTGATAAAAACGAGCGGCCGGCGTACTTGGTGCAACAACTTGATGATACCACGGTTCTGTAAGTCCGTATCACGGATATAACCGAATTCATGATCCGGTGAACTCAGGAAATCGATCGTATATTTTTCGGGATCGTAGTTCTTATCCGTAATCGCGACGTCCTGGTTCTCTTCATCGACATCATAGAACCGGTCTTCCAAATTCAATCCATTGATGAATACGTTCATCGGGACTTTCATGTCCTGGAGATGATATCCGGAAGCCAGGTTCTTCGAGTTAGCTATCTTCGCAGTCCCGGTATCCCGTATCCATCCAAATTGGTACGTACAGGCTAAGACATAGTCGTAGTTTTGTGCCGACGCATAATTCAAGATGATCGTACCGTTATCGATGACGTAGTCGCCTTCATCGACGGTATCCGATGGAATCAACAGATCGCCTAAGTATTCTCCGTTCCGATAGCCATAGAATTCCGTATTATGCGGCGATATTGTAATCGTCGGGTTTTCTTTATTGACTTTGACAAGCCGCTTCGTCAGACCCGTTACCTTTCCATAATTGATATGGATAGCCGATTCCATGGTATTCAGTAATGCCTGTGTCGGATATTGCAGGCAGATGCTGCTGACTTTCTCGAAATCATGCCGCAGAGTGTGCGTAATGAAGAACTTATCGTATTTTACGTTCGGAAGAATAAACTGGGATTTGGCGTCGTTCGGGATCTCGTTATACTTGGGATCGACGAATGGATTGTTCCAATTTTCATTCGTCCATTTATCGCCATACAGATAATCCTGTTTATTCTTATAATCCATCTTGTCTTTATAATAATGCTGGAAGTAATCGGAATTCGTTTCCTTGAGTTTATAGACCGTATTCCCGACAGCATCTAATGGACTGATGAACGCAAAATCAGAGAAAGCTGCCTGCGCGAACGGATTATCGTCTATTAAAGAAGCTTTAATCGGCTGCCATTCTGCGCCATCGTAATAATACAGAACTTGATTATGGATCCATAATTGCCCTGTTACCGGATTGCTGGGTATGACTTCGACAAGCATCTGATCCGTAATCTGAAATTTGCTGCCGAAGACCAGCTCCCATTTATTCTTTATCTTGTTGCAGTATTTCAGTTCGTTCGTACGATCGTCACGCCATAAGGCCCCGTGAAGTTTAAGTTCCGGTTCCTCGTTCTTTTTCGGTTGTTCCGAAATATGACGCGTCGTTTCGTATATCTTATGCAGGTCTTCGTTCTGAAGTAATTCAGACCCACGCCCCGAAGTAAAACTGCGTTTATAAGGCAGACTCAAACAGGAGTCCCTCCTTTTCTATTGAATATATAAAAATTACCTATTCTTAATATTACGAATAAAAAAAGAGACGCCATAACGTCTCTTTTATATATCCTATCGCAACCGGAACGGATTGAAGTGGCAGGCAACCATCGCTTTGCTTCTTGGCCCGGTCGTGCAACCTTTCAGTTTCCAGCCGGCATAGATACGGAGATAGAAATATCTGCACCACGGTTTCGTTAGATAGAAAGACCAGGTCTTGTCGATCGTTTCATGGTTGTCGTCAATATAACTCATCCATTCGGCATCAGAACCGCCGCCATATTTCTTTAATACGACATTGTCTTTCGGCGTATATTCCCGACCCAATACTTCATACGCAAATCCGTAAGCCGTATTCCGATATAACCAGGCCAATCGGCAGAAATAGCGCTGGATCTTTTCTTTTACCGTAAAATTCGGATCCAGGATATCGACATATCCAGGCTTCAGGCCATACGATTTATCTTCCAGATGATATACGTAATGTTTGTCGAAATCATATCGGAATATCTTAGGTACATGGCCTTCCGAGATCATCCAGCCGACATCCAGACAGTTATCGTATGTCTGCCACCAGCGGAGGCAATGCGGTAGGTCTCCTTTTTCGTCGGCAAATAAAACTACGATAGGATTCGTTACGTAAGCAACGACCATCGATACGACCGTAAGTATGGCGTACAAAATCCACGTCATAGTAGATTCCCCTTTCTGTAAGTAAAAATAAAATTTCCACATCGTAGGAATTACATGATATAATAGAAGCAATAAAAGGAGGTCCTGCCATATGGGTATCGATGCAGAATTATATTTCGGAACAGCCGATGTAGAAGACGCTTTAGAAAAAGAAATCGAACGTGTATCCAAGAAAGAAGATGCCATAGCTATCTGCGAATGGGAAGCGGAAAAACGTCGGAAACAGGAATCCGAAAAGCTGACGGCGAAAGAACAGTATCATACCGAAAGTCGCTACCGCTTCGAACCGACTATCAGTAATATCGTATACGATTCATCGGAAGACGCATTAGCCGCTGCAAAAGAACAGTTAAGAGAATACACCGTTATCGTGAACGATAAGACGAATAAGCCGATCGATAAACTGTTCAAAGATGATTACGAAGCCATGAAGTACATCCTAGATAAATAGGATACGAAGAAAGAGCCGTTGCCGCCGGCTCTTTTTTATTTCTACATATTTCTGTGATATAATAGAGATAAAAAACGGAAGTTGGCGATACCCATGATCGACACCACGAATATCGAATTATATAAACGAACAGATAATTGGAATGGAATCCTGAAAGCCTGCCACTGTAAAATGAATGCTATATCAGACGAAGTATTATCGTCTCATAATATACAGCTAATGTTGGACGTAGCTATGGCATATAGCCAGTTAAGTAATTTGCGGAGGATTAAAGACGAAAAGACGCATAAAACAATTGGATACAACGAACAAGAAGCGGACGCCTGTTTTGTCTGTGCTAATACGATATTCCAAAAAGTCTTGGAAAAAGATCCTAAGAACACATTAGCCTTACAATCCTATGCCTACGATTGTTATAAATGTCTTGTCGACTATTTCGGAATAAACCGAAAAGAAGTCATGAATATGCCCCATGTCGATATCGCAAAAAATTTTAAAGAAATGAATGCCTTATATGACACCCTTTTGGCTGTACCTAACCTTGGATATCCTTCGCAGATAAAAGCCAGATACCGTCGTGGAAGAGCTTGGAGTTATATCGTATATAGCGGATATGATGAACGAGCTCGCGAAATCGTGACTACCCTGAACGTTCCATATCATATAATTCGGAATCACGCTATTTCGGATTTGGAGTTCGTTGTGAACACGTATGCCAAAATAACAGAAGCCGAACAAAAGCCTATTTACAATTTATATATAAAGTCGTTGTTTAATCTTGGCAAATTGTTCGGTACTTCTGTATATGACAACGCTACGCAAGCTATTCCACAGCTAAATAATAAGACGATTCTTCAATTATTTATCGAAGACCCGGAAAAAGTTAATTTGTCGTACTATAAGTTTCCAGGTAAAATCAACGATTTATTCCCGGCCGAACATTATTTTCTGGCTGTTTTAAACGAATATAAAGTAAAACCATTTGAAACGATAGATATGCAATTTTTCGTAAAACGGACGGCCAACAGGAAGGTGCCTATTTCTCCCCGTGACGTTTTCTATCGTTTGGGGAACGTATACAATAAATGGTATCGGATTTACGCTATTTATAATAAGCGACGCGATATCATGCTATCTAAAGGATATTCCGGAGTATATTATTATTTTATGGCTTTACAATATTGCTTATGGTGCGATAAACTCCATATACCATGTTCACACTACGATTACATTATAAGAAATATGAACACGTTAAAAAGAGCTATTAGTATTCTAGATGATGATAGCCATATCCAGCATATGTACAAATTATTTGAGAGAGTCTTAGATAAATAAAAAGAGAGCCGGCAAAATGTCGGCCCTTTTATTTTTATATATCGAAAGAATCTTCTAAATCTACATCTGTTGTCATGTCGGCTATCTTCTTTGCAAATTTTAAACAGCCAAGAATAAATAATTTATGGATATGACAGCAGGCTTCTTTTCCTTTTGACGGTTTCGAATAAGGGCAACCATAACCACATAGGAAACGAAAATCGCAAACGTCACAATCTGACAGGTCAGAAGCCTCGATAGATGCATAATAATTATCTTCTATATCGTCAAAATTATCGACTACTGTACCTATCTTATGGCAAGAGTTATGGCAAGCATATACATTTCCATTCAAATCTAAATTGATCATACGACGCATCTGACAGCAATCGATATCAGGTATCTGTTTCCCGTCTAGAAAAGCGTTTACTCTCGGTACGAATGTATCTAAGAAAAGATAGGCGCGGCCCACTTTTCCTTTTAATAACTCATTATATGCCGTATCTACGATATCGTTCATCGTTTTCTCGAAAGCTTCATAGTTGAAGTCATATAAGTCTTTTGGCATATCCCATGTAACTGTCAAGGATTCATAGAAAATATTAATATCTTTGCCGAGCTTATCCTCGAAATAATTCCATAAAGAGAATAAATCCTGGTTATAAGCTGAAAGACAAAAATCTACCGATTTATGGTTTACTTGACGGAATAAATTCATGAAGCTTTCGTCTTCTAATACATTGAATCCTCTTGTTTTTTCAGAGCAAGGACCGTCATTACTTACAACTAGACTAATATTATGCTCATTGATATAATCTACTTTGTCCTGAGTAAGTAACGATCCATTTGTTACGATATTATAGTCTAAAATATCGCCAAATTCAGAGACAGTCTGCTTAATGATATTCCAATATAATAAGGGTTCGCCACCCCAAAAAGAAATCAATAATTTAGGTAGATAATCTGGTCTGATATTTATGAGATGATGGATATATTCTATTGTATCTTTCGATAGCTTTTTTGATTCCTGATCAGCGACATTTCCCGTCTGAATACAATAGCGGCATTTGAAATTACATTTGTTCCCCATCATTAAGTTGATTCTTCGAATATCTATTTCAGCCAATAGATGAAACGCCTCCTTCTTTTCTTATCATTATTTATTCTTGTTTCCATTCCGGACGATTCAACAATGCCATTTCATCTATATTATATTTCTTTAAAAGTTTTTTATAATGACGATACAAACATCTAAAAATATAACATTCGTTATCCGTGATATTAGCGACGCAAGCTGGCCCGCATATCTCTTTAAACGGACATTCTTTACATTGATCCGGAATATAAGAATTGACTAAATCCCAATCTACACCTTTATAGATATCCCCAATATAAGTATCTCCATAAGGACAAAGTAAGAAGCGGCCATCTAAAGTTACTGTTACATTACGAGGATTACAACAGCGGCATCCTTTTTCATATGAATGATGATTCAAAAAATGGCGAATAAAAGCGTGCATCGCGCCAAGTGAAAAGATATTGCTTTCTGACGTGTATCTCATGATGCCTAATTCCATACGCTGCGCGTATTGCTGGATATAGCTTTTTGCGTCTTCCCGTGTTGTTTCTTCGTTCGGACTATCTTTTGTTTGATGCACGAATGCTGGGATATTCGTAAGGCAATCGCCGGCCATCATCCCATGAGCTTTCCCAAGACGTCTCGTTTCCATGATTGTTTTATCTATATTCGTATTTCCATGATAGAATACCTGTGATACGCCATTCGTTTCGATACGACCTATAGCATCATAATTCGGAAGACAAGGAGATCGTTTACTATTTTCTCCATCGTAAGATACAGCCGTAATAATATGATATTTATTACAGAAGTCTACCATTTCATCGTTCAATAATGTTCCGTTCGTTGTCGTATGGATACGTTTTACGGTCGTTAATTGCGGAATGATTTCTTTCATACGTTCAAAATATAGGAATGGTTCACCGCCACAAAGATGTAGGTCCTCTGTTTCACTATCATTCATCCATTTAATGATGTCCGAATTATAGTCGTATGAAGTACGTAAACAGTGGCAATATTCGCAATGCAGATTACATTGCCCGCCGAATTTCAATACTACTTTCTTAGCTTTCGTCACTATAATACTCCTTCTGAAGATCTCGAACCAATTGCTTATCGGTTTTGAGTTCTTCTATGATCTTGTCGATATTCTTTACATCTAATACGCTATGTTTGTCGGCTTCTTTCAGAATATTTCCTTCCTTACTAGTATCATTATCTGGAAGTGTTTTTATAAATAATCGAGTTAATGCATCAATCTGCGATTCAAGATAAGTAACCGTATTATAAATATCGACGGAACGCATCATCGTGACTTTCTTATGGATATATTCGCATCTTTCTTTATAAAACGGAGAATATTGTTGCATAATCTGTGTCTTGGTATAATGATCCGGTATTTCTACATTTTCAGCATCCGAACATTCATAATCCGTATCCCAATTCAAGAAGATAACAATATCATTGTGATCGGGAGAAATTGAAACGCGACATAATCCATAAGCTTCGTTCTGTTGTTCTGAAGCGGCATAATACCGGCTTACCATTTCGTACATCGGAGAAATACGCAATTCCAGTTGATTTGTCCATTGAAGGGAAAGATTAACAACTTTCCCGGCATATTCGTCGAACAATAATTCGACTGTCTTATCATATTCGTATCCATTCGTTTCGCCCTTGAAATTAAGCATAAGACGGGTATCATTTTTCGTAATCTTATATTCAACTCTACGTACTTCTTCATCTCTCAATGGTCTATGTATAACTATCATAATTAATCTCCTCTACTCAAAAACGAATCGACGCCTCCCATATTTAACATATGGAAGACGTCCTGTTTTATCTTCTCGATACGACATAAATGGGTACTGGCATCTGTATATGCCAAACTACAAACATCCTGGATCCGGCATTTCTTATTCTTACAGAACGAGATATCTTCGGTATCATGAAATTTTTTAACTAACGTAACCTTATCATCGAATATCGTACCATATTTTTTTAATGTCCTGATACCTACAACAGAACCATCTAACAAATAATTGAATCCAAGTCTTGTCGGAATATGATCGGCGTACCAGGTTTTCGGTTCTGATTCTATCTGTGTACAAACTTCAGCTAGTGATTTTTCATATATATCATAATCAAAATCATGAATAAGTTCCTGATTATAAGGCGTATCTTGGATAACGCTATGCGCAAAATAGAATGGACGTCTTAACTTGTTTTTTGCTTGCTGGTATACTTCTAATACATCCGTATTCTGATTTGTAATAACCGATAGAACACGAAGGTTTTGTATTTCTCGAATAAGTTCTAGCTTATCTTTTAAAACATCGTACCCTCTCAAATACTTTGTTTCTTTTCCGTCCCAGGATAAGTGGATTTCGATATTGTTCCTATTGATATATTCTATTTTATCTGATGTTAAATAATATCCATTCGTCATGATTTTTTTGTGGATACGTTTCGGGATATGGTCAAATAAATAAACGATATCGTCCCAATATAAAAGAGGTTCACCACCACTGGCTATGACAGAATATAAGGAATCCGGTGCATTAGTAATATATTCTGTCATTAATTTTCTGTTCTTTTCGGTGAATTTCGGCAAATCGTGACGACATATATCACGATAACAATATCGACAATGTAGATTGCAAGAAATGCCGAAAGGAATGCATAATCGCCCTGGATAGAACATTATTCTTCATCGTTGTCGGAACAATTACAAGCACAGTTACAATTCCCAGTTTCAGACGAAGAATTAATGACATGATAATGAGAACGACGAACTAATTCATTTAGAAGAGCGGATATTGAATAAGTGCCGCCGCCGATACCATTTGCCGAAGAATAATTATCATAAGTACGTGTGATATGCCGGCTTCCGGTTGCTTGTGAATTCGTAAGCGTCCGTTCACCAGTCTTAACACCATTTGCAGCTGTACCATCGACATGTACTTGATAAGCTCCTATATTGATAGCACTGATTTTCCCTTGCAAATCGTTACGAAGTGCATCGATATCGGCAGACATTCCTTTATCGTTTTCCATCAGGGTATGAAGATCATCATAAATCTGACCGACGAGCTCATCGCCTTTCTTCATCCCTTCTGTTTCTAATACTTTATTTTTTAATGCCATAAGAAACTCCTTTTACAGATTATCTTTATCCAGCGAAATAGAACCAAACGCGTTCCATTTATTTCCGCTATAAAATTTAATTAATTTGTGTTTCGTATCGAACCATATCAGATTATCTTTCGGTGACTGTGGTGCATCAGGGCCAACACAAATAAGCCCGTTGATATAATTCTTTAAGCCTTCTATCTGCTGTGTTAAAGAGCCAGATATATCTGATTTTATTCCATTAATTAAAGGCATATATCGACTATCATGGTTATGTGTCGTAACATCACCGACAAGTTCTAAGTTCTCTCGAGCTTTAGCTCGGTCTGTCAAATCGCCTAAATTTTTGCTCTTCTGCAAACAATTTTTTAAATAACTAGCGTAGAATACCAGCCATCCTTTAGCTGATTTCCATTTTAATACAGCCAAAATTATATACCTCCTTATACACATCTCATGATTTTATATAAAGATTTACTATCATCCATACTACTCACTACAAAACTAGCTGAAAGATCTGGTGTATCGTTTGTTCCATCGCAAAGTTTCCATCCGTTCGGTATTTCTGTTTTCTTTCCATACCAATCAATAATCATTCCCTTTTTTAAAAGAGTATCGATAGAGCTCTTATTGATAGATACACTTGTCGCTAGTGTAGCGATTGATGCCTTATTTGATTCATTTGACTTGCGAACTACTTCAATATTGTCAGTATTCTTTTTAATCTGTGTATCTAGTCCAGCCAAATTTTGTCCATAAGAATTTGTGGCTTTTATATATGTTCCATCACTAGACGTCATATCGATATTTGGATTAATTGTATATAATCTACCGCTAGATGGCATAAACATTTTCTGGCTTATCGTAGAATATAAAATACGATTATTATAATCCGAAGTATTCGCTGAAATATAATATTCTTCGACATCATATACACTATCTTGTGATAAGGTAGAAATATCGAATAAAGCCGTCGATTTTGTAATATTGTAAGAACTTGGCATCGATGTCCAATTATCCTGGTTATCAAAATAGACTTCCGAGAAATCATTCAAGATATCAGCTATATTCAGGACCGCAGAACCTGTATCGTTAATATCAAATACAGTATCCAATAATAACGGACAATTATCGGGCACAGTTATCATAACTGTATGCCGGCCAAGACTTAATCCGGTAGCATCTAATAATACGACTTTATCGGTTGTATCTGTTGTTATCGAAGAAGGATATCGATAAGTCAGTCTATTTATCACTATATCTCCATCGACAGATACCGAAACAGATGGATCAGAAGCAGTCGTATCCGCTTTCAATACAGTACCCAATAATTTGAAGCGTGTGCCATAGAAACCAATCGTAAGTGTACAAGCTTTCGAAAATTTAAAGTGGCCGCTATCTATCGTAACATTCGTCGAGGGGGTTGCTATATATTTATTGGATACATCCACTCTTGTATATCCAGAAACTACCGTATCGTTGACGTCCATACTGATATTATCGTAGTTTGCACTATAATTCCAATTATGGTACGTGTCTTTATAAGTATAATGTTTTCCATTTAGGATATCATAGACGTCATTACGCCAGGAAGAAAGTGCACTCGACGTTTCTTCGATTGTATTACAGAAACTTCCACGGATTACGAGATCGACAGAATTAATGACATTTCCAGGTTCATTATAAACCGGACCGATAACTGATAAATTCAGTGTATCCTGCTTTGTACCTTGCAACCTGGATATCTCTGTATTCATGGCCGTTAATTCTTGCGATAAATCGTCAGATAAGTCTTTTTTCGTTATCTTATCGGCTGTCTTGCGATAAGCATTCGTATCTGTACCCAATTTATTGATATCATCTTGAAGCAAAGAAATAGCGGAAGTATTCGTATTTATTTGTATCGTATTCTGATTGATCGTATCGGTATTCGTTTGGACTTGTTTCTTTAATCCAGTATAAGCCGACGTATTATTGGACAATCCTAATTCATTAATCCGATTATCGACAATTGTATTGACATTATTCGTTAAATCAGTCTGATTATTCGCTAACTTCGTATTAATGACATCGATCTGTCGCTTATTTTCATTGATATCCTGATATGCAATATATAAAGAATCTTTCTGAATAATATCGTCTTTGCTGTAGTAATTTTCGTCTATCGTATTTTTTAAATCACTTGTACTTTTTACGATATCGTTATCAACTTTGTTCATAGCTGTCGTTAATTGCTGTTGCGTAACCATATCGTTGAAAGACTGTCCGCTATCGCTTTGTTTGATACCATTTACTTTAGCTCTAAGTTCTGGGTCTAAATTTCGTTCATGGACTAAAAAAGAATCTGCCATAAAATATCCGTTTTCCTCCTTACAATTTCATGATCTTGAATAACGCAATATAGGGAGGCATATTATTATGAGGTTTTCCTCCACCACCAGAGACACTGATTTTTACAGAATGATTATGATTTCCATCAAAATGACAAATATATTCTGTATGATTGCTATCCGCATTACCTTCAGAACGTAGTCCAGATTGTAACACAGAAAATTTACCAGAAGTAGCATTAGTACCAAGTTTGCTAGGTCCATCTTCTTTGCCATAAAATGTATTTGAACGACATCTAAAATTACCTGATAAGTCAGTATAATCAGTCGCTGTTCCAGAATGGTCATGTGGAGGAATTGTATCTTTATTCAATGTGACAGCTTCTTCTCCTCCTGTAGCCAAAAAAGAATATTTTCCGCCGGCGGATATAATGAATTTATCTCTTAAATCGGGTGTTCCATTTGTGCCGTCACAAATATGCCATCCAGAAGGGACTTGATTCGATTGGCCATACCAATCCATAATCATGCCACGATGGAATAATCCTTCAGTCGGAAGTGCACTTAACGGTATCTGACCGTTGCTATCCAGGACTAAAACATTGCCGGCACTCGTACCAGGCGCATGATTTCCGACAGTATCTGCATTTCCTCCGTTGGCTTTCATCGAAGTCGGAAAATCCGTAATATCCGCTACTTTATGAGTATGATATTTTGCAGCTGCATCCACGATACCGTAACCAGCTAATGTAGTCGGCGTGTTCGTAATATTACTCCAATTGATTGTTTTACCGTCTGGGATATCTTCCCCATCGTCGACTAAATCTCCATCACTATTAATATAAGCATTCGTATCTATCCATAAATCGCCGATTTCCGAACTCTGCGGTTCATCATCCATCATAAAACATCTTGGATATGGGTTCCCGATACGGATCCATTCGATATAGGATACGACTAATCTATGGCCAACCTGAAGTTCATCGGTAACATAAAATTGATATTCGTTCAATTCTACTAAGTTGCCATATTCTACGGTTCGTTCCAAAACACCATCTATCTTTACGGATAAATGATTTCGTCCTGGAAGATAAGTCCCTTTATCTAATCGGAAAACGAAATGGCCTTCGCTGTCTATCTTACCGGTACGTTGCTGTCCGCTATCGGTATCGTATACAAAAGTCTTATTTGTCGTATCAATGCTCTTGACTGTAAAGACTTCGTTGACGACCATACTATCTTTCATGATAGCAATCGTATTGTCATTCTTTACGTTACGGGCTACCCAATCTATCTGGCCTTTTAATTTTATATATTCATTCCCGTTCGTCGTATCGATATATATCGTACCATCAGGAAGATCCGTAAAATTATAATTATCTTTATTCTCGTCCGTTAAAATGAGTGCGCGCTTTTCTTGTAGTACGTTCTCATTTATCTTACGGACGCCTTGTGGTGTCTTCAATAAAAAGCAGACTCCTTTCTGTATTATATCGTGATGATTCCTACTGTGTACTAATTACCCAAGAAAAAAGAAGAGGTATACGCACCTCTTCTTTTTTATATTTATATCTTATTATTTGGAGGTACCGGCGGCATAATTCTTCGGCTCGATTCGTCTTCTTCTAAGATATCCGGTATATTATCATTATCCTTATCGACGAAGATGACTTTTAGCATCGTTACGCCGGCCGCAATCGTGCTGCCAGAGACTAATAACGTCAAAAAGGAACGCCATTCCTGAATAAGGCTTATTTTCATTCTTTCGTCGCCGCTTTCTGTCATAAAAAGATATAACCAGGCTAATACATATATCCAGAAACAGACGACGAAGAAAATGACGATGCCGATAACGGTATGCCGTAGATTCGGCGTCGTTTCTAATTCTATTTTGGATAACGTACGGAATGCCATATCCTTAAAATCTTTTAAAAGTTTCATTCTAATCGTCAACTACTTCCACGAATAAATCTTTTAAGTCATGTGTCTTCAGATTCACATCTTTAGGAACGGATAACGTAATCACGAAATCGATATAGTTCTCTGGATTATTCCGGTCTGTACCGTCATTTGCTTTCCCGCTTAACGGCATCGCTTCTACAAAAACGGCTGTCGCGACTGTTCCAGATATATTCAAGGAAGCCTGCGATTTCTTGGTAGCTACCGTAAGATATGGAAGAAGATAAGCGTCCTCGGCATCTTTAAAATATAAGTTTAATTTTAAGTTCCCGATATTCGCGACGTCTTTCGTACCATATCGGTTATTCCATAATCTTACGACAATAGAAAGCGGTTCTTCCTGTGTATAACTGCCGGCATATTCTGTTTCTGTTTCTACGTAATCTTTATTGATATCCTGGGTATACCAGGTCAGTATCGGTTCATTCATAAATTCAACTCCTCCTTCTATTATCCGATATGGATACCCGTTATATATAACGAAGCGCCGGATACGATGAATTTACTATTTAAGGCTAACGTAACGGATGTACCATTCTGTATCAGCGAATAGTCGGTATCCTTGATTAGGATATTATTCTTCTCGTTCGTGATATAGAATATTTGGAAGAAATCCGTTGTCTTTACATTCGGTATCGAAAGAGAGGCCGCTACCGTTATCGGTCCTACGTAGAAAGCGTTACCGAATAGCTTATTCGATATCGAAGCATCCAGTTGACTTTCGATTATCTTATCGGTCTTTTTAACACAGGAACTGATATCCGGTACATTCTTCTTTAAATCGGATATCGAGGTTTCCATAGCCGTGATACGATTCGTTACGTTCTGTGTCAGCGTATCGAACTGAGTCTTGATATCCTTTCCGTTTCCAATATCGCCTATTGCATTCTTAGCATACGTAGCGTCGGCTTCTATTTTATCGATGACTTTCTGTAAATTTTCGTAAGACCACATATGCCGTGTGATCTTATAAGTAACGATGTCGCCATTGGAAATATTTTTTGTCGGTGCCAGCATGAACATATTGGATAATGTTCCTTTATCTTTATCCGAAGCTTGGGTACCATCCGATAAGGTTTCGTAAAAATCGACGTTTCGTCTGAGCCGATTCCCGTTAATCCATACTTCTAACTGCTGTTCACCTATTTCGTATTGCGCTTTCTTGCTGCTACCCAAGGTTGTATCAGTATGAAACAACCTTGATCCGTTATATGGCTGCGAATTTTCTTCCGTGAAAATAGCCATCCGCTGGAATGTCTCGCGTTGCGGCGTACCTCTTACAGCTCTCGTTACGACAACTTGCACTGGTGTAGCTCGGTCCAACGGCTCGATCAATTTAAAACCAATGCCGATATCTTCATATTCATAATCGCCTTTACGAATAACTTCTGTGAACTGGTCTTTCATCAAAGGCGCGTTATCAATATAGATGTCTAAAGCATCTGTATTGGGTATAAAATATAAATCGGTCTGATCCTTGTCGAATAAGAATGTTTGTAGATCGTCCGGATTCTTTTCTTCCGTAAAGATATATCCGTTCCGTATCGGACAATCGGATTGATCATTAATCGGTACCCAGCCATAGGAGCCGTCTTTTTCCCGCCAAATATATAATGTATTTGTTGCTTCGTCATACCAGATGTCATCTTTTTCCGGATTCTCTGGTTCTATAAAATAAATGAACTTTTGTTTCTTATAGATTTCTCCGTTCAGCCATAGTACGTTATTCGGATCGACATAGACACGGCGTAAATATCGATTTAGATTCAAAAGCTCGACGTCGACGGTCGTTCCGATATGCCAGTAAGCAAATCCAAGCAGGAAATAATTATCTTCATATTCTTTGATATCCGGAGAACTCGGACTCGTCGAAATGATCCCTTTCTGATATAAGAATCCGGAGCCATCCTGAGCAACGAAAATAGCGTCGATCCGATCGTTCGAATATAGATAATTCACGTTGACCGTATAGCCGGCCCAATCTGTTGATACTAATATTTTATTCTCGATGATCGAAACATAAGGAACGTTCGTACCTTCTTCTGTCTTTATCGAAAATTCAGAATCTAATGGCTTTATTTTATGTTCCGGCAGATTATATAATACCTGCGCATGGATAGCGTCTGAATATACCGGGAACTGCAACGTGATGACACCTTGGTTCGATACTGTAACAGTTTCCCGATATTTTTGAAAAACAGGAGGCCCGACGACCTGGGTATAGGCGTCCATAATAACTTCTTCACCTTTTTTATTGATGAATGTACCCTTACCGATATGGATACTCCAGTTCGCTAGGTCTTTCGTTAGTTCGAATCCTTCGACGATACCCCATCCGCCGATACGTAATCGTTCCCGGTCTATCCATTGTTCAATCAGCCGGAAATTGAAATTTATATCTTCATCATGAATACCCGGCCTGAAGTCGAGATCCAATAATTTATTCTCTATCATATCTAATTCCCTTCGAAAATAAGTACCGGGATTTCACCGGACGATATATTCTTATCCAGTTCCTGCTGTATCAGATCCTTATAAGCGATATAATGTTTCGGTACCTTCACGATCAGCGTAGATCCTAACCGATACGGCCTGCCTAAGATATTTCCTTCATCGATCATCTCATAATTCGGCACCATATCCGCTTCTCCTCCACCCAATTGGCGCAAATCATATACGTTCAGGATACTTTCTTTGATAATCCGTATCGTAGCAACAACGATACCTTGCTCTTGATAAAGTAGCGCCGGCGTTAGTTTTATAGTATCCGCAATATATAGTATATATTCCTGATTATCGTCTGGAATAGAAAATTCCATATAATCGGTATCTAATTGTAAAGAGGAACTCTTATAAGGCTGTACGATCAGCTTATAACCGGTAGCAGTCTGGACATAAGATAAATCTATCTTTTCTTCTACTGTCGTAATTACGTCTGTTCCGGTACACACGAGTACGGTATTATTTTCGGAAAGGATCGTAGCCGCACCGTTCGGGATAGCCGGATCGGTTGCTTCCTTCTTTGCAAAGAACAATCTAGATTTATTATCGACTCCAAGATACGTTACGTTATCCGATGTATTCATATAATCCAAGACTAATTCAGCTTTTAAAGAAATCCCATCTTTTTGTATCGTATCCGATAGATTTATTTCCGGATGATTCTGCCCATACTTATTCCGCAGGTTCAGATAGTATTGGATCGGGACATCCGTGATCCACGAAGTATGTGATACCGTATGACAGTATGAATTCAAATAGACGTACATCAGGATTTCATAAATCAGTTTTGCATTATCTTTGATATCTGCAAAGAAATCTTTTTCAGATATGATAAGAAATCCACTGTGTTCTTTCTTCAATAATAATATCGGACATATCCCGTTGAACAAACTTATGTATTGGAAATCATCCAATGGATAAGCCGCATGGACTGTATCCATATCGAAATAGTACGGATACGATTTGATCGTATATTGTGTTTGATTATATAGTAGTGAAGAAATAAGCGCACAGGTCGTATCTTTTTTTTCACTGCTCGTCGTTTTTAGCATAGGTACGAAAGAATTAACGGCCATCCATATGTTACAGTTACTATCCAAGATATCGTTGATGGATATCGTATTATTGCCTGATTTAATAGAACCTGTACCCGTCGAAGAACCTACGAAAAGGAAATCGCAATTTTTATAATTTTGGTTTATTAACGAATTCGGATCTTCTGAATTCTCATTCACCGTGATATTCCCTGGGCATAGATCCCGTTTCGAAGCATCACTGAAGATACTGTTCAAATCGTATAAGAAATTATCAGATAAAATAGAATTCTCGACGACACCGATACGGATATTATACGGAGTACTGGATTCATAACGTCCGTTCCGTTTCAGAATAGCCTGCCAGGAAAATGATTCCGGCGTGAATTCCGTAACTTTCGGAGAATATAGATATTCGTGGCCGACGCGTTTTAAATCGACGGCCACTCTTTTTTTATCTTTATCAAAGAAATACGTATCCGGATCTGAAAATTTCTGATAGATATTTACCGGTTTTACAACGGTAGGTTTCATGAAATCCGGATTATAATCGATACGTAAATCACTGGATATTTCTTTATTCTCGATGTAAGCTAACGGGATATCCCGGACAGTCGTCTTTTCTTTCGCTTGTATGATATGATTATCTGGGTAGATTTTCAAGGTACTACTCTTCTTTCTTAGCTACTGTGATATATTTATCTTTAACGGGCTGAATATTCGTCGTGATATATTTCCGTATCATCCCGTCTTTTCCCATATCGTAGAAACAATGACAGGTCTGGTCAGAACTCGAAATATCGACTTCATATTCGCTTTCATCGTGCAGTTGGTTTATCGCGTAGCTATTGTCTTTTAAATAATCAATTACGAAATACCGATAAGCCGTAAGAATATCATCCCGTAAAAAGATTCGGCGCTTCTTATAATTTATCGTATAGGCATCCGGTGTTATCATATCGTATCGTGCCGCAAATAAATCGATCGAATGGATCATGCTCTCGCTGGCTATCCGGTACAGATAATCCGGATATATCTTTTCGCCTTCTTTGATACCATAGATAATGATTTTGCCGGCACTCGGATCGATATCTTTTTCGAAGACAAGGATCGTGCTGTCTTTCGTATCGAAGAATTCCCGTTCCCAGTTTGTATATACATATCTAAAATAATCGGCTGACTGATAGACGACAGCTAAATATTTATAGGAATTCCAGATATCCTTCGATACCGATACCGAATTATCCTGAGTATCCAGTGTATATTGTGTTGTCGATATTTTTGTCGAAACGAACGCGAATTTTTCGATATCGTCCTGCTCTTCGATGTGGATATCCGCATTTTCCGGAATACCATATACGGTTATCGTCGTATGTAGGTTATCGATCCGTTCTGAAAGGTTCATTGGCTGATATTTGTTGAATACTTCGATACATTGTTTCGGAATAACGACTTCTCGATAAGCCGCCGATAAGTCATACGGTTCACCATCATTATCCGTTACGATGATCGGTGACTGTATCTTATCCGAAATATATAATTTATACGTATCAGAATTGATGACATCGATCGTCTTTCCGGATTTTGTCTTGACGACTAGCTTCGTAACTTCACCGGATATATTATTGAAGACATAGAGTTTGTCGGATTTCTTGTCGATCGAGAAATCATGGCCATCGATATTATACTCGTAAGTATTATACTTATAAGTATATTCTTTATTTAATTCGACGCCGGCATCCTGTATCGTACGATATTCTTCGGTATTCCCATTGAATACAGAGTATTTCGGTTTCTCGTTCAATTTATATTCTGGTATCGCGAAAATCGTGCCGACCATTTCGAAAGATTCTATCTTATTCAGATCGAAGATAAGCACAGAACCTTCCCGTTTCGATTTACCGGTACTATCGGTCGATACATACGAGCTATCCCGCAAATCTTTGATAGCGATATTATCGATCGTACCATGGGTCCCGGTGAACTTCAGATTTACCTTTCCAGTTTCTTCTAACGTAAAACTCTTGTCTTCTTTCAGGATATTCTTTGTCCTGTCGAGGATAGTCGGCTGATTCGTCAAATGTCCTTCTTTGGCCTTATCTTTCAGCGCTTTATTAACGTAGACTACGATATCGGAATCGGCTGATTCTTTATAGGATACCCAGTACGTACCAGCCGGCAGTTCGATATTCTGCTGTTCAATATCGGCATTATATTCGCATTCCTGTATCGTGAATCCATCAGCGTGAAAAGAGACGCGGCCGCCATTTGTATTTTTTATGTTGACGACCCAGTCTTTCGGCATCCCGGATGCGATACTTATCTTATGAATCGTATTCCCAATATTCCCGTAGAATCCGATGCGATATTTCGACAGATCTTCCGATAACGGAGCCGATGTCGTCCAGATATTCCCGTATACTTTCTCCTGGGTATCTTCGTAGTATGTTCGCGTCATCCATATCTTATCTTCGTTCTTATAGAATGTCAGATGTAGACGAAACGAATCGTCTCTCGTAAAGAACAGTCCAGACGTAACATGCCGTTGTTTCTGTAAATAATTCTCTTCGACAGAATAATTATTATCGCCTAACCGATATAAAATGGAATATCCTGTCTTGAAAGGATCTGCCGTATCCGCTTCTGCTAAAAGAATACCGAATCCCGGAGAAACATATTCGATATCCAAATCGATGATACAGTCATTCGTAAAAAGATAATCCAGGAAAATGATATCCTGATCATAAAAACGGCAGCCGCCATCTTCTGTTTTTTCGACACGTCCTTTATAATCGAACAATTAAGCCACCACCTTCATGATAATACCGTCCATATGGATACGGCAGTTCGCACTGGACAAGGAAACACGCAACTGAAATAATCGATATCCACGGAATATATTCTCTGATGTAACAGATAATGTTTCATCTATCGTAACCGGTTCCCATGGTGTCCAGACGAGTGTCTTATCGTCTTCACGGCATCCTCTGATTTCGAATTGGATATGATCCAGATCATGAATACGGGATGCAGAAATCTTAGTCAGCTGGTAATCGCTGGTAAATCCGGTATCGAAAAGTTTTGAAATCATATTCCCAGAGTTATGATATTTGACGTGCGGCGCGTATTTTCCTTCGTAATATTCGCCAAATAACTGAATGGATTGGATGATCGAATCTTCCGGCATTGTGATACGGATACGTACATACTGTTTCAGATATCGAGAACTTACGATGATATCGTTTGTATCTTCTTTCGTAAGCACCGTCGTAAAAATACCATTTTCCATATCGGACGTCAGGATTTCGATCGTATAATTCTTATATGTATCGTCGATCAGCATATCGTTTATCTTGATATCCAGTGCCTTTAAGGATTCGAAATTCGGAATTTCGTAGAATGTCGTAAGAATCGTACCGGATTCTTTCTGGGTTTGAAATATATCTTTCAAATACGTAATCCGGTTGATCTGACAATCGTCGAAATCTACGTTTTCCAGCAACGTCAATCCGTAATCGACAGTCATACCCATCATGAGTTCACCTTTTCGGTCGAATTCGATATCGTTCTGTCTTGCAAAAGAAGGCGTAAAGCCAAGCGGAACTAGTGCGTCTTTCTTTCGGATTTCCGTAACGGTATAGCCAAATTTATCGATGTTCTTCTTATGGATATTTTCGATAGCCGTATCCGAGATAATGATTTCAGATAATGTAATCGGCGTGTTCGGTGTTCCCTTGATAAGAAGATAATATTGTGCTTTATCATCGTAATCTGTCAGTTTTAGCTGGTTATCTTTGAATTGTTCGATAGGGCCGGCATAAACAGCTTTACGGATATGCATATCATTCAATAAGATATCCTTGCATAACCAGACATCGGATGTTCCAGTTATATCCAGGCTGATGATGTCGTCTTCATTCAGATAATTTGTGATATCCAATACGGCATAACTATATAAAGAATCAGGCGTCAATACGATATCAAATCCGGCCCCATGTTCTTTTAACGTCTTATCCATCAGGAACGTATGCCAACCCGTAAAAGAATCGCAGGCCGAAATCGAGCGGAGTTTACTGATTTCCGGAATATGTTTGTTCGTCAGAAAATCGACGACACATAAAGTATCTAGATAAGAAGTAGCCATCGAACTGTTCGTTACGTGGTTCACTGATTCCATATTGAATAAAAGTTTCCCAGGGATCCTCGTTATATTCTTAAACGTTACGCCTTCGAAATGATCCGGGATTTCCTCGTATTGATCGGCGAACATCCAGTATTCTTTCCCGGCATCATATAGATATCCATTATGGACGGCGACGACATTCTTATCGCTGATGGCATAGACCGAAATTAATTGGTTATCCTTAGAAGATTTCGCTAAGAATCCATCGTTAGAACAAATAAGTGCCAGATGATCTGCTTCCGGATAGGATACCATGAACGTATCGCCATCTTTTTTATTCGAATATACATCAGGCGTATTATTGATAGCTTCGTAAGCATCGACTGTATAGCCGACAAGATTATAGAGATCGTCCAACGACAAGAAAGACATTGTCTTCGGCGCCAGATAAGAATACGTCACGGTCGCTACTTTACCGTATAGGTTTTCGTCATTCCATACAAGGATACCCGCATCCGATAACAACGAATATTTCGAAGGATCCAATGTGATGCCATCCACTTGGATTTCCTGTATGACAGATATATTAGAATAAAGAAGTTTCGTAAAGCCATCCGATTCGATACGGATATCGTCGATCGCTTCTTTCGTATCATAATCGATACGCATATTGTCGGGCGGTGTCACGATATATTCAGCAAGTTTTATCGTTTCTCCGTCTATCGTATATTCATCCTGTAATTGAATTGCGTTCGCGATAATAAAATTCTGTTGTAGCTGTTTTGTTTCTATCTGATAGTTCTGCTGGTTCCCTTGGTCCGTATCCATCTTGATATGAATACCCTGTTCCTTACGACCTAAAGACCAGGAAGCGGTGCCATCTTGTTTTTCGAATTCTATCGTAATCGTATCAGGAATATTCGTTAATTGAAATAACACAAAAGCTGAAGTACTCAGGATAGGACTAAAATTATACGTCATCTGAATATGCCGGACTTCCGGCTGGAACATCTTGACAGTATTATACGCAATATATTCCTGGTATGTATCCGGATCGAAGGAAACCGAAACGAATGGTTCCTTCGTTTCATAAGCTATCTTAGACGATATCGTATCCTGGATGAATACCGGCTTCACAGGGTTATCTCCTGTCGATATACGGTACATATCACAGGAAGATTCAAGGTAACTTTTCCGTAACGTAAATAATCGTTCCGAGTTCTTATTATATAGAATTATATTGGGTATGTTCTGGTTCACGTAACAATCATATCCGGAGATATGCTGTTCATTTAAGACATCCGATAACGTTTTTACGGAGCATAATCGGCTGGAAGTACCCGAAATAAGAATACTAGAAATTTCAGTACCCGGCGAGACAACGATATAATTATCGCCTGTCTTTGCGTCGGCATATATCTTTGGTATACTCGAACGGATCTGCAAATATTTTGATACATCTAAATAAATGATGCCATTATCGTTCGTGTCGTTCCGATAGTTTGATTTCGTTGTATAATCTTTAACGATCTGACCGGTCGTTTTATTGACAAGCGTGACACGGCAGTTCGTATCAATATCCAAAGTACCCGGATTCACGGATTTAATATTATCTATCTTATATACGGTACTATCCGGCAAGGTAGCTCCGATATGGATATATTTTAGATACGGTATACTATTTCCATAGGCTTGCATCTCGATGACGACTTCCTGCGCTTCTTTCGAAACTAAAGTGCCGAAAGGTGTATGGATCAATTGGATTTCTTCGTTCTTACTATTTCTGCCCGTAACAGAGAATCCGAAACGCGCTGCCATGATATTCTTGATATGGACCGGGTTCATACCGCTCTTCTGGATTTGGATAACGATATCAGTCGGTATATCATAGGACAAAGAAAACGTGCCGGCCGAGAAGATATCTTTTTCACGACGGTTCCCGTTTTCGGAAATCAGCAGATGGAGCGTCCCTTGTTTTGATGCATCCGATTCCTGCAATAAGTCAAACGAAAAGTTCTTTACAGATGACATCTTTATTGTAACTATACTAGATACATCATTATAAACATCAGAAATAACGGAACCTTCGTAACCAAAATGACCGGTCAAAGAAACGAACTGATTGTTCGTCGTATAATCAATTTTATCGCAATCCGGATACATCAGAATATATTGGTTATCGATATCCGAAGTATCGACGACAAGACGAGCCGGCCGTGTGATATCAGATATGGTCATCCCGATATCAGAGTCTTTTGCGTTTTCATAACTTACGAGATTCTTGATACTTTCCGAATAGAATTTGACATCAGCATCCTGGAATATCCCTTTGTATAGTTTAAACGAACCGGAAGGTTTCAGGAGTGATGTTATCTGATTGCCATCTTTCAGGTTGCATTTACCGATCTGCATCGTACCACAATGATCGCCATTTTTATTGACCGGTCCGTTCGGATAGAATAATAGTTGATATTCCGTATTAGCCGAAATGGCATCTTTTTTTATTTCGGTGATATTCTGAGTATCCAGGACGATATCCGAAATATACTGCGTTTCGGTATTCGATGAAGTCTGGTATCCACGGAAACTGATCGTATCCGGATTCAGTTTTACGACATTCGAAGCTTTGATACGATATTGTACCGGGATTGTCTTCAAAATATTCTTATATTTCTTTAAAGAAAGCGTCAGCTGTTTCTGGATCAGATTCTTCTGGATATACTGTTCGATTGCTTTTTTTGATTTCTTATAAGCGATAACTGATACATCCGTTGTCTTCGTACTAGATAATTCATCGGTCGTATGTACCAGCAAAGAATCATTATAGCCGACGCCGTCCTGATATAATTTTATCTGAGCATCCCAGATATGTGGCAGGAAGCTTAACGTCTTGAAATTGTTTTGCCAGTAAGTCAGGTTCCATTGTTTCGTCCTGGCTAAATCTTTATTTTCCTGCGCCAGGAATTCAAATACCGTACCATATCCATCATAAGGAATGGCCATATTCTTTTCGTCTGGTTGTTCCATCGTGACGACAGCTTTCGATAAGATATCGGATGCAATGTTCGTAATCGCGTTCCGTAATCCTTCTTCCGTGATACTGGTACGGTTTTTGAAAGTCGATATAGTACGGGTACACAAATCTTTATTCGATTCTTCATCGAATCGTTCTAGTCCGGCGAACCAAGCAAATTCATCAAAAACGTTCCAAACGTGCATCGGTATCCATTGGATACGATATGGATACCCATTGTATTCGTACGATAAATATTCGTGGTCTTTATCGACGAACCTGGGACGAACTAGGATATATCCATCCTGATAATATAAAGTCGTCGTATTCTTCTGAAATTCCTGGATATCGGTCGTTAACGTAAGATCGAAGTTCTCGATCTTTAATTTTGTAAAATCATCGATAGTTCCGACATGAGCCGAGCACAATTTATCCAGTACTTCATTTTCATGTCCTAAAAAATTAACCAGGAAGAAATCCTTCTGATATTCTTCGATAGCCTTGCGGACTTGGTTATATTCGTCTAAGACAGAAGATAATAGGTTCCCTTCTTCGCTCTTATAAGGACGGCGGCGTATGTTCATCCATCTTGGAAAAAATTCGATGGCTTTTAGAAATATCTGATTTATCGAATCCAAATGTTTATACCTCCGTCCATGTAATATCGTCGAACATCATTTTAGTTTCGACATTCTGTAAGACTTCTATCCCGGTTTGCGTTATCGAATCGATAGAATAAGAAATGATCCGGAAATACGTCACCGTATCGAGCGCCAGGATATCTTTTTCGATTGTACCAATACTTAACATCTCTTTCGGCGCGATGGCATCGATATAATTCTTGATACGTAAAGATATTAATGATTCCACGATTGAGATATCGGTATCACTACGTACCGATATAGCACATTGAAAACGTACCGGAAGTATCCTGGGTACGATATATTGGATATATAGCGAAGGAGAAATGACGTCTTTTAATCGCTCCTTCGCTTCTGTCAATGCGTTCGCAATTGTTTTATTCGAATAATCTTTCGGGATGACATAGGCGACCCCCGTGCCGCAGCCATATACTTTAGGTACATACGTTACGTTGCTGGCATAAGTCAGATCCAATAAAGCAGCGTCGATGGCAGTCGTATTCCCTTTTGCATTTTCTAATGTCCAATTATGTAATCGATACAATAACGTCTTATCGGTTTCTCCGGTACGCCGTACGATACCGACCATGGCGCACATATCATCTAAGTTCGTACCTGATAGCTTAGAATAAAGGTGCGGATTCTTTGCATCTTCTATTTCTTGGTACATCGATTCCATAGAATCAGATATAGAATTATTATAAAGGTCGATAACGGATCCGGGACGGATTAATTGGTTCGTCTTCTCTTCGAAGACCTGGGTTATCGTATTCTTGATTTCTTCAGATGTACGCATCGTATTCCCCTATAACGTGAAACGGCAGATTTCGATACCTGCCGTTGTCGATAAATAAATCGTGATATTTTGTCCATAAAAATAACCGGCCGCATCGTTATTTTCCGATACGACTTTCGCCGTTACTGGTAGTCCAACGATATCGGTCGCTGTCTGTTCGGCAATCTGTCTGATTGCTGACAGGTTATCTTTACTCGTGATGTCTTTATGCTTATAACTATATAATTTAGATCCGAACGACGTATCAGGTAATTCTCCGAGTTCTGTCTGTAACGCTATCTTTATATTCTGCGCCAATTCTTCGTTATCTATAACTGTATCCAGGCTGTACGTTTCATCTTCCCTCTCCGCTGTGTAGAACTGGATATGGAACGCGTTATCCGTAGTTATCGGAGTTTGTTCCTTATCAGTCGTGAAACGGATACGAAAAACAGGATATCCAGCGGTTGCGAACTGGATATGAAGCTTCTTACTCGGTATCGTACGAGAAAAAGATACGTCGTCGGTTTTATTTAATTTAAAATCGATCATAATTTGAATCCACCTATCGATAGATTGTCTAGATTAATAAACTTCTTGATTTCGTCAATCGCTTTCTGTTCCAGTTGCTGGGTATATTCTTTCGCTTTTTCTTGAGCTTTTTCGATCGCCGTATTGGCGGCCTGTTGGAACGTCGACAATTTTGTCTGGTATGCTTTGATACTGGCTATCTGAGGAGCCAGGTTCGTCAATTGCTTTTTGATAAGGCTTTCGGTTCCCTGACTGATTAGTGATTCGGTCATCTTTTGTAAAGACGAGAAATAAGTGCCGACGATCGGAATATTCGTCAACTTACCGAAAGTATCGTTTGCGATCAGTGAAGAAATACGGTTCACGGTTCTCGTCGTTGATAACGCAATCGTATTATCGATGTTGATATTCGTAAAAGAATCGATCGTATTATTCAACGTATTCTTCAACATCTTTCCAGTAACATCGATATATTTACCGCTTGCTATCTGGAATGAGTTCATATCTTTTGTGACTTCGGAAACGGCAGCATCCTGTATCGCCTGAGTGATGTTCGTTTTGATCGCTTTCTGTAATTCCGGGTCGTTATTCAAGTTGTCGTGATAGGCACGGATTAAAGCTTCTAATACGACGCGGTATTCTTCGACACTCTTTCCGGTTTGACCGATTTGGGAACAGGCGTTAGAAATCATATCGTCAATGTACTTATTATATAATTCGGTCTGCGCTTTCAAGGCATCCGGATCCGATGTTATGAAGTTCTTTATAAAAACCTGGGTACGTCGTTTCAGATATGGACTCAGCGTATTCTTCGCTCGATCCTGATAATATTTCGATTTCGCGTCGACTTTTTTATTGAAGGAATCGCCTGATTCTTTTTTGTTTATCTCGTCCGTAACTTTGGCTATTTCTTCTGTAGTATGTTTATTCAGATGTTCCAGATATGTTTCTTTCGATTTACCCAGCCAACTCGAATCAGAACTATATTTTTTGGCGGTTTTATCGAGTATATCTGTAACTCGGTTCGACATAAGGATACCTCCAATTCCGCCTTAACTATTACGACTTCTTCTTATATTTGTCGGTCTTGCTCAGTATATCTATGGCGTCGGATATCGAACAACCTTGTCTCAATAAATAATCGATATCATTCTGACTGTATGTACTCCCATTTGGAGCTGTCAGACTCGTCGTATATTTCGAATCCTGTGACAAGATTTGGATAGCTTGTTTCCGGGCATCCTCTTTTTTTAAATCTTTATTTGCGGCCATTAACTGTGCTACTAAATAATCAATATCGTTATCTTCATAATTCAATCCGTTTGGCGCTTTCCCGTTAGCACTCGATGTGGTAGCACTAGAGCTGAAATTCGCTTTATCTGTAGCGGCTTGTACTTGTGCCGAGGCATCCTGTCCGGCGGCTTCCTGTTTATTCATGACACCTACCAAGTCAACCGTCGCTTTCGTGATATCGTTCAATCCCATACCAGTCTTCACTTCCGGAGGTTTAACAGCCGGAGAAAATAATGGGATGCGCGCTAATCGCCGAATGAAGACATAACGTTTCAAATCCGGTTCCCATGATTTCGTAAGCACCGTACCCATGACCGTGAAATTGCCGACGATCCCCGTTTGGAAATCGCCGGTCGTCACTTGTTTGAAATCTGTTAAATCATATAATTTATTATTCAAGATATGATGGTTGATGCTGATTTCATCGGCTACGATATCGACACGGTTCGCCGTCGTCACTTTTTTTTGCGCTGTTTCCTGAATAGAACCATTACGGCTCAATAAAAGATGGGTATCCGTATTCGATGAAATCTCGATACTGCCATCATTACGGGTAGCCATGCTCGGGCCTTGTCCAGACATGACAGAAGATTCCGTACGCCTATCTGGATAATTCGCACGTTCCTTCTGTCCAGGAAGAGAGGGTTTGACTTCCTGCGGTATACTACTTTCTGTCATAATTTTAAATTTATTATCGATTGTCGTCGTATCAGATTTATTCGTTTCGTCTGCCATTTTTCCCATCTCCTTTTATGCTATTGTATTCCCGACGATACCGCCTTGGGTATCTACATTATTCTTACTAGCTGAAAATTGTGTCCGTTGTGCCCGATAACTCGACATGACACGGGATACGATGATGACAGTATCGTCGTCGATCATCAGGTGTACTGGTTCCCCGGCTTTGGGGAACCAGTTATCGGCATTACCGATCTGCACCTGTACATTCTTTTTTCGTTGGAACGTTCCTTGCTTCGAACGGTACATGACCGTACATTGGTTATCTCGTTCATTAGATTCTAAGACGATACCGATCGCATTTCCGATATCGTTTGCAGTTGCTTCAGGAACGACTGAATTTTTTATTGTATCTTTGATGCTCATGATATATATACATCCTTTACTGGTTCGGAGGAGTTACGACACATGCATATTCGCTTCCATTGCATTGATATTGGAATACCGTATGTTTCGTACCATCATCATCTTCACTGTTCGCGTTATCCATGATATTCTGGATGACTGTCGGGAATTGATCCGTTAACGGACTCCCGTGTGGTTCAATGATGAAAGAGAAACCGGAAGACGAATAAAGATTATTGTCCCCGACAGTATACGCTTTCTTTAAGACAATAAATTGACCGTTCGTATCTTTTATCGTCTGCGCATTATCGTTTGCGTTCGATACAGATCCATTCGTTACGATACGATACGCCTTATATAAGATATCCGACAAAACGACGCAGGCATCCTGGTGTAGTATCGGAAAATCGATATGTCCGTCATTATCAGTGATACCATATACCGTTGTAATATGTCCTTTTACATTAAGATTATATTCACGGATACGACTAATATCGGAGAATACTTGGGCATCATGTACAATACGAAGAAACCGGTTCCGCACGAAAGGTTCAATCGACGGGAATGATTTGATAACGATAAGTTTATTGAGCGCCGGATCTTTCGAAATATTCGTTACATCCGAACAACGATATTTATCGGTATTCTTTTTAACCTGGGTATAATCATCGACAGCAGCTCTCGGTTGCAGTTTCAATCGTTCCGAAGCACCTTCGAAACACATCGTACCGCGCATGATATTATTTTCCAGTCCTTTGAACATTTCTTCTGTTTGTGTCGGGTTTCCATCGGCATCGACCATATCATTTTCGTGCGTGAATTTCGCGGCTTCGTTCATGACATCCTCGTTCGTGAATAATTCACGGAAGATATTCGCGACCATGGAACCCATACTATCTCCTTTACCAGGAGCGAATACCGTACCGATGATCTTCCCGAGATAATCTTCTTTATCCCAGGATGGAGAACCATAGACCAATCCATGGGAGCCATCTAACCCGGATACATACGGTTTGCCATATCGTTTTAGCGGGAACACTTTTACGACACGAAGATTTCGTATCCAGTTATAAAGTGCCGAGCTTAACGACGTAGAAATAATGAAAGAAGCGGCTAGTCCAACAACCGTACCGATCAGGGCTTCCGGTGCTAAGGCAACACCGCCGGCAACAGCGAGTCCGCCTTTGACGAGCGCTTTAGCTATCGATCCGATATTCTTCATCTTACCGATTTTCTTTATATTAGAGGCTTTTTCTAATGTCTTCTTAGCAAGGCCACCGACTTTTTCAGTACCTTGTTTAGCCAGTTCTGTCGAGCGTTTTCCGAGCGCTGTCTTCTTTAGTGCTGCCTGACTATCTTTTATCAGTTTTTCGGCGTTCTGTATCGATTCCATGCCTTTCGTCGCAAAATACGAACCAATCCCTTTGGCTATCATGTACGTCGTAAATGTCTGTACAGAACGGGCTAAAATAATGGAGCACGCACTTTGTACGATGTATTCATCACGGTCATCGACCGTTACGATACAATCCGGTGTTACGGCAGTCGTAAATCCGGTCTGTGCCGAGAACATTTGAGTAACATCGCGGACTAAGAATTGTCCGTTCATATCCCGATATAAATCACTGAATATGATACGATCGTATGGCTTGACAGACGGATCCCCCATGATGACGAGCTGTCCTTGGTATAATTCCTTCATACAGTCTTTCAATTTCGAAGCCGACATATTCCAGGCTACCTTATGGTGTTTATCGTTCATCGCACCTTCCGGGATTAGATCGCCGATCGTATATCCAATATTGTCGGCAGCATCTTTTATGATGTCTAATCCTTTCTGCAAAGGCGTTCTAGCTAATGCAGAAAAAGTACCGTCTGTGCCGGCATTATCCTTTCCATATCGTCCTGGATATCCACGAGTACAATCCTGATATTTTCCGATATATTGAGTATCGAAAATAATGGATCGTTGATTTTCCGGATAGATAGAATAATCGGCATGTAACGGACCGACCTTACAATTTTCGGTGAAAGGTGTTTTCCGTTTAAATAACCCGGTGATAACAGTTTTTACTTTTTTAGTGGACGTCGTAATCTGGTTATTTACGATATCAGTAGCACTGAAATATACGTGATACTGTTGGAATGGTTTTCGTCTTTCAACGAGCATATTATTCGGCTGTTTATAGTCATACGCATAATAATAATGCGGACGTCCAAAGAATAATGTGCTTCGGAAATTGAACGGCGCGATACTCGTGATGAATTCCGGATTCGAGGAAGCACAGATATGTGCGATATCCCACAACGTCTTATTGGCTACTTTAAAAGATAATGTAGGCGGCCCTTCTACTGTTGAATTATCTGAATTAAAGATTTCTTCGTATTTCTGAGCCGGATTATAGATATCGTTTTGCAATGTGTATTCTGTCGTGTTCGTTGATATATTCCCTTGTAGTTTACCGGACTCATCGGTTGTCGGTTTCGTATTCCCGTTTATATTCGTCGTCGTATCGACTTTTGCGCTGGCGGCGATATATCCGAAACTTGGATTCTTATCGACTTCGTAGATATTCTGTGTCGGTTCTCCGGTTTGAATAATATCTTTAAAATCACGGCTACCGAAATGATATAAGCCATACGGGTTTTCATCGAAGTATTTCGAGATGGACCAATCTTTTACTTGTTTAGCTAACCAGCTACCCGTTGTCGTAAGGAGGTTATCCAGGATTGTCTTCGGTGTCTGTCCGCCAGTATCTTCAAATAATGTATTCCCCATGAAGTTACTGCGGTATAAGATTTTATCGATATCCGTATCGGCATCGACATCGAGTATTTGATTGCAAAGTTCAATACCGTCCCCCTGGGCTACCAGTTGTACAACAGGTCCTTCCTGTACTTCAGCGACAACGCCATTAAAAGAAAGTGGCATAATGGACGCATCGTTGCCATATCCCAAACGGACATGGATACGAGCACCAGTACGTATCTTGGCTTTATTAATTTCCTGCGTCGTTTTCCGTCTTATTTCTTCATCTTCTGCGTAAGCCTTCGGCGAGAAGATTGATTTGAAGACATCCGAATAATTATATTTATAATTATATTTCCCGTCTTCGTCTTGATCCGTGAATGTATTAAAGATATTGCTCATCGTGATGGTACAGATATCCGACGGATTCTTACGTGATTTCGTAATCTTGATATCCGAAATGGAATTCGTGTTATAGAAATTGTCATGCAGTTTCCAATAACCGATTTCACGTCCTTCATCAACTAGAATCATATAGAATGTCGGGAAGGCACGGAGCATACGGCCACGACAGTCCGATTGGGCCATATCCAGGAAACTATGGAGTAGCCAGGAAGAAGGTTTATTAGCCGCTTCTAATATTTTACGTTGATTGAAATCCGATACGAAACGCTGACTGGGAAGTTCCGCAGAATGGCCGAGATCATCCGGTTTGTTGATGACTCCCGTACCGACACAGGCTAAGATGAATTTACGCATAAGGAATTTAACAGTATCCTGAGTATTGTTTTCCGGCGTAGAATGAGCGGCTTCTTTGACGTAAGCGTTCAATGCTCGATAGTTCCGCTGTTTCATATCCTGAAAAATGCCGGTATCGCCATCAGTAACGACTAATGTCAGTGCCGCGAAAATCTTCCCCAAATCTAACGCATATCCAGATTCTTTCAAGAATTTCGCAATCGTAGCAGCCATCCGTTTTTGCATATCCGTCAACGCTAATGGATTCTGCTTGGTAGCTGTCGTCGTCGATTTCGTACCGCTCGTATCAGAAGATGTATCCAGTTGATTCTGCTTCTGCGCTTGTTCTTTTGATGCTTGGGTATCTTCTTTTACTACAAGTTTAGAATCATTTGTAACAGCAGTCGCTGTGCCTGTTGGATTTTCCGAAACGTTTTGTAAATTAGATGTAGCAGAAGAAGTCGACGTTGCCTGTTTATTCCCGTTATATTGATCGATCTGTTCCTGTAATTCAGCGAGTATCTGCTGTTCATTACGGGCTTCTTTTCGATGGATATCGAAAGAAATACTAGGCATCGTATACGTAGCATATAATCGGGATAACCAATATAAGAACTCACGGACGAATATCTGAGCCGAGAAGGTTGTGCTTTCGATCAGTTTCTGTTTGAAGTCTCGGATTTCAGATACCGTTTTATATCGATAATATGGATCGATACAGAATACTGGATTCGAACCGTTATACCCTTCCGCATCTTTTGTCTTTAGCTTATCGTCATCTAAAATATCTGGTGAAATTTTATTGATGATACCAGATTTAGAATAGAACTTGATACGGCAGACACCGACTTCTGTCAAACTATCCAATAGATTATTAAAAGTATCGCCGCCAGTTTCCTTTGCCGCATCATACTGTTCTTTTGTGATATACTGCCGTCCAGAAGGATCCTGTCCGACAGAATTCGTAGCTACACCGACGATATGAGCATCGGGAAGCCACATTTCGGTCGTATTCGTTAAAGCATCCTTGAACGTATATTTTTTACGGATTACGTTCGAAGCTAAATAACCGGCTGCACCACCTAATGCACTGCCTACCGTTGCCAGGATACCACCACTAGCGATACCACCTACAGTAGCGCCGATTACAGTCCCAGCTGCTGTTGTCGCTTGTTTATTCCGTTCTTCGAATTCCTGATAATTGAATTCTTTCCGTCCAGAACGAGCGGCTACTGCTGCGGCAAACAGATTGGATATCGTCGACATTTCTTTCGAGGCATCGTGCGTTTCATCCGCAAAACACGAGATATAATTCCCATAAATCCCGTACAGATACATATCAAGTGTGTCGACCGTAAAATTGGAAGCATCTTCGACGGGATTGTTCAAAGTATCTGTAATTTCTTTGACTTTATCACGGACAATTTGCAACCGGTCGTATAGATGAAGTCCTTTCGTCGCTTGATACGATATCTTGTCGGTCTGAGCATCGGCTTTCTTTTTATCGGCATCTGTTTGAGTATTTGTATCAGCACTACTGCCATTCGTATCTGTTACTGGCTTGACAGCTACTTTCTGGTTATCAGTCGTTGTCGTTTCGGCATTAGCGGCCATTATTTTGACATTTTTCGTATTATCAGTACCAGACGAAGTATCCTTATTGGTCGTAGCAGCATCTGTTGTTGCTTTCCCATTGTTATCGCCTTTCGTCTTATTATCGGTATTCGAGGAAGCGTTCATAGCCATCCAAGCCGCGGCGGCCGCTTTCTTATTCTTTTCGACTTGAGATTCGGCTTTTCCTTGTGCCGCCTGTTCTATCGCTTTCTTATCGTTAGCTAGTTGTTGTTGGAAATCCGGATCGTCGTCGTTCGTATTATCCTTATTTGCTTCATACGCTTCTTTTTCAGCCAAAGTATCCGCTTTCGTATTATGCTTAAAAATACCCAGTTTGATTTGGTTCAGATATAACATGAGTTCACGGAAATAATAAGTTTCCATGAAGACGACCTTTAGCTGTGGCGAAATATCCCAGGAACCTGGATCAGCAACCATGGCTCCTTCCAATGCTTCGTCCATGACTTCCGCACGACGGTTCGCGTCTTCTATTTCTTTCTTCTCTTGATCGCGCATGAAATTCATCTGTGCCTTAAATTTCTCGTTAGCCGATTTCATATCGATTTGTCCTAAGAAATTCATGTTCAGCTGTGCACCGAACTTATCTGAATAAGACGTATTTCCTAATCCACGTTTCATCGTATCCATGAAGCTGAAAATCGTTTCGCGGACGATTTCATTAAAGATAGCTCCAGGATAGATAAAATAGAAATCCGGATCCGGATATTTCATGGTACGGTTCTTATATCGGATGAACTGGAATCCATGTTCTGCAAGTTCCTTAACAGAAGGAAGTTCCAAATCTGGATATAAATTTACTTGCGAAATCGTGTCAGCTAAATCGAAATACGTATTGATCCGGTCTTTTTGGATATCTTTATGATTTGTAATATGTTCGTTCGTATGATCGACGACGTTGACTCTTTTCAAGGCTTCCCGGTTCCGTAATGTCCTGTCTACCGACTTAAGCGTAAGCTGTATCGAATAGACTCCCGGGAAATTCGGTACCGTATTTACGACGACGTTATCGAACGATACTTCGTTGATACCCAGCATCCGCGTGAAATCAGAATCTATTTTGACAGGATACATTGGGAGTACCAGATGATACGTACGATGAAGATAAGCCGAATATTTCGGTAGCTTATCCAAGAGTGCCGCTACGCTTTCTGATGTCGTTGTCAAATTAATGACTAAAGAACAATCAGTGCCGCCCATATATTGAGGTGCTACGGAATCTGAATTCTGTAAGGCTACTGACGTCATCGTATTCGCGAATTGTACGGAAATAGCGTCGATCCGTACATGGCTTAGATATGGTTCGAAAACGATGGAGTCCGGATCTTCGATATCGATAGACTGTTTATATTTCATCGCTTCCGTATTCGCGTCTTTCGTATTCGCATGATCGTAACAATATGTTGCGAACAACATATCTTTCGATTGGGTATCCAGATACCAGGTGCCATTCCCATCTTTTGCCAATGCCACAGTCAATGTTTTATCTTTGACGGCATCGCTTAAATCGATAGAACCACTGTCGGCTCCAGCCATGTCCCGTAACGTTTGCAACTGGGTGTCAGATTCGATACTAGGCGCATCTATTTTTATTTGGATATAAGGATATGAAGCTCCGTTTGATGTGCTGGTAGAAATATCGGCTACGGCTTCATTCCCGTATTGTCTTACATATTTAGCGACCGTAGAGAATACTGTATCGAACTGTTCGGCAGAAGGAGAATCTGGCAGATTCGAAAGATAATCCTGTAATGAACTGTCATTCTTAGCTTCATAAATCCCTTGGACGACTTTTGAAATAGCATCCATATATTTCTGTTGAGCTTCCGTTCTAGGTTGAAATGTTCCACCAGACGCTTTCTGTGCCATATTCCGTTTTACGTTCAGCAGTTTATTCAGATACGATTCGGAAGCAACATAGAAATCCATCTCCGGTGTATCGAACCGACAGGGGAGCATCGCCGTACGATTCGAAAATAATGTCTTCGTCATGAAATCTTTCGACGTAATATCGACGCGGCTATTATTCTGAGCCGCTTCTTCGGCTAACTGATTCCCTAAGATCAACGGACGCTGATAATAGTAGCGCATCGTTTCGTAGTTGATCATCTTCGCGAAATAATTCCGGAAGTCGATTTCTTCGAATTTATCTGGTATCTGCGGTAAGAAGGAAGCGGGGCTGAATTCGCGGAGTGTTAGGACGCATTGGATAAGTTTCGGAAAATTCGGTACCGTCGATATCGAAATATTCTGAAAGCAGACGGCCGTTACGTTCAATACTTCGTTGATGTACTTATTATCGATTGGAACATATGGAACGAGCCTGAATTCAGAAACCAAGGCGCGCAATCCGTTCATATAATAAGTAATCTTGGCATCTTCCGGATTTTCTACCTGTGTCGATTTCGCCGTCGGCAGATCTGTAGTCCATGATACTCCGTTGATACCTTCTTCTTCGTTAAAGAATAAATGAATTTCAATGAGCCGATCGGAATGTTCCCCGCCTTTAGCTATTGTACCTTTAGCACGTACAAGTGGTATCCGTTCTGTCGTCGTTTGCGTAATACAGCGGATACTTGTCGGAGGTACCATGAAAGCCACATCACCAATCAGACAGGTCCATTCCTTTAATTCGTCGAAATTGGATATATCGGCCATCGCTTTCAATCGGCCCAGATGTTCTTTCAGAACTTCTTTCTGAACATCATATCGATCATCGAATTTCTCTAATCGGTCCCATAGAGCATCGGCATACAAGGCCCAGTTATATTCATAGCTTTCTGATCCAAATATGTCTGGCGCCAAGTTATTCAATGCGCCGTTTACGACAGATCCATTGATACTTTTATTGACCTGCGTCTGTGGTGTTTCGGACGCAATATATTTCGCAGCATTAATCCAGATAGGCGTATCGGAATCCCCGAATGGACCATATAAATAAACAGCGCCCAATAAACGGCCATATAATTCCTGCCCAGCCTGGTTAAATCCACTACTCTGAAATAACGAATGACCAATAAAAGGCGCCGCCAATTGTTTTAAATCATTCCATACGTTACCAGTTGGCGAATAGGAATCCTGATTATTTATCGAACCATTCAGGAAGTGCGTCGGATAGCTGGAATTTCCTTTGATGGACATATTCGCGGCATTAATCATGATACGGCAATCCGTAGCCTGGTTCACTAGTTTATGCATGATGCGACCGGCCGCATACCCTTGTGCTAATAGCGCTTTATTTGTACTATCGACACTAGCGAAGACATAATCCGTAGCTCCTGTATAATCCAATCGACTATAGTCGCCACGTAATTTGGCGTATTCGTCTTTGCTAAGGACTTCCCGTTTCGATCCGCCTACCGTGATATAATGAGTATTCGTATTCGGATCCCTGGAATCGTAAGTCCAGGATATTGCGTTATCATTCGTATTATTTGTGCATCCATATTTGATGAAAACACTATCTCCGTCTGCCTGTAAATCACCCAATTTGCAAGAAGAGATACGGGATTCTCCCCGTGACGACAATACCGATACGTGCGGTACTTCCGGACAATCGACGCCGAAAACGCGGACTTCCAGAGTATCCAATTTTACTTTACTCCATATTTTATCGGCTGAATCAGAAGAAGTCGGATCGTATCCAAGCATCTTGATAGTCATTTCCTGAGCCGAACTTTCGATGAAATTCTGTGTCTCGCTATCACCGCAGTTACATTCGGAAGCCGAGAAACTGATCGTATCTCCGTCCTGATATCCCATGAATACATCAACATCCTGAGATTCTCGTTTTAAGTTTGTAGGCTGGATGACATATACTTGTTTATCGGGATAGTATCCGGGTTCCATAATAGGCGGATCTTCCGTATAATAAACAGCAGCTTTCGTTTTATCAATCGGCGTCGTGCCAGATCCTGCTTTTACGGCGTTGGCTATATTGACGTACCAATCCGTATCGACAGCATTTATATAAAAATCTCGGTCTGTAGGCAGCGAAAAAAGATTATTGTCTATGATATCCGTCTTCGCATCGACTAAAGAGTCGATTTCTGCATATCCCGTTTTCTCTTTATCGGTATCCGGAGTCCGTTCAATTATATCCGGACTCTGTTCCGTATTCGTCGAGATATTGTTCGTTTTCTTCGTATCTTCTGCGTCGGCCAAGATAATGAGTCCCCTTTCTTTTTTATAAAATCAGGGTACTATTACCAGACAAAAAGAAAGAGCACGCCTTCCGGTGTGCTCTCTTTTATTCTATTAGTTCGTCATAGCAGACTGGATATAATCCGCGATCATATCCGGTGAAGCAGTTGGCGTATCGTCTTTCATGTGTGTAGAGATATTGATATCCATCTGGTTGAAAGTATTGCTGGTCGCTTGATTGATGACCTGCTGCGCGAAATCTTTCCCTTGCTTCGTCTGTGCGTTGACATTGATAATGTAGCCACCACTTGCCGAAGATAATCCACGTTGCGCCAAAACACTCGTATCCGAAAAGTTTGGCATCGGTTGTGCATTAACTGGCCGTTTCTGTTGCTGTATTTTCTGTTCAGCTTGCGGATCTTCCGACGGATTGCCGCCCATATAACCGGCAAAACCTAATCCGCCGATGATGCCGGCGATGACTTTTTTACTACCGCCTGTTTTTTCGACTGCTTTCGAAGCTCTTTGTAGGAACGACTCATATCGTTGACGGTTCGCTTTCGCTACCGCTTCATCTAATTGATAAGGACGTACTTTCGGTCCCCGGTTCCGTTCGGTATGGGGAGCTACGATATCGGACGTATCGCGAAGGTGATGTTTTTGTTTATCCTCTTCAGTGAGTGGTTGAACGATAGCATTCAATACACTGCCTGTCAAACTATTCTTGGCTATATCGTCGTGCATCGAAGCTTCTAATGCCGTAGCCATCCGTTCGGTATCGATTCCCTTATCAGATAAGAAAACCTGATCCAAGGCATTCATTTCAGCAAAAAAATTCGGCATCTTACGGAATAGATTTGGTAACGTTTCACTAGCTAACTTCGCATAGTATTCCTTGTCGAGTGTACTTTTCCCGTTTACGGTAATCATTCGGACACCAGGCGCCTTAGCGGCATTGTGCCGTATCCAGTCGGCCATATCGTTAAAAGCTGACTGATCGATACTGCCATTCTTAGCCCGGCTCATCCGTGTCGTGATATCGATCAAATTGCTGACTGCCTTTGGATCCGGTGCACCACCGATAGAGTTCTTAGGAGACAGGAACCCTTCCTGCATGACCGTGAATAGATTCTGTAATTCCGTAGCTTCCCGTCCTGGGAGTAGATTCTGTGCCATCTGGGTCATACGAGCCATACGATATACCGGAAGGTCGACGATACCGGCAAACATCTGTCTCGTTTTCGTAAGCATAGCCCGTTCGTTCGTAAGTACCTGCTTATAACGATTAAAGATACCGGCACGTTTTGCGTCGACGCCAGCCCACTTTCGTAATTTTTCGGTTTCTTCATCCGTTAATTCGCGGCTTGCTTCGATATTATTCCTCGTTTTGAATTCCGATTCTAGTAACGAGTAATCCTGTTTAGCCGTTTCTGCTTCTTTAGAGGATAGCATAGCTGTACGAGGACGACCGACTAATAATTCAGGATTTGAAGCAGCGAATTGTTCCGGCATAACCTGTTTCGCGAATTCATTACGGAATTTCATCATATCGACATTATTATATCGTCCGGATTGCATCAGCTTATCGACTTCAGCTACCGTATCCTGTGCTTTGGCTAATGCGGGGTTCACGATGTTCTGCTGATATAATTCGGATTCGATATGAACGTTCGCAAAATTTTCCCACTTCGTATTGATGATATCCATATCAGCTACAGAAAGATTCCGGAATCCATAACTCTTGGCGGTTGCAAGGAATCTTTTTTCGTTATCTTTCACCGAATTCAGGATACGGATATTCGATTCGTTCAATACGTTATGCTTATAGACGAATTGGTCCGCTGTCTGTCTTGCGGCGTCACCGTCGGTATCTGCCTTCATCTTTACGGCTAGATAATGGGACAACTGTGCCTGTCCATTTTGTACATCAGTACCGACATATAATCGAGTAGCTACATCGGATCCGGCATAGTTCGAAGGAGAACGGTTTGTATGGACCATGATACCATTCGTCATTAAGTCCTGCAACTGTTTTCTACCTAACGACGTCGTCAAATCTTCTGTAATCAGGCCCATCTTGCGAGCGTCTTCCGGAGAGATACGGACGATATCCGGAGTCAATCCTGTTTTCTGCGAATATTCTAAGACGGACATTCCGTGTATCTTAGCTTTCTTGGCCCAATCTCCGTGGATATCCATTGTCGTATTGGTTACGTTGACTTTAGGACGGATCGAATAAGCCATACCGACATGCGAGAACTGCTTAAGCGGAGAAACGCGGCCAGAGAAAATGCGCTGCTGGGCATCCTTTAACTGTACTGTTTTAATTGCGTACTGCTGGTACAGATGCTGTAATTTTGCTTTCGCTTCCTTATCTTCCGGTTGATCGCCATATTTCTTCTGGATTTCCATGATACGGTAACGTACATTTTCGATGCCCGAGAAGGTACGGCGCAGATCATCTTGGATTTCTTGTGAACCGAAAGCCGACGGAGAAATGGCTGCCGTCGCTAACGTCGAGATACCGCCATAACTTTTAAGAAGTTCTTCGGTGATACCCAGTTTCGTATCTGTTAGGTTCAATATCATATTCTTATTGAATATATTCGGTATTGAGCTTTCGACTAACGCTTTGGTACGAATGTCTTTCATCTTGGCGATATCCATACGGGTGAATCCGTAATGCGTGACTAAGTTATTCGCATCTTTCGCGGATACACCTTCAACCTTATTCGCAAGTACAGCCTGCATACCAGAAGCCCCATGCGATAATTCACGTACAGAACGAAGTGAAATCTTTTCGTCTTCGAATCCTTTTTGACGCAAGGATTCGATGATGTCCTGTTCTTGTCTCGATAATCCGCTTATCTGTTCTTCCGTTAATTCGGCAACGGATACGGGACCTTTCTTTCCGTTCGCCTTTATCAATTCTTCCGGCGAGAAGAATTGATTGCTGCGGATTTCCTGAATATATGGGTTCTCGATCGATTGGTTCAGATTCTGTGCCAGATACGCATCGTCGTGAAGCCCAATACCGTATATCTTACGGAAAGATTCTTCGGAGCCACCCATAGCAAGCCATGATTTCTGCGCTTTCTGGATACTTTCGGTACTCCGGCGTATCAAGGATGCTTTTGCTAATTCACGATCGCTGACGTTCCCGGCTTTGTTTATCTTATCCAGAACATCCGATGTATTCATACCACCGAGATGACCATTTCGGAAATTATCGTGGACAACGGAAATAGACGATGTCGTCAGATATCCTTCCCGTGTCGAGCATAGTGCCGTACGTTTTCCGTTCTTATCAATAGAGATAGCTTCCTGGTTATCCGGGTCTTCGAATCCACCAAGGATCTGTAAGAATTTCTCTTTACCTTCTTTAGTGCCATAAATATCTTTTGCGGCCCGTTCCAGTTGTTTCGTACTGATAGAGAAATCTGCTTTTTCGGGAAGCAGGATACGTCCCGTTTCTTTATCGATACGTAACGCTTTGACTGTATAGTCTCCGTTTTTGTCCGGCATAAGGAATACGGCATTTTTCGCTTTTTCCGGCTGTAAGGCATTGAATACGATAGCATTCGCTTCGGCTGTCGTTTTGCCGAGATTCCGTTCATGCAGAATCATATCGGATATCAGCTGATTGACTGGTTGCCATGCACCATGGTGATGAATGAATGGGTCGGCATTGATACCATAACCACCGGTAGCCGCGTGAAGGATACGACTCTTCAGGTAACGTTCAGCTTCTAGTTTCTGCCCTAATTCTTGGAATCCTTTCGTACCGATACGCTGTCGTATCCAGGCTTCGTAATCTTCTTGATTGCGGATATAGGTACGGAGTTTCCCGGTCTTTTCGTCGATAAATCCGACACGGCTCCTATTATCTTTTCGTTTATGCGTATAATTCTTATCATTATAATTAAGAATATATTCGTTTATCTTAGAAACCAGATAATCGTTATATACGAATCCAGGTTTGATCAGGTCTTTGAATATACCGTACGATAAGTCTTTCGGGATGCCTTCCAAGCCAATCTTCTTTAATGTTTCTTTTACTTCCGGGAATACATCACCGATATATCCATAAAGCTGGCGCGTTTCCGCTTTTTCCGACATGTCATGTACAAGTTTGACAGCGCCCTGGCCGGCTATCTTTTCGGTATAGAATCCACCATAGTACGTATCTTTTAACGTATGATGAAGGATATTATAGAAATCTTCCGAAGTCTTTATTGTAATCCCTTGCTGATCGGCTACTTGATAAACAGCTCTCGTGATTTCGTCAGCATCGACTAATTTATTGGCACTATTAAAGAATCCGCCGCGCACGATGCCCGATTCTTTTTGGTAGATCGTTTCTTCGGATTCTGCATAACCTCCGGTACGACGGAAAATGGCGGTCCCTTCTTTGATATACTTCCCGGTAGCATATCGCATATGCAGATTCCCTTTTTCATCTTTCTCTAAGATAGGAATCAATTTATTTGCATCTTGTATCTTATGTATATTCTGGATATCGTCGAATCCGGATAATTGCAGATCTTCTTTTAATTTTATCGGATTAAAATCGTTCGTAATACCGGTAGCATCCAGGATACGGGCATCTAATAAAGATCCGCCTTCACGAAGTGTAGCATTAGTCGTTAATTCTTTTGCGGCTTTCGAGATCTGGTTTTTCGTATAACCAGAAAGTTCTTCTACTGCTTGTCCGGTCCGTTTATCGTATAGCTTCCCATTAGCACCGAAAACTAAATTCCGTTTCAGTCGGTTGACTTGCTTCTGTAACGTTTTCTGATTCCCTTGATAGACTGGAGCCTGGATTGTTGCGGCATATTCAGTACCGTTGATGTCACGAGAATTGAACCATGAATCTCCGGCTTTTGTCATAAGTGCGTTGCCGACCGTTACATCGTGGATACCTAATTTTTCAAAAATACGTTCTGCCGTTTGTTTTTGGAATACAGTTGCTCTCGTAACCTGGTTCTGAATATCACGAGCTAAGTTCGTATATCCTTCGCCGCCGACAGCTAATTCATTTGTTAGAACGATTCCATTAGATACCATATGGTTCTTATAGTCGAAATAGAGGTTTTGCATATAGCCATTCCATAAGATACTCGCCGATTCCGTAAGTGGTGTTTCACCTGTAAGACTTTCGTTCGCCATCTGTTCATTCAGATTCGGGAGTATCTTATTGAAAATATTCCGCTGTTCAGCATCTAATCGCCCTTCCTGAAGCTTTGCGATTATATTCTCTGGATGTGAAGCATTTCGATATCGATTATAGAACTGATTCTGAAATTCAGAGGCATCTTCGTTAGATAATGTTCGTAAAAAAGACTCATCCTGTGATAGATTCAATAATCCGACATACGAATGCGAAAAATCTAACGAGAAATTGAATTTAGCATCTTGTAGACTGCCTTCATATAATCCGATAGCACCTTGTTCCCGGAAGTTACGAGCCACATCGCGGATATAACCGAGTGTAGCCGAGAAATCATCCGTATCGACTTTTCGTGCACTGATAGAATACGTTTTATCAAAAGCTCGTTTTAAATTCGAACGGAATTTAAAATTACCCGATTCGATAGGGCCTTCAAAATCATATCCCATACCCAGTGCATAATGGACGTTCCCGAAACGGACTGAAAGTGTATCACCATACATCCCGACTCTCGGCATATATTTCGTAACATCTTCGACTTTCGATCCAGAACTATTATATAAAAAGAATTGACCTGTCGTCCGATCATATTTTAATCGAGTACCGGAAGAAGCTTTCGCGAATTGGCTGTACACTTCATTTAATTCTTCTTCGATGGTACGTTGCATAGTCAATAATTGATTAGCCTGCGAAGAATCTTTTCCGTATAATTTATCGGCTGTTTCGACGATATCGAATTCCGAGCCACTGGTTATAGTGCTTAATGCTTTTCCGTATGCTCGTTGTGTACCTAATGTATTCGAAGCTGCATCTACGGCATTTTCGAATAACTGTTGTCTGAATCTCGAATCTTTTGATACTTCAAGGAGTATTTCCGGATGTTCGACAGCGAATTTTAGATCGACTTTATTCCGTGCCACGAATCCAGAATCCGGATGTGCTTTCCGGTATGCTTTAATATCTTCGACAGTCAACGAAGCAATTTGCCTAGGATTGATATTCTCACTATTCAATATCGATTTAACGAGATCATATCTTACTTTCTCTTCATTGGATAATCCTTTGTCTGATTTCCGAGTGATAGCATCTTTTAATTTAGCAAGTGCTGGATCACGACTTTCTGTAATGAATCGAATCAAGATATCGGATTGACGGCTTATAGAATTCTTTTCGAGCGTCGGATCTGTATTATAGAAATTCAGGACTTTATTGATAAAATCATAATCAGCCGTATCTTTCGTAAGATCTAATATAATCCCTTTATTTAATGTAGAAATAGATTCCTGGCCGGCCGTATCTAATTTATATTTATTGAGATCCGGAGCGAGAGCTAAAGCTGGGTATCTTCTAGCTATCTCTTCGGCTATTTGTTGATGGACCATACCGGATATCTCTTTACGGATCCGTTTTTTCGTAGCTTTTATGAACTGCGGATTATCTGTATGGATATTCCCACTTCCGAATTCACCAGCCGCTTCCCGCTCATCCAGAATTTTATCGAACTCTTCCGTGACCGGAGCAACCATTCTTTTATAAGCATGGTTATATTCGTCTCCTATATTCCCAATGATAGTTGATAAGTTCATTGCGTAAGCCAGAGAACCAACTTGGCGTACAGCTTTGTCTCCTCCTGGTAGTTTCTTCATACCGAAATCGAGCCATTTGCTGATTTCTCTGGCATTCTTTTCTATCGTATCATTTAACGTAGATTTACCGTCGACAATCATATCGAGTCCTAATTTCCGTTGATATTCTAACGATAGTTGATTTCCGCTGGATACTCCATAAGCAATAGCGGAAGCCCGTTGCATTAAAGCATCTGTCAACGTACGATAATTCAAATTATTATATCGATCTTCTAATTCGTTGAAAGTATCGATACTGATATCCCATAGATCATTCAACCTATCTTCTGTAAAAGAAGAAGCCTGTTCCAAAGTACGACGCGCGCGATCATATCTCCTATCCCAATATCGATCCTCTATTTTATCTATAGATTCTTCTGGATTCTGAATGACACTACCCATATGAGACAGGTTATTCATAACGACGCTCTCTGTGCCGAAAAGATGGATTTTCTGATTATCTGGATTTTCTAACGTTAAATGGAATAATTGATTATCGACTAATTGTGGCGCGATTTCTTTAAACTGTTTCAAATGGACTTTATCTAATTTCGTGATATCCAATTGTTCCATACCCGATACTTTCCAATCAGTATCTTTCGGGATAGCCGCACCGACCAGCATATCGAAATCCTTACCGAATCCATTCTGTTCCATTTCTTGACTATAGCGTCCATATCCAGTGTCGAATAAGACGCTGGTCTTATCAGGAGATTCAGATAACATACGCATTTGGTCTGGTTTGATATATCCGAAAGAACCTTTATCGAAATGGATCCAGTCATTTATCTGTAGTCGTTGTGGTTCCATCGTTTCCGGTATTTCCGCCTTATCGATGATCGATAATACGGCATTTTTAAACGTATCGTTCTGAAGCAGCGCATACGACATCTTGGCATCGAAATCAGCGCTATGAGAAACGCCGGCACCATTTTTATATTCTGGATATACATTTTGCAATTCTAATTTGTCTTTTAATGTTGATAACTGCCATGGTGTTTTTCCAGGTTCAGCTAATTCTGAAGCATTCGTACCATAAATTGAAAATTCCATAGCCATTCGATCCTGCAAAGAAAGAGAACGGATCATATCGTTCATATCTAGCATTGGCTTAGTATCGAAACTTTTGCGGGATAGATTATAATTCTGTTCAAGATAATCCCAGCCACCGGGAATCATCGATATATTCCGTATCAATTTTGGATTATCGAATTGTTCGATATTATGACCACATACAACATCAGCCGAAAATATTTTCCCACCTACGATATCCAAAAAATCTTTCTGGTCGCTTCGCAATTGGATACCATTAAAATCGAATAACTTATCGCCAGCAGATTGTTCTTTTAATCCAGATAATTTCTGATATCCGGCAATAGCGTTCTTCTTAGAAATATCGGCATCCGCATAGCTTGCCATTTGATAATGAGCCATTCCATCATCGGATACGGTACGAATGAAATTCGTATTATCGCTTCCGATATTTGATAATGTTTTATAGACGACCTGTTCATCCGGTGTTAATAGGCTATAATCGGTTTCGGCTATTTTTTTTAATTTCTCCATATCCATATCGGATGGTAGTAAAATACTATTCCCGGACGATAATCCATCCGGACTAGTAAGCGGAGCATTCATCCCCTGGACACCATAAGCATACCCAATCTGCCAAATATTTTCGCCCATTGTTTCCGTATCATAAGCTGTGATACTTCCAGTAGTCGTAAGTTTGGTATATAAGTTCTTATAATAGCTTACGTCATGGATAGAACGTCTATCTGGTTGTGATGGCATATCGGCCCATCGTCTATCTATAGCAATCGTCTTGGATATCAGATTATCTCCAGTATTTTGTCTATTCATGAAAGGGTACAAATAATCATAAAGAATTCGATCACTGGCATCTTTTAAAGTTGAAGCCTTCATATAAGAAGGCTTCGTCGTATTATTAAAAGATGTAATTGTCGTTCGCGGATTATAATTCATTTCGGATTGCGATAAATACGACATATTCGTATAAGCCGTAAAGAACGGTGCCCGTTCTTTTATACTCTCGATCGTATCCTGTAATTTATTCGATTTCGTTGGATTGAAATCCATTTCCGTATCTTCCTGATACGGATTATATAATTTCTTTTTGTTTCTGGCCATATATTAATCTCCCGAAAACAAATTCTCGATAGTATTCTGTATATTCTGCGGCATAGCGTTTAAAATATGAGCCGCCATTTGGATACCACCAGATGGTTTTGGCTCGACCGATACTTCTACGTCAGACAAACCTAATCCTTTCAGGTTCGCTTCTAGCTTTGCTTTAACCATAAGGGCGCTACCGCCATTACGATAATTACGAATATTGGGTGCATTGATTACGTTCGGTTTCCGATATGCCGATTCATAGATACCATAGTCTGAGAACAGTAATCCTTCGTTTTTGACGACCTTGGCTTTAACATCCGAGAGATTAGTATCCGGCCGCCATCCTTTCCAAGAAGGACCAGGCAAATTGAACTTACGGAAGAACTTTTCGTTCGATACCGGTTTACGCCAATCCATGCCCCACATCTGACGGAGTGCCCGTTTTAATTGCGGGCTAGTATATCGTAATATCTCGGCACGTTTGTCAGGATCCCGTTCCTGGATGAATTCCATGAAGTAATCACGGTCTTCTGCTGGCAAAGCACGTAAGATATCCGTCATCGTAGCATCTGATTTCAATCCATACATGGTAGCTTCCGCGGCTTGTCTATATAGAATAGCGGATTTCGTATATTCGCCACCACGAAGGATCGTCTTTGTACTGGATAACGATTGTAGCTTTTTATTAATCGTTGTCAGGGCGTCCTGCGCAGCTTTCGAAGGATTCTTCTGGATATCCCGTTTCTCTTTTTCGAGCTGTGCTTTTATCTGCGTCTTCTTGATACGGTCTTTATCTTCGATACGGAATAACCGTTCAACATCGACACCCTCTTTTTCTTTAGCTAAGATAGCTGCTTTATGATATAATCCCATCATCTTAATATATGTCAAACGATCGAAATAATCGTTCATCATCCATTTGTCGCGTGTCTTTTCGGGTATCCAGACGCCTCTGTCATTTCGTAGCCCGCCTTTCGTAGTCGTACCCCATAATAATGTACCTGCGGCCAGCGAAGTAAAGACGCCCCATTTCTTTTTAAAAGGCGTAAAATGATTAATAGCTCCCGCTAACCGATATCCAAAAGAGCCATACGACACGGCCATATATAACGGGTTCTGGAATTGATAGCTGACAGCCAATGATCCGACAAGTGAGAGATCGGCTCCGATACGTCTCGTCCTCCGCTGGAAGGTACGTGCGCCGGATGCGCCTAATTTGATTGTCTTGCCAATCATGTTTCCGATAAAAGCTCCACGGTCTGTCATGGTATAAAGGATATCGGTCGCGCGCAATAATTTTTTGCTTTCGGCCCGATTCTTTAACGTCCATTCATGAGCGGCTCTTGCGGCTTGTCCTAACATGAAGATACCATAATCTCCCCAGCCTTGCATGAATCCGGCTTTGATATATGTATCCCAGAAGTTATTCCATGTCTGATACTGAGTACCGTAGATATGGTCATGCTGATATGATTCAAGCGGTGTATCGATTCGCAAGAACTGACTATGGATAAGTGGTAAATCCAGATGTCCGATGAATTCCGCGGCTGTACCGATAGCTGTTTCGATAGGTCCGTATTTACCTAGAGTAGCCGCGGCTGACGTATCTGATTTCTTATACCGAGCATCTCCATTATCGACCATCTGGGTACTGACGTTCTCGCCATTGACATAAACGGCGGCCGAGATACTTTTCGTCGTATCTTTTAATCGTTTATAACTATCGTTGCTATCCGTTTTGATCGTGACTTCCATTCCAGGCTGTAAGTATTGCATCATGACCTGATCCGTGCCAATCTGCTGGTTATCCTGTACCGTGATACCGGCTAACGTATAGATATCTTCGGAACCAGCTATCTTGAATTTACCACGACCTAATATTTCTCCGATCGTTACTTTCTGTACGTCTAATCCGCGATGTAAAAATTGATAGTCGTAAAACGTATGATGCTGGTTCGCGGCATTCGCGCGGTCACGGATCGCTTTGAATTCAGCTTTTCCCTCATCTGATTGTGCAGCTGTCTTAGCCGCTATTTGCTTCCAGAATTTTGTTTCGGGAGCATAAGGTGCAATATCAGATAGAATAGCGTATCGATCCAAAACACCATAATGACCGTATACATCTGGATGTAAGGAATGTAATCGTTCATAGCCAACACCTGGTAATCGTTCTTCGCCATTTGGAACGCTTACATATGGATCCCCCATTCTGAAGCGTTCAGGAAGCCAATCTGGCATTGTATTCTTTAACGGATTAATCGCGGTATATCGTCCGTATGTCGGTACGAAACGACGTAAGATTTCCATGACGTCGCCACCAAGACCACCCATATTTTGATCCCAGAAACGACGACTAAAACTTATCATATCGGAAGCATTAGCGATATGCGGTCGATTCATTTCGCCATAATCTCCGGCTAAAGAAGCCATCCATCCATAAATACCGGATACCATACGTAAAGAAACGGCAGCTGAATGAACGAATCCCATTCCTTGCTGACTATGTAGTGCATCTTGTATCTCGGATTCCTTGTCGATTTCTTTCTGGAAATCTGATTGATCATACCGTATCTTTTCAGGAATGAATACACCTTGTGAAGCATCCAGATGGATACTTTGTGATTTCTGAGCGTTGGCATCTGCTTGTTGCTTCGTCGCTGTATTCACGTCGTTTAACATTTGATAGACAACTTGCGAAATTGGATTATCGCTATTCCCGGAGCGGATCGCTAATTTTTCCATGAACGTTAAATCTTTTACACGATCTTGATGTATATGCGTTGTATCTCCTGGTACATCAGAGGCATAAACAGTCGGCGTTCCTTCTTCGTTTATCGTATAGAAATTTTGGCTGGCATCTTCGTTTACATGTTTCTCGTAATCTGCGACATCGATACCACCATGGTACGTATCGTATCCATTCGCATTCAGGTCCTGTGCCTTTCCGTTCTGATATGTAATGGACGTTATCTGTGTTGTCGGTGTTGGCGCATTATAAGCCATAAAAGCTTTTGGTTGGATACGTCCATTTTGTAAAACGAAAAGTTCGCCATTATTTTTATCGATAGCTTTTTGCTTTGTATATCGATTGATTGCATTTAAAAGTACTGAAACATCCATACCTCCGGATAATTCGTTTTGATGCATCATTTTTACTGGTTTAATAAGTCTGCCTATCGTAGCATTCAAAACGGTACCCCAAGGAGTTCCCTCCTGGAACATAGGACCAGTATATGGATAAGGACGATCGTTATAATGCATACGTTCTAACCAATAAGGATCCAAAATAGCTCTTAACGGCGATAACGGTGAAAATGGAGTTGGAATCAGGCTATGTGACCATTTATTAGACAAACTACCATACATCGACGCATCATAAGCATCAGCTGTAGATTCTCGTAATGCGTTTGGCCTCCAATATTCTATTTGCCCGCCACGAAATTCATTAGCTGAACCGAAAGCCCAAAAGCGGCCTTTTCGTATCGGATCGTATCCATTACGATAATAATCTAATTGTTCTTGATACGAACGGAAAGAATCGCCGCTTCCGTCTAAATATTGCCATACGACATTCGAATCTTTTAGATCCTTCAAAACACTAGTCAATCCGGTTGCATCTAATACTTTTCGGATACCTAAATTGATATTCGCAGCACCACTCCGTATTGAAGTTTCTGTACTCATCCCGGTAAGTTGTTTCTGCATATCGTTTGTAGCATCCAAGAACTGCATTCCGATATAGATCGGGAGCAATCGTTTTAGCATTAGGTTCTTAGATATCTGTAAGAAATTGCCACGGCCTTTATGGAACGATAGATCGAATGACACATTTAGTCCTCTAGGAACCGGAAGTTCAGTACCTAGAATCGTACTCAATAATCCAGAACCTAATGGATCCATCAGACGATTTACTAAATTGTATGGGCCTAGCATCGTAAGCGGTGTAATCTGCCGACTATGACCCTTCCCGCCAATAAACATACCAAAAACGTCTTTAGCGGTTCGTTCCGCTTTTTCTTTTGTCGATAAGTTTTCAGCATTTAAAATATTTTTAACTGATTTTATTGACGGATTTTCATAGTGTATACCGTATTTCGGGGTATCGATCGTTGGCTTCCAGGATTCATCGAAATCGACATATTCTTCGCCACTTCCCTGACTACGTTGTTTGGCAAAAGAATCGAAGTCAGCTTTGAATTTTGCGTCGCCATTACTCATCAATCCATAGACATTTTCGACGACGTGCTGCATATTCGTATCGTGTGTTTCCCGTATCGTATCTCGGTTCAATCCCGTACTCCACGAAATATATGCCTGCATCATGAGCCGTCTGGATTCTACGATAGCTTCATCGGATATTCCTTCATGTGTCCGTAACCGTTCCAAAAGCTGACGAGTATATCGATACGTATTTTCTGTTCCATTCTTAGCTGAATAATCCGAGAAAATACGCATGAACATTTCCTGCTGGATATCGCGTTTAAAGATACGGCCAGCCAAATCGGTTTCCCGTACCTTGTCAGACACATACATACTGGATAAATCTTTATGCTGGCGCATATACTGCGTCATGAAATACCGCGGATCCCGATGATACGAAGTCAGATCATCCCGTAAATCAGCGCTCAAGAATTTATCGGGGTTAATACCCAGATTAATGGATAATCGTTCAGCAATCGTATCGGTATCATGTAGTTGCGTGATGTCCAATAAATCGCGATAGATATCATTACTTAGTTCGCCATTTCGTTGTGCTTCCCGAAGAACGCTACGGAATTCTCGGATCGTACTCTGATCCATGGATTTCGTATTCCGATCAATGAAATTCTGGAACCTGTTCAATCGTCCTATCTGATCGTACAGTAACGGTCTATCTAGTGTTTCTCCGTTCGCTAATCTATTAGCTACGTCCCGATCGACATGCTGAAAATAAGCGATATTATTCCCGAGTGCTTCGCTTTGTTCATCTGATAATGTAAGCGGCGCATGGATATTCAAATCAAGATCCAGGATATTATGGAAGAATCCAGCCTGGCTCTGGTCCATAACGATATTGCGTCCATCTTTATCGTACATAGCTAGTATCGTACGTTTAAAAGCCCCGGTTTCGTTACTATGGGTACGAAGAAATGGAGAATCTTCCAGATATTCCCAAGAAGTATGGACTCGTCCGCCTTCACCGATCGTTACGTTTTGTTTATAATATCGGTTCCCGATTTTTAAAACGTTCGTGCTTAATCGTTCTTTATCATTTCCGGATACGGCTAATTCAAGACCCGGTACAAAATCTCCTTTATGCCACAAGAAAGTCTTCGGTTGACGGGACACATTTACCATTTCAGAAGCTTTCAACAGATGGCCTAATAAGGTATTTCGATATTCACCAAAAAGTGCGTCGACTCCATTATTTATCGTACGGAAAGAATGTGGTTTTAATATTTTCTTACCGTCTTTATCGATCGTTTCCTCGACACGGAATTCCTGCGAAAATTCAGAATCCAATATCTGATCGATGACCGAAAGTTTTTCCGGGTTATCTTTATATCGTTTTTCCCAGGCATTTATGGTCTCTTCCAGATAGTCAATGGCATTGATCGGATTATTGTTTTTATCTGTTACCAGTTTATTCTCGATGAAAAGATTCCGTATATCCGGATTTTCTATCATATCCCGTAACGTCATAGCCCGGTCGCCAGTCGCGAAACGGATCGCTTTCTTCTTTTTTAACCCATGTTGTAATTCTTCCAGATAGATTTCCGGCGCATCCAATAACTTACGACGATTGGCTATTTCTTCGTCTACTCGTTCTTTATTGATTTGAGAATCAGACCATAATTCATCGGTAGCATGTTCATATCCGATATCAGACTTACTGAACGGGACTTCGTGGATACGGTCCTGCATTTCTTCCAGGAATTTATCGGTTAATTCCTTATGCTTTAAGAGTTCGCCGAACATCTTATTCTTTAATTCCTGCAAGCGTGCCGGCTGGTTGCGGAACCCGTAAGCCCGTTCTAGATAATCGTGCAACTGGTCTTTTAAATCAGTTGGCAATTCTTTGAACTCTTTGCTGGAGAAAATAGGTTCTAAGATATCATCGTGATATAATTCAGTGCCTACTTGCCGACGTATATCATCTGTCTGATCGAACTCATACCGTTTCCGTAATAAATCGAAGATAGTGCTCGTCCGTTCGTTGAATTTATAATCTTCCGTACCTTGCGAAGCCGTATCGTTCCATGAATCACGCCAGCGTAATCCACGCTGTTTCCATTCTGGAAGTGTAGCCTGTAATCCGCCAGTCTTATTGATATCCAGCATCAGCGCATTCCGGAACCGATAAGCACGGTTCAATTCTTCAGATACCAGGATATCTCCGCCAGCTCGATAAAAAAGGGCGGAACTGGTTCCTATCGCCAGTGCCGCCTTTGCTAACGAACTTAGACCATCAAGCGGAGTTGAATTCGCATCTTGTTTTACTTGGTCTTCAGCCATTTAGAATCAATCCTTATATTTGTTATGTCTCTGCGCATTTTCCATTATCTGCGCATAATTCTCGGTTGCTTGTTTCTGTGCCAGGATCTTTCGTCTCGGACGAAGGGCCGGTGCTAATGACGTATCGACATCTGGTTGCGATGTAAGTCCTTCGACGCCAACATTTCCATCATCATGTTCCCAGTCGATCGTCGGATATTTTCGTTTCAATTCCGCTAACTTTTCCGGCGTCAGTTTCTCTTTCTTCCCACCACGATGATTTCGTCTCTTCTTTTTACGACCATTCGGCTTAGGTTCTTCGATCGTTTTTCCTTCGGATTCATCTTTAGTTTCTGGTTGTATCGGTTCCCGTTTCGGAAGGTTATATTCGAGTGGTGGTTTCGGCGGTTCCGGTTCCGGTTTATTGATAAACGCGTTATGGGCTTTATCTCCTTGCTGGAATGGAACGCCTCGGATATTGTGGAGTATCCATTCAGCTCTCGAAAAATATTTCAAGGTCTGTTCGACGCCCCAATTCTCCATATCCTCGATATCGATCGTCGGAAAAGCTTCATGGATGATACAAGTGATCTGATTATCGACGTCGGCCATATCTTTTCGATAATAACTAAGGATTCGTGTCTGTGCATCTGCCGTAAGGAATGAATTCTTCATAATTTGCTCGGCTAATTCGGTAATCAATCCGGCTGCACAGTTATTCATATCGAAATTCTCTGGATATAATAGACAGGTACTGACGATCAGATCTTCCCGATCCAGATCAATAACGGTTTCGCTTTCGAACAACGTCTTATATTCAGCTCTGGATAACGGACGATAAAAGAAGACATCGTCGCCGATCTGATACATATATACGTTACGGTACTTTTCGCGGAATTTAATCAAAAGTTCTGTAAGATCGATCGGTTTCTTTTGATAATCGACGATCCGCATATTATAATTCCCTCGTACTCTTCGTCATATTGAATCCAGATTTAGCATAAATTTCATCGCAGATCGTGATAACGACACCAGCATATTCCTGGATAAGATCTTCCAGATCAGCTCCCGACGGATATACGATACATTTTCGGCACGTATCTTCCTGTCGGTTCATGATGATTTCAGCATCTGTCTTATCGGCATTGAAATCCGATACGATATCGCGATATTCCTTACGATTCAAAGGATGCCATACGACTTCCTGTCCATTATCTAGTTCTGTAATATATAATTTTCCATATGTCTGTTTTAATTGCGCTTTCGTTGCTTCGTCTAACATAACTATCTCCTTCTTAATTTTTTATTCTACAGTTAGAATGTCTCTGGCTATGAATGTATAATGTTGCTGCATGACACCACCAGAAGCCGCTACAGCTTGTCCACAGGTACTTATAGCGGTATCTTGTAATACTAAATGAGCCGGGCCGCCACCTCTTGCATCATTCATACAAATAACATCGATATCGAACCGAACATCCCACAACGGTTTCTTATCGGATTCATCGATGATTTTTCCTTTTTCTTCGTCATCTTGCGGATTACTAGATGTACCACCTATTGTATATGTTTTCGTATATGTATCGGTTATCTTTGCTTTCGATAATAAGATATCGAAGTAATTCGCTCCCCGGAAATTTATCGAGAAACTTCCTTGGATGATACGATTCCCTTTTGCAATTTCATCGAAGACATACGAATTATAGCCAAATAATGGTTGTGTCTGTTGGATTATCTGCCATTGGATATCGTGGGCATCTTCTACGTATTCATCGCCGAAATAAACTTCGGCATCAATCGTACTATAATATTTTTTATAATATGTCGAATCTAACTGGAATCCGTTCTGTTCTTTCGTTACATTATGTCCGATGACATAGTGTTGATATCCTGGGAGACTATTTAATTGTGTTTCGCTATTCATAATCTATCGTCGCTTTCAGTTGATACGAAGAGAAACGCAGTTTTGGTTTCGTATTATCCAAAATAAGGAAACCGCCGATCCGTTTTCCGGTATCTAACGAGAATACCGAGAATATGGCATAGTCTGCTGGTCGATAATAAATAGAAACAGCGGTATCTGTATTCCGATAGTACGTCTTTTTATATCCTGTATTCGTGAACATCGTACATTCTACGATATAATTATCTGGCAGTTCATACGGAAAATCGATTAAATGCCATTGCGGCCGTACTTTTACATCCGATAAAGCCGTAAAATCAACGTCTTCATGACATACTTTATCCATATATAGACTACGTAGTACATCGAATCGATTCGTCGTATATTTATCTTGGATATATCGGAAGAATGTTTCATCGATTAGATTATATAATGTCGTATCCGTATCATGTGCCGCGCTGTCCATGAATTCTGCTACAGACGTAGCAATATCGGTTCCTAAATCGTAGTTTAATTGCGTCATGACCCGTTGAATACGATCCGTAAGGAATCTCATCAACGATCGTTTTCGATAATCATCCGTATCTTCTAACGGTATCTGATAAGCCGAAATGAACGAATATTTTAAATGCTTATCATCTTCGATATAGAAATAATACGATTCACCTTCGTTGAAAAAAGAGTCTTTCGTATCGATAACGACGGGTGTATCCGTAATCTCGAATCGTCTTTTTAACGAAAAATTATCGGTTCGATATAACGTATCCGCTTCTTCGGCTACGATATACATCGGCTGCTTCATCGCTTTTATTCCTTCGAGATTGACATCGATGAATAAACGGCTGTAATCGTCTTCCTTTACGATTGGTTCCGTGAAATATAGATTATTCGGTGCATAAAGAAGCTGGCGTGTATATATCTGTTTTTCTTCTTCCGATAATTCAGGAGCATATACTGTATCTTCCAAGAGCTGATCGATTCGTTCTTTTTCTTCGATTTGTTGATTACGAAATGGATTAAAAATACTCTGGATATCTTCATGTTTCGGAACATGATAATAATATCGTTTCAGTAGATCCATATCTTCGGAATACATATCCAATCGATATAATCCATGCGAAGAATCGTGTAAATCGATATCGGTATCCAAGATATAACGGCGCCAGATTTCTTGCCATTTATTATTCTTACGTTTGTAAAGAACTGCAAATCCTATAAAATGTCCAGTCACTTTCTGATTAAATATATCATTCGTAAATATGAAAGTATCATAAACGTCCTGTGCGTCCATTTTTCGATTATTCTGATATTGTTGTGTGTTCAAAAAATGAATCAAGACTTCGTGCAATTTTTTCTTACGGGACGAACTGACCAGTGATTCGATTGTATATAGATCATCATACAGGATAATAATTGGATCTTTTTCCGGTGTTGTATTCAAGCTATTTATATAATAATTAAACGGAAGATTATATCCCGTATCGGTCAGTCCTAATATGGCTCGTAATTCGTCGACGTATTCTTTATTTGATTGTTTTTTAAAATCAAAGAATTGCTTTATATTGTAACGGATACACCAGGTACCGGCGTATAGACTGTCTAATGTAAAATCGGCTGCACCTAAATGTTTCTTATATATTTTATTCGGGAGTTTGATATCGAAATATTCAATATCTTTTTTGCCGTATTTATACTGATTGCTATGAATCCAAACTTTATCCTTATTCTGGCGTAAGATACAAAAATCGATGATGCATCACTCCCTTCGTTAATTAAAATATTGGATACCCTGTTTTAATTTGGCAGAGTATCCGCTGGCTATCTTTTGTTTTAATGCGTTATATTTATCTTTCGTTTCTTTTTTATCTGGATTATATAATTGTTTCGCTTTAATCAGATATAAGTTTTTCTGCTTCAGCAATGAGAACTTATAATCTTTTAAGTTAGAAAATGATTCCAGTACGATACGGCTGTAAGAAAAGTCGTCGTCCAATTTCTGTGATACCGGCGGTCTGGGTACGATTTCAGGTGTTGAAGTTTCCGGAATAACTTCTTTCGGCTTCGCTATATCGATAACTTCTCCTGATACATCGCCGATATTCGCCGGTATATTATCGCTCTGTCCGTTAATGAATCCAACTGAATCCATATAATCAATATCCATAGCTACGTATTGGTACGTATTTTCCGTATAGATATCGTTGATACTCATCGTCTGTCCTTCCGTCATGATACGAATCCCTTTGATAGCCATCCTGGATTCATAACCGTATTCATTCGCGAAAGATATCGTAACATCGAATGGCGGGAATTCATCGGCAATGATATGCTTATTTTGATAGACACCTAACCCGATAAGCTGATCACGGATATCTTTCGACCAATGTCGATCGAATACCGTAAAAATAAGTGAGCCGGCGATTGTTCTTGGTCCATCTACGTAATCTTTCGCATTGATATCGCCAAGACATCGTACAGGCATCTTATTCTGTGATGTCGATATTGAAATTGTTTGCAGACTTCCGATAACTTGCGCAATACTTCCTTGCTGGGTATTAATCGTGATCGTCGCGACCATATCACAACCGGAATACGTATTATTGGTTACGATCCAGTCGGAACCGCCGACAATCTTTTTTTCTGTAAATATGCTGGTAGGCACGTATAACCACCTATTTTTTAAAAATAAAATAGACCGAAGATTTCTCTTCGGCCTACTATTACGTATGCTTATTTCGCTTCGACTGCGTGCATCGGAGCTACGTGACGGGCTACGAAGGTGCAGGCTTTCTGCGACAGAACAGAATCGATCGAGAAGCCATTCGCTTCGTTCAGGATTTCGCAACCATAGATGACCAAAGCTGCTTCCTGTCCGTATTCGTTTGCGAACGATACCGTAATATCGAAGGGCGGAACTTCGTCATCATAGTACGGATCCGTAATGACAGCTGCTTTCCGCGTGATTTCATCGGCATTATTAGCCGAACTAGTAGCTTTACCGGCACCGACCTGGGACGTCATCTGTTTATCCCATTCTTCGATACGCATCGGTTTCATATTCATTTCGCCGCCGATACGTTGGAATTTTGCTGCGCCGGCTGCATTGACTTTCAAGGCTTCCAAGAGAGCATCATGGTCGAATACCGTGAATACTAACTGGCCGCCGATCCCGCGTTTCGATAACACCCTGCCTTTCGGCATATTTTAAAATAGGGACTAGACTATATCTTCATCTTATATAAAATAAGAGTTCTGCACTTCGATTTAATGGATTTTCACCAACCTATAAGATAATAGGCCCTACTCCTTTTGGTATAAAAGATCCTAAAGGATAGTCGTTGAGGCATTTGTATTAAAAATGCCTGCTGATTACTCAATCTTTAACTTTTTCAAACGTTCACAATATAAAATTGTTGTAGTAGTTAAAGCTATAAGAGGTTTCCAGCATATCACAAAATTGTATTTTCATTACATCACTGTAAAGCAGAAGCTAATTATTAACCTCTGGAGAAAGAACGCGGTTCTGCACTACCTAACGTGTATACGGGAGCCTTTTCTTCTTTATCTTTGATATAATCCGTTAAATTATATCCAGTCTATCGACTGCTCAGCTTCTTACATTTGAGAGGAGACTATTTCTTCACCTTACTATATTAAAAAATATAGATTAGGGCAGCTTACTTCGAAAGCACTTGCTTTCTACAACCATTTCAGGTTTAGTCGTTTGACCTTACGATTTCTCGATAAGGAACCCAAACTACCGTTGTCTTTATACCTTAGCCTTTCGACATAGTACATCTCCATCGTTGTTTCTGAATTTCTTCGCTTATCATATAAGTTTCTGATTCTATCTTATATTGTAGAGATGGAGCTTTCTGGTTTTACTGGGTTTCCAGCTGTGTCCTTGCTACGTTTCCATAACAACGGAGAGAAAAGCTTTTTAATTATCATTCATATAATCGCAACATTCTTTATATTTTTCATATTTTCTAGGAAGAAAGATCGTAGCATCTTTATATAACCAATCAGCAATTTCTTTAGCTCGTTTCCCGGAAACCTGGAACATCCAATAATGGTCCCAGGAACGATTATATAGTTTTATATCTGAACAATCTACGTTTACATGATCACGCACACCACGAACTATGTCTTCTGTTCCGTATATTTCTATGGAAAGGGCTTTACTTCTTTGCCGATAAGAACGAAAAATAATAGAGCCGTCTCCATCGATTAATCCACGAATGAAATGGCACATCATATCGTCAGGAATATTCTGTGGAAATTTAGCTTCGAAAGTTTTATTTTCTTTAGATATTCCCTTATCTATAAGATCTAAGATAATTTTGGCGTTATTGATTCGTATATCATAAGAATTAGTAGCATGAGCTACATGATTTCCAATAATGCAATTTCTGCTTTTTTGTTTTTTTATGGGTCCTTCATATTGAATTAATTCTTTAAATTTTTGTAGAATACATAAATCTTTTTCTGCCAAATGAATTGATAACCATTTACTTTTACCATAATGAATATATCCGTCAGCTAGAATAAATCCAAGAAAATAAGCCGAAGCTTCTGTCCATTTACTAAAAAAATTGTGATCTACATAATATCTATCTTGGCTAATTCGTTTTATATGTAGCCAAGAACCGCGACTTTTAATCTGTGACCATTTACGATTCGGAAGAAGTGATTCCAAATAATGTTTAGAAGCATATGGATAATTTTCTCTAAAAATTTTGTCTTCTTCTTCGGACCAATAAATACCGCGAGCTTTTTTAGAATTTAGTCCCATTTTATGTATTTTATCATACATTTTTTGATAACATATATCAAAATGTTTGGATAGTTCAGATATGCTCATTTCTGAAATATTATCAGCAATAAATTGTTCCTCTTCCTTCGTCCAATATTTTCTTTCTTTTATGATTATCCCTCCATTTAGCAAGATTTACTCTACTATTACTGAAGGAATAGCTACTTCTACATTGTAAGCGATATATAAAATGACAAATTGATGCTTAGTTTCTCGTAATTGAATAAGTGATTGCTTGAAGCTCACCTATGATCATAGACCCGAACGTGCATACGATATCGCATCCGGAGAACGAAGTATACGTCTTCGTATAATCAGATGCTGTGGCTGTATAAGCCATATAAACACCCCTTTTAAAAAATATATAAATAATAATATAATAAAAATGAACGCGGAATTTTGATAGGCGGACCGACAGAGCGTTTCTCTTTGGACTATCGTCATTCCGCCTATCTCACCTGCGTTCGATTTATCTAAGCTATTACTGCATCGAATTCTGTACGGTGATGTAGTTCCGAACTTCTCGGATTTCATTGACCGGTACGATCGTGTAGTTTATTGTAATGTATGTATACTGCAAAGCTGTCGCATCGTCGACGAGCGCAAATTCATAGGACCGTAAGAGTCCGTTTTCTTTGAGCTGTTTCAGATTGGAATCGATAGCTGTCTGCAAAGAATTACGATTAGCTGTATTGTTCGGTTTGCCGATAAAAGGTTCGGCTGCGGCACGGATAGCGGCTTCGACAGCGCCTACGATACGGGTCGAGCTGAGTCGTTTCAAACCATCGGAAGAATCGGCCATCGTCGTACCATCCGTAATGATATATCCTTTAGTATAAGAATTGCGGACCGTAACGATGCCTTTATTCGTCAAGGCAACTAACTGGCTATGTGATAATTCATATCCAGGTACAATAGAGATCGTTTGAGCCGTCGTAGACTGTGCCAGATCCAATGCAGATACCATACCTGCATAAGCGGCAGCACCATTCGAAAGGAAAGTATACGCGCCGTTGTCGATGCTGGTAGCATGTTGGAACAAAGTGATCGTAACGTTGCGTCCAACCTGATACGGCATATTCTTATTGTCTAAGAGGTTGCGGCCATTCGGACGTTTTGCGTACATATCGAAATTAAAGGCCAATACGGAAGCGGCTTTCTTCGCGATACTGGAAACGGAAGTATCTAGAAGGCGGGCACAACCGATGATACCATGAGTACGAGCTGTCTTTAATTCTGTGTATGTGCAATGCTGTGCTAACTGACGAGCGAAGTTATCGGTTGTACGATACGGAATATATTTATCGTAATCATAGACAACGGTGTGATCGAGGCCTAACTCTTTAGCCTTTTTATCGATGACAGAATCAGCAACACCTTGGGAAAGAACGGTCGTACCATCTTTATCCATGATGGATTTCATATATTCATCTTTATTGATCGTACCATCTTTCGTCAGTTTCGCTGTAAAGATATTCGCGAAGGCTTCGTTAGCATTTAAAGAATCAATGAAGTCTTGAACATTCAAAGCTTCAAAATGCGGTGAAGATACGACAATCTGGTTATCGTTCATCGGTAAGGATTCAACATAAACGGATACGGCATCGTCTTTATCGTAGTTATTCTTCAAGGAGTCAAAATCAGCTACAGGTTCATAAGAACCAGTACCGTTCACTTTCCATACGAACAATACGTCGTTACATTTAACGGTGACATACTGTTTACCCGTAACGGAAGCCGGATCTTTTTTCTTGAATACGAGTTCTTTATTTTCGATAGCACTTTCGTACAAGGCGTTATTGGAAGCCAGATACGTATGTTTAGCATCTTTATCGGTTTTACCGTTATCATAGAAGTCACTGGGTTCTACTTTTACGGCCTGGCCATCGGAAATCGTATACAGATTATAGCTATCAGCAGAAGCCGGAGCAGCTGTTCCTTTGCCAGTAGTTTCGCCAGAATCAGAAGAAGCGGCCGCTTTTTTGACGAGTACCTGGGTACCGTTCGTAACTTTCGTATCGATATTCTTGATATCGTCTACCATCGGGACGACGACGTACGAATTTTCTGCTACGTTATCCTGTGTAAGTTCCGGATATTTCGAAGCATCGAATACTTTGAACGATATCTTGTATTTCTTGTTCGGGATATTAATATCTTCAGAAAGTTTCGGTACGACGTTCATCAGATACGGCGTCTGGCTATCCGAAGCATCGCCTAATTCGATCAAATCGAAAACGCTCGGCGAAACGACTTTGAAAGCATCTAATTTCGGAAGCTTACCGGAAATGATTTTATCAGCCGGGAAAGAAGCTCCGAGGACACGGAAATCAACCGGTACATCCTGGAGAGTAGAATAAATACCATCTTCGACACCAATGACACGGTTTTCGTTATTCGTCTTCGTTTCGATGACTTTCGGCTGTAATTCCGTTTTGCCATCCGCAGAAAGACGGCGTTTCAGGCTGGCCGTGATAGCATAACCGGAACCGAGGTGCTGATATTTTTCGAAATCAGTCATGCTGGTTTCTTCATAATCGACATCGTCTTCGGCAAAAGCGGCGTTCGAACCATTCAGGATATCCAGATAATCGTAATCGTCGACCATCGTGATACCGACTTTAGAAAGTTCGGCGCGCATTTCTTTCGTCGAGCCATAGATAGGATACGGCTGTGATACGTCAGAATTGAATTCCAAAGTATCGAAATGGCTACCCGTAAAGTTTTCATACGGCAGGTTCTTCGCTTTCTTCGGATCGAATACGAGCGTTGTTTTAACGACCGTATGAGCCGGCATGTCCGGAGTATTCTGGGAACGTCCGATCAGATACAGACCGGGGAATACGTTACCTAACGTAATATCAGAAGCTTCGGCCGATTCCGTGATTTCATAACCTTCCGGACCGACGATAGCCAGACGGAGTACGTTGTTGTACGAATGGTTATTAAACAGATCGATGACATCACGGAGCGGTGTATCTTTCGTAAGACCATAATCCTGATTCAAGCGGATTTCCGTCTTGATCATTTTGCTTGTGGATTCGACAAGACCCTGATTCCGTTCGTTGATTGTAGCGCGATCGGGGACTTTGTAGAACGTGATCGTTTCTTCGGATTCACTGTTATTATTATCGTTATATACGAAGAAAGCCTGTTTACCAGAATTCGTAGGATACAAGGAAGAAACGCGAAGTTTATATCCGTTACCTGTATTCAGATCGAAATCTTTATACATGGCTTTCCCGCCGACACGCATACAATAAATGGTGCGGCAGCCAGCATCCCAGGCAGCCTGTACGCCAGCAAGCAGATCGACTTCTGTCTTAGTCTTAGAATTATAGGCATTGCCATACAGATACTGAGCATGTGTCGGATTCCAGACCGGAGTAACGACGCCTGTCGGTCCGTTAAATGCCGTACCGATAACGACGACAGAATCGGTCGTATCCCACAGGGTCGTATCGTAAGTCTGTTGGTATTGAGATATGATTTCAGTACTTACACCAGGCAAATACTGTTCGTTATCAAAAATACTCAAGTCATTAACTCCTTTCGGAAAACAAATTAATTTTTGCTAATGATAGAATTACTCTTGGACCAATTACGTTTCACTGCTGTCATGAAGGATTGGTTTTAAATCCTGCATAGCCGTATTCGTAAGGTACTTGATACGTTGAATATCGACACGATATTGCAGGCTACGGATCGAAACAGATTGTCGATATACGTCGTAATTTTCGTCGGTATATTGTTTTTCGAAGAGTAATTCGGAAACACCGTTCTCCTTGAAATATCCGGTATATTTACTGAGCATATCTTCGAAATCGGTCATAGCCTTATCGGCGATATCGTATGTGCCAGCCAGGATATTGAACTGTATCATACAAGTAAAACTTTGGGACCAGATTTCGATCGGATTCCCGTCATCGTCGAACATAGCCATCGGGCGTTCTTTCCGTTCTAATTTTGGTTTTCGGGAAATCAGTTTATAAATGACCCGTGGATGTCCTTTTAACGCGTCGATATCGTTCGGTGCGTGACCTTCATCCGGGTCGAACGTGATTCCATATCGTTTCTTTAACACCTTATCGGTAAGGTCTGCCACCATATCGATGAAGTCTCGAACGGTTGCGCCTCTTTTTGCCCGTTGGATATTGACCTTATCAGGATATAAAGTATCCATCGTTTTAGAAGGCTGTAAAATATCGCGCTGCCGCTGCAAAAGCTCCTGTAACGTTTCGACACGGTTATGCTGTATCATAGAATAATTTCACCTCGATACCATTCAATCGTATTCTTTGGCTGTACCCGATAACGGCAGACGATACGGACCGTGCCTGGTATTTTCGGATCGTATTCTGCGGATACGGAATCGATTTTATAATTCACCAGGATATAGTCTTTCCATTCTTCCAGATAATCCTGTAATTTCCGTTGTATCTTGACGCGGCGTACTTCAGAATACGGTTTACCCAAAAATTCCTGGAAATCGAACGTCCGCATCATATACCGAAGAATCTTATCGACGACGACCGGTTTCGTAACACCTTTGACATCGAAATTCAATAGGTTCTCGATTGTTATCGTATTGCCAGTATGTTTCGCAAAATATACTTGTTCATCCGTAACGTCAATCGGTGCGATCGTAAAAACAGGATCACTAATAGTCAATCCTTCCGGTACTTCTGGATAATCCGGGATATCAGAAATAGCTAATAAGGAAGCAGCAATAAGATTCGCCCAATCGCAATCTTTTAGGTTATTATCTACCATGATAAAATTCCGTAGATTTACAGAGGACAGTACATGCTGTTTCAATGATAGGATCTTATCGGACATATCTGTAAGAAAAACATCCATATCTTCATATAAGGAAGCATGCTTATCGGTAGCCAGGATGATATTATTCGAATCATACGGCAACTGTTCCCATAAGTATTGCAAATAATATGTACGGATATTTCCGCGGTATGGATTATTATAGTATTCAGATAAATAGATATCGACCGGTACGATATAACCGAAATCGTTCTGCTGAAGGATACCCGATATTGCCGTGAAGTCCGAATAATTCCGGTAAGCCATCGTAAAAATGGTCGGAACGCCTAAGAATTTCGCTGTATAATAAGACTTTGTTATCGTACTATTGGTTCCATAATACTTAGCGCATTCTCCGTATGTATTAAATTGTTTTACGATACCAGCTCCTCGGATATCCGATTGGCCAAGGATAAGAATGGAATGGTTCGGATCATAAGTTGCTATAACGAATCACCTACAATCTTCTTAAAATTTGCCAAAAATATTGCCTTATCATATACTTTAGGAGCCGTATACGCAGCATAATATACCGGTCCTAATGCATTCGACTGATATTTTTCGGCATATTGGACAACGTCTACGTGATTCCCGGTGATGATGATATCGTTCTTATGGATCGGATAGATATCACGGGCATAATAAACGGCGGCGTCAGACGCGTTATTCGTCGCATACCGGGTATCCGTAAGAACATAAGGTTGACGATTCGCTTTTATCTTACGAATATATATCTTCTTACCGGTACCCAGGCAATTCGTGCAAGAAGGATCGCCTTGTTTCGTTGTTTTATCCTGGCAGATACAGTTGATATACGTATCTGGATGTATTAGATACATCTCGTATTCCCAGTACTCTATGATTTGTTTGATTTTCTTATCGAATTCAGGAATGTTCGGCATAAGCTATATCCTCTCTTAAATATCATCCGGAAGTGTTCGGGACAAATCATTAACAATCTGATCGAACGTCGTTTGTTCTTCGTCTTTATACGCTTTCTTAGCATAACGCGGTTTGGCTCTGCCTTCTCGCTCGTATCCTTTCAAAGCATCGCCCCATCCTTTCAGGATAGCTCTAAGCTTATCCAGAAGATCACCGATCGAATTACTATAGTTTTCAGAATCTGTATAAGAAATGACGCCGAGTGTTCCACGGGTCGACGATCCAGCTGCTCGTTTGATATAAGCATTTAGAAGAGCGTCCAACGTCACTTTCGTCTTTACGAATTCACGCATCGCGAAAGTGGCTTCCGAATCGGCAACAGAATCTGTATTCTTCATATAGTCTGCGTATTTGCTGGCTTCCCGGATATAATAAAGGATTTGTTCTTCCGGGATACCGAATGTATCGATCAGAAACCGTACGTCATTCAACGTACAATAAGCCGGCGACATTTTAGTTGTGACCTGTACTTTCAGGTTCTCTAATGTACGATCCGGATGTATATCCGAACGGAGCTTATCGATACGTATCGTATATATGGAATTATCTTTTAACGTATCGTTCGGGATGATCTCTAATTTATTCCCGTCTATGATATAACGGAAGTCTACGGTATCCATAATATCACCAGTCCTTCCGTGTCACATGGATATCTGACAAAGAAATATCCGGCGCTATCGGTTCATCGAATGTAAGGACGAACGATTCCGGTGTTACGCCGTTTTCCGGTTGTTCAACAAGTGTAAGCGGTATTTCGACGACCGGACGGATATCTGTATCAGAAGTTGCATCCTTATCGGTGTCTTTCTTATTTCTGATATCCTTTTGATAGACGAATGATACGATATCCGACCACGGGCCGAAATCTTTCTCGGTTTCGACACGGATACGGAGATAATATTGTCGCTTTATTTCATCCGAGATAGCCAGATACATATCTGTCTTATCAATGACAATAGTTTCTGCTTCGATATGCTGGAACGTGTTATCGGATGCAACCTGAATATGATACCGACTGATATAATCGTCGGCGTTATACTTCTTTTCATTCCATACGATATATAATTTATCAACCGTTTCCAGATTACTTGGTGTGATTATTTCTACTTCGTTTTTTATCGTCGACGTAAACCGTATATAACGGACATATTCGGTACGAAGATGCTGATGCGTGACATTGCAGATCTCTTTATTGCAGACAAGCATATATTCGACATCCGGTACGGGATCTTCTTTTAAAGATACTGAAATACAATTGCCGTCCGTCTGATAGGATATTGGTATGACTGAACCACTATGATTCTCGACTACTTTTATGGATCGATCCGTAACCGTAGCTGGATCTAATTCGAAATTGAAGAAGATATCCAGCTGTTTCTTAAAGAAATCTGTTACGACATCGACGACTACAAAATCTTGATGCATACGAGCACCTTATTTCTTCTTAACGTCTGTTGTTTCTTTGATCGATTTAATCGGTTCTGCCTTCTTGATTTTCGATTTCTTGATTTCTTTCTTTACTTCCGGTTTAACTTTCAGCGTTTCTACGGTTTTTATAGGTTCTGTTTTAACTTCGGTTTTGATTTCCACTTTCTTCTGTCTGGAATCAACTACGTTCTGATTCACGACAGGACGACGGAGATTCATCCGTTTCGCGAACTGAATCGATTCTTTCTGTTTGACTTCCCGATGTTTCAATGTCGAAGACAAAGTCCCCGTAAGCAGAAGAATCTTGCCGTCTTTCACGGCTTCTTTCAGGTGTTCGGTATTTGCGCCGACCGGAACGACAGCCGTCGGATTAGCTACCGTAAGATGAATATTGGAAAGTGCATCATGGAACCCGATCTGACCGGGTGCTAACGTAATTTTAGCTAACATAGATTCTTATGACCTCCTATGGAAAAAGGAAGCGGCTGAATATTGCTTCAGCCGCTATTCTGTTTGTCCTATTTATTTGTCGTTATCCGATATTATTTGTTCTGGATCGTAACAGTCGGAGCTTCGGGATAAGTCGGAGCGACAGCGATATTACGGGCAACGGCGATACCACGACCATTGTCGAGGATACCGACGCCATAACGTTCTTTGACTTTCAACAGACGAATATCGCGTTCCGGATCCGTCCAGTTGTCGGTCGTAAGCGGATCTTTCTGTGCGATGACGCCGACGTTATTCCGATTGATGATGTACATATCGAATGTCTTATTTACTTTATCGAATTTAATGAACGGCGAGAAGTTGACGTTGATACCGAACGGGAGACGACCCTGTGTCTGTTCCGGGGTCATGATGAATTTCTGCGGACCCATATCGGAAGAAAGGCCGGCGAATCCAGGAGTACCCTGGGTAGCGCCCCACGGATGTACGGACTGACCGCCAAAAGCGCCAAATGTCAAACCATTACCGATCATGCTGTTACGGGCAAAGATGACCCAGGTCAACGGATGCATAATGATATCAGTTGGTGTCTGATCGTTACCCATCATGGAGAGCATCATATCCAATACGTCTTCCATCGTGATCGTGTTGTTATATTTACCATTCTTATCCAAGCCGTGAGTACGAGCTTCCGGATTTTGTTCAGCGATAGCATTATCAAAGATGATATGACCATGATCCGTGAAGGAATTCATGCACCATTCTTCTTTATAACGAGCCATAGCACGGCCTAACTGCTGTACGCTAAGGGAATAGATATCCCAAGCGCCGTCCGTGATGGCTTCTTCGGTAATGCTGACCTTACAACCGATTTTCTTGACGCGGATTTCGAATGTGCCATTTTCCATGGTTGTGTAATCCGGGCTTTGTTCGTTATAACGTCCACCTTCCTGTACTTCGGCAGCGTAGATTTCGCCGACATACGGAATGACATAGACAGCGGAGTTACCAGCCGGCACCTGAACGGTCTTAAAGAAGTTGGAAGCCAGATATTCCGGTTCAGCAGCCTGACGAAGTTGGCCTTCGATGACTTTCGGGATCAATTTAACGACGTCGGTGCTCATCAACGTTTCCTGTACGGTTACGGAACCCTTACTGAAATCACCGGTAGAATTCAGGATCATCTTTTCGATAAGGTCAAACGATTCAGGTTTCACGCTGGGCGCTTTATCTCGTTTGCCTTCTTTAAAGTCTTTCAACTGCTGGACAGCATTAGCTTTCGCCTGCTTATTCGCAGCAAGCATTTCTTCTAGATTCAAAGAATGTACCTCCTATATATGGAACTAAGAAAGCAAGGCGGACGGGAAAGCCCGCCTTCTTTCTTTTGGATATATTTTCTTATTTCGTGAGCAGAATCTTAACGGAACCGATACAGCCATCCCAGTCCATGAAAGTCGGGACACCAGCTTCACCGCGTTTCGTATATTTAGCGTAGATATCGACAGCCTTACCATCTAGCTTACCGAGTTCGGTATCGAGTTTCTTAGCGTCTGCGGCACCGAATACCAGGATACCCTGAAGTTCGTTCAAATAGGTCAGAGCTAATACCTGATCCGTACCACCCTTGATAGCATATTTCGTACCTTCGACAGCGTCTTTGAAGTCGGCATCTTCCGGAGTCGTACCGGTCGGTACGATTGCAATCTTTACGGATCCTTTGTCGACGTTGACATTCAGGAGACGGACTGCTTCATCCGTATACGGGACTTTCGGATCACGAAGATGGAAAGTACCGCCGTTTTCAGCCGGGAATTCACGGACGACAGCATTATACCCATCAGTAAGACCGGGGATGCCTAATTCAGAATACTGATATTCCTGGTTCATGCGTTCATCGTAATTATCGGCACGGTTCGATGCGAGCATATGGAGATCATGGTCGTTATATGCTTTTTCATACGGATAACCAGGATATTCGCCAGTAGAATTATGCGGCGAACGAGCGATGTTATCTTCGCCTTTACGATTCGTTTTCTTATATTCTTCCGGATTGAATCCTTCGTAATTAAGACGATCGTCCAAAGCCCAGGTAGCCCATTTAGCAGCACCAGCCGGAACCATATTGACATTGACGGCATAAACCTGACCGATAACCTGTTGACGTTCTTTTTCGTATTCGGAGATACTCATCGTAGCCAGTGCTTTATCACTGGATAACGGAGATTTTACGAAACGACCGTTTTCGTCAGATTTCAGAAGATCGCCGGCGACGAACGGACCATAAGCAGAACCCCATACGTTATTTTCGGCTTTATCTTTATAAGCGAACCAGGGAAGTTCGACCATAGCATCGGTAAGGATCGGGCCGACAGCCATACCGTTATAAGCATCCAGGTCGCGAGAGAATTCATTGCGGCCAAACATACCGACCGGGATATTCCCATCACGGACATTGCTTACGACAGCACCCGTAGTTTTATCGGCAACACGACCAGTATGAAATGAAGTATCGGAAAGATCCGTTGCAACATCTAATTTATAACCGCCAGCATCAAGCTGTTTTAAATCGGAAACAAATTCAGCCTGTGCACCATCTACTACGGTTGCCGTGTTATCGACGAACGGACGATAAGAATCTTCGGCATATGCTTTATCAAGACCAGCTACCGGGGTCCATTCTTTGTTGACGTTGGCTACCAGATATTCCTGGCCTGCGATATGACCTTTAGCATCGGTAGAATATAATTTACTTTTAACTTTAGCGGTATCATCTGCCGGATATTTATCAGCAACCGTTCGGAGACGGACCGGGACACCCCCATTAGCCAATGTAGCGGTGTTATACTGTTTCTTGTCTTCCCAATCGATCAGGTCCATGTTCCCGTCGATCGCAGCGATGCGGCCCTTCGGAACGATGATCTGATTGTTCCCGTATGCGAATCCGTAACGAAACAAAGCGGGAAGACGATCGTCGCAGTCATATTTGATGTTCGGTACATCATGCTGCGATACATTCAGATTATTATTAGTACGATTGATGCGTTCATCGCCATCGCGATAGCCCGGCAAATCAACGACGAATTTTTCACCATGAGCACCCGGGGAGAGTCGGTCCTGCGTGCTAAAATCTCTTGGATATAGAGCCAAATTATTCCAACTGCCTTTCTTGTTTTCTTATTTTAAAATACTTATCTAAGGTTTGATTACCGTTTCATAGCTTCCGTAAAAAGGGTTTCGAGTGTTTTACTGAGATCGACTTCTTTACGGGTTTCCATTTTGCCATTATTCTTATGTTTTGGATCGTTAGCAGCTTCATCCAGATTAGGAAGCGTCGGATCCTGGATCTTCTGAGTTACATCGACTTTCGGTACATTTGCGTCTTCCGTCAAGTCATGAATAGAATCCAGAAGAGATTCATTGCTTCGTTTCTGCAAAGCATCTTCAGCTAGTTCTTTCTTACCGGCAACTTTACGAGCCTGATTAAAAGTTTTTTCTAAAAGACCGCGATATGCTTCCTGTGCCTGCGTGCACTGCTTTTCGGCTTCAGCTTGAGCGGCTTCTGCATTCTTGGATGCATCTGTAGCAGCCGTTAATTTTTCGGTTGTTTCCGAAATCGTTTTCTTAAGTTCTTCAATATCGGCCGTCAATTTTTCTACTTTTGCTTCGAGTTCGGAATTCTTCGCTTCCGTATCCGATAATTTCTGTTCGACCGCTTGTTTTTCTTCGGTCAATGTAGCTTCCTTGTCTTTCAGAGTTTGAATCTGATCAAGGAGTGCTTTCTTTTCTTGTTCGTCCATAGTACCCCCATTAGGAATAAAATTAAGGTCTTCGGCGCCTTCTGTGATACTTTTCTTCACAGGCGGCGTACTTGTATATAGATTAACGTTCTTTGCGTATGAATCACTGGGTACGATTACGTACGATAGTTCCTTCGGTTCCATGGACAGGACATCCCAATAGCAGGTCTGTCCGTCATATACCTGACCTCGTTCATGTTCGCAAAGCCCGTCTTCAGCAATATTCTGTCCGCAGATGGAACAGCGGACATCGTGTGCGATGACACCGATGCTTACGGTTTCTAAAAGTCCGGATTTTACATCGGAAGATTCCGGTTCCTTCGGAATGGATGCCGTAAAAAGGAGTGCACCCGATTCCGGGAGATTCTTACTTTTCTCTTCATATTCGACATTCAATATCCGGCCTATAATCTTACCGTCTTTTTCGTTATGATGCTTGATTAGCGGACGACGGTATGGTTTCGTCCAGTATGGTACAGAATTACGTAAGCATTCTTTTGAGTATCTTGTATAATTACGGGTCGCGAAAGGTGCAGAATGGATCCCTTCGATATCGGCTAACAAAGAATTCTCCGGGATATTCTCGGCGCCTTCCGTAAGCGATTTATCGGCGTGCTGTGTCATTCCCGTCTTTCGGGTAGGATCGAACGAAAAACCACAATATTCACACAATTCAATAGCCAATCTTTCGTTTCACCTACCTTTCATTTTAATTTTCGATCGACATCGTACATTTACAATAAGGCGTAAATGGCGGGATGTCGTCTATTTTTATATTACGTACGTCGATTGTTTGCTTATGCGCTTTCTTATCGTCTTCTGAATGGAAGTGTACCGATAATTTATTAGCGCCTAATTTCTTGGCCGTTACGGCATATCCATACCAGTAGGCTTTTTTTGTGATATACTCCGTAAGGAACCGCAGTCGATACGACATGGTATCCATTACAGCCTTACGATAGGTTATCTCTTTCTTCTTCTGAATTTCTTTCCAGATCGTATCCCGTATCTTATTGATACCTTGATCTATCTGAATCTCTATTTTGGATAACGGGAAAGATTTCGCGTCTTTCGTATCTCGGTTCATCGTAAAATAAACCATAAAGACGCCATCGGCTGCTCGTTTCGCCGTATATCGTTTCAAGGATGTACGTATCGATTCCCAAGAATTCAGATATTCTTCCTTAGAAATATCGCCTATTTTATTACGTAAAACCGCATATCTCTTATAAACCTGCGGATAATCCTGTTTGTATTTGCGGATATTATCGTCCGTAGATTCTGACAAAGGAAGCGCGGCCGATTCCTTTACTTTTGCAGAATACGTACCGTGCTGGTTACTGGGAGCATTCACGGATGAAGCGGCCTTGTTCGGCGTCGTATCATCGTTCGTTTTTCCGTTCGTCGTACGCCCATCGGTAGCCGAAATATCCGTTGCGTTTAATTTCATCTGTAAAAGTTCTTTAGCATTCGTTTGGGTGATTAGATTAGCGTATAATTGGCTCTGATCGACGTTTTCGGATTGTAACCCAATTTGACGTCTTGCTTCGTCAAACGTAAGCATATTGCCTTGGTACTGCGTCATAACATGATTTTCTAGTTTGATACGTGTATCCAACGAGATTTCGTTGAACGTAAAGGAAACGCGGTCCTCTTCGTTAAATATCGGATTATATCCGCCTTCTAACAGAAGTTCATCGAAGACACCGTTACACATGAAAATTTCAATCATATGCTGGAAGAATTTGACCTGGTCATGAATTTGCTGTTCCATGGAATCCGCATCCTGTTTTGCGCCGCCACGACCCATCATACTTTCCGATACATTCAGTGCCGAGAAGACACGTTTTTCATAATACTGAAGGTACGGCGTCATATCGATAGCCGTACTTTTTGCGCCTATTTCTTCGAAAGCGGTCCGTTCATTCGTGATTAGGATACCATCCATCGGCATTTTTTCGACCTGGGTCTGGGCTTCCCGGATTTCCTTATCGGTAGCCATAAAATTCTCCTGCGGGAGGCCGATTTTCATTTGATACAACGGAAGCGCGAAACGATATAATAACGAAAGCGTATTGCCTTCGACTTTACGTAAGATCTTTACGTCTTCCAAAGCACTGGATATACGCGGTGTACCAAAAGCATTTCCGGCGTCCTTATCGATATAGAAATGGACGACGTCACTTGTTTTGTATGTTTTCGTCGTACTTCCGGCTTCCTGCTGGTATCCTTGTACCTGTCCATCGGAAGATCGTTTAATCGTAACCGTCGTCGGGTCCATACGGAAATACCCGCCGACCGGTTTCTTATCTAAAACACCCTTAGCTTCAAGACCGTTAGCTATCTTATCGACTCTTGATTTAACCAAGAAAGCGTTCGAATACGTAACCAAGTCCTGCGCGATACCATTCATCAATACATCAAATGGTGTACCTGTACCGAATTCCATAGCGCGGATACGTTGTTTAATATACGTAACCGCATTTTCATTAACGGACGTAATCTGATATCCAGACTTCATGATCAACTGATAGTATTTGATACAGGCTATCTTAAGATACGAGTCGGTATTGACCGCATCTTTTATTTCGGAAAGATCATATTCCGATTGTTCATAAGTCGTACCATCGGCATCGACAGCACCGGCGAATTTAATGACGAAATTCTTTAGATTCGCGTTCGTTATTTGTGTACTCGACGAAGCTTCCAGAAAATTCTTTCGTATCCAGGTAGCAAAACGTCGTCTCGTTTTCGGGAATATAATAATCTGTCTTCGCTCTCCTTTCTTTAAAAATATAGTCAACAAAATATTACACCGTATAACTTTGTGTCGAAATTATTGCTAGACACTTTTTACTACAAATGATACGATATAAATATATAATATTATTAGGGAGGAAAGAATATGAAAAAATTATTATCTTTTATTGTATTAGCCATTATACTATTAGTACCATTAAATAATTCTCATGCATGGGAAACGTATTTGTGGGGTAACACAAACTATGTTCAAGTTGAAACTCAACAAGGAACCAATTATTATGTAGATCTTAGTTCTATATATGTAAAAGAGTATAATCCTCCAACTTATAAATTAGTTGGCAATCTTGTTGTAGTAAGAAACAATCAAATTATAAGAACTATACCTCAAGAATTTAAATACGATATTTCTAATAAGAAAAAATGGAAGATGTATTATTTTAGTAAAAAATCTGGTTCATATAAATATTTAAAACCAAAATATACAAGATCTCAAAATGGAACAATTCTTCCAATGGGTGAATTAATGTTTTACTCTATATATAGAATGCCTTTTTATGGTAATCAAAACCCATCGCAAACATTCTCTCGTTTATATTCATTAATCTAATTTTAAAGGCTATTATGGTATTTTGCCGTAGTAGTCTTTTTTTAATATCCATGTCCTTCACCAATACTAGGAAAGCCAGGACCATACGTTTCGATAATATAATGAATAGCAGCAAGCATATTGTCGTATCCATTAAAAATATCTGTATGATTGACGAAGCAATAAGCCCCGAAAGTAGCTGAAATTGTTTGCATAAGTCCTTTAGCTAAATCTCCGCTCGCAGAGTTAACGTCTTCGATACCCTGTATAGCACCTGGATTACCGGATGATTCAGTTTCTATTTGCCTTAAAATTCTAGACACCCTGTTATCATCTACGGTAAGTCCATTTGCAACTATAGCGTCACAGACATACGGCGCCCATCGTTCTACACCTTCACCAGGAAGATTAGGATGTGGCGCTAAAACATCCATTCCTGTACCGCCACTAGCAAGACCGTGATATCCAGTAGTGCTTCCTGAAAAATTACCGCTACCGCTTCCATTACTGTCATCTGTATATCCCATCGGCGTTTCATAACGGTTTTTGAAATCTTCTTCAGCTGTTAACTTAGGTACGACTAAAGCCGTATTCCCGATAGCTTCTGGTTGTGGTTCTGGTGTCTGGGCAAAAACGTTGATACCATTCTTTAACAATTCTCCTTTGGCTCGTATGATATCTGTTGTTTTATCTAGGACAGAAGAGCAGTGCTGGCACGCTGATTGCAAAAACTTATGCGCGTTATAAATAGCCGCGTCATAATTCGCATCATACTGGCTCCTGGCTTTTACCAGAAGTTCGTTCGAAGACATGCTTAGATAGTCTTCACTCTTACTGGTGATATAATCGAATCCCGTATAATCAGTATTATCGTCCGTAACAAAGATATTATCATCGGAAGAAGTCGTCGTCGCTGTTTTTATCGTATTTCCGATATTCTCTTTCGTTTCGTCTGCCATAAAGCCACCTCTTTACCGATAGTTCTCGGAATAATATTTTTTCTTTTGTTGATAAGCTGTTTCTAAAGAACGGATAATCGTTAATGTATTATCGGCACTATGTGTTTTAGAAAATTCGCGCGCTTCTTCGTCTATGGCTATTTGATTTCGTATAATCGTATCATGCAGATGCTTCAAGTTCTTATGTGGTACTTTCACGGCATCACCATCGTAGTGATACAACAGGTTTTCGTAACTCATAGCGGCATTATTGGCGGCACATAACATTTCTTGGATATAATGCTGGATAATTAGGTACATCGTCGATACATAATCTTCTTTCAATCCTAATGTATCTTCTGTATAAGAACCGGCAATCATATCCGATAACGAGATATTCGAATTATCAACGATCTCGATATCCGTTTTCTTCGGGAAGATATTATCGATCGATATCGTATGGTTGCTGTTCGGATCAGTATAATCGATATCGATATGTGTTTCCGGATTCGTATCGGGAACAGGTGTAATCTCCGGTTCTGTCGGTGTCACCGGATTATCTTCGTCTTCTTTCTTCCGGATAATCGTAACGGCGATCAGTATCTTTGTGATATCTTTTACCGTAGTGCGAATAGAATCAGGTAGTAATTCTTCGACATCCAATAGTAACGTCAATTTATCCAATAATTCATCTCGCCTTGTCTGTGGCGTGATATATTCAGGAACAGAAGGAATCGCCGGCATTTTTGGCTGTTGATTCTTCTCTTGCTGAATAACTGCGTCCGATTCATAATGTCTATCCGGTTCATTCTTAGGACGATAGAATATATTCTTTTTATCCTCGTCTATGGGGATTCACCTCACTTTATATAAAGAAAAAGGAAGTGCGCGCGAACACACTTCTTTTTTTGGTATGTCCTTGATCGAAAGGACTATTACCATAGCTTACGATTCGTACTCGTACCTCTGCCGGTACGCGATCCCCAGGAAGAACCGGAACTTCCCCTTCTCCGATAATTCGTCATGGGTACTTTGATCCACTGCTGTTTTTCGCCTTTCGGTTCCCTCGGATCGTAATAATCGTCCGGCAGTTTATGCCACATATTCTGGTGATCGATTTCCATATTCGCCAGATCACGGACAGCTCCCCGGCCGGCACCTAAGTTTATTGGCGAAGAAGCCATCCGGAAACTGTTTTGTACTTTCTTGATTTCCTGGGTAATCTGCGGGAATTCCAGGACGAAAGCCAGATAAGCCAAGCCTAATGCGTCTACGAAATGTTCGTTGACGGATGTATAGACGGGCATTCCGTTTTGGCTGATACGGTCTATCTTATAATCAATTAACTGCTTATGGACTAATTCATCGAATGGCGATAACATAATCCGTTCGTGTTCGAAAGCCCTAGCTAAAGAATTGACCATAAAAGGTTTCATAGGCTTCCGTTCCATCGTTTTCGTAATCGGATCCATAATTTCTAAAACTTGAGAGAATTGGAATCCTTTTACTTTTAATTTCAATCCGGAACTTGGATGTTCATCGCCATAGATGTGCAGACGTTCTATTTGGTACTCTCCCGCGCCGGTATCCGCATATATCCAGGACGGATTATATATTTCATTCAACTGGATAATGAGTTGTACAGCTTTATCGTAAGTATATTCAGCTTTTGGGAAATTAACTCGTTTCAAGACTCTGAACTTATCGAATTCCTTATCGAAATCTAAGATAAGGATAGAAGAATCGGCCTGCCGCCGGTCCCAGTCAACACCCATCGTTCGAAAGGGATTCGCCGGATAATTTTCTCCCGGTTTCGGCATCAAAATCGCTGGATACTTATTTTCTAACGCACATCGATCCCGTTGTATACCTGTTAGTTCATTATATGCATAATAATCGTATGTCATCGCCTTATCGACGTATACTTTATTAAAAACGCCAGCTTCTTCGTCTCCGAATTCAGCCATAATTTCATGCTGATACCCAGATTCAGAAAGTTGCGCCCGGAATTCTTCTTCCATGGCTTTCGACCAATTCGGATTATGCGTACTTGGATGATGATGCAATGTGTAACCTAATCGTTTATTGGTGCAAATTTGATAGAAACGGCTACGCGCACCAGTAGGTGTTGAAGAACAGGTCATCCCGATATCGTCACGTTCTGCGCAGAGAGCCGTAACCGTATCAAAATCTGAGTCGTTCATATAATCCATTTCATCCAAGGAGATCCAGTCGCAGCGCTGGCCTCGCAAAGAGGCTCCACCACTGCCGGAGCTAGCACCGGTAGTAAAACCGATGATCTTGCTGTTATTATCCAATTCGATACGATGCGGATTATTGACGCACCGAGTCATCCTGGATTTTAATAGCGGTGAACTGTTAATTAATTCTTTCATACGATCGAATAACAATCGTATCTGGTTTTCGTATGGTGTGACGAACATGTGCACGAAATTACGATGGGTATATACATGCCACAATGCTTCAATGACCATACTTTCTGATTTACCGGTACGACGGCCGCAGAGATAAACTTTCTTTAAAGACATATCCCGTAACATTTCTGCCTGATACCAACGGGCCGTCCACGGAGTATCTTTCTTTTTGGCAGAGTCGTATGTAACGACGAAAGCCTTCGCCCATAATACCGGGTCTTCCGCTATTTTCTTTAGTTTCTCTCGTACAACAGGAGAACTTAAATCCAAAGCCAAAAATACATCGCTCCTTTCTACGATAGAAAAATAATAGAGCAGTGGATTCGCCTGTTCTATTACAAAAAATAAGAAGAACACCCGAAGGCATCCTTCTTATATGATATATAATTAATCCTTGATATCCATGGTTACGGTTTCGGTATCGAATTTATCGACTAAAGCCCGATAATTCTTCATGAACGGTTGCATGACATCTTGTACGGCTTGTGTAAAACCAGTGATAAAAGAAGTCGCGTCCGATATTGTATTGTCGATAGCATTCTCGACAGTAGGATCCGTAACGAAAGAATACGCGAACGAAAGCCCGGAATATATCTTCTTATGGGTATCGATAACTTGCTGGTTCTTGCAGGTCTGTTCGTAATGTACGGAAGGATCACCGAGCGCCGCGAACGCTTTTATTTCTTCATCCGTATAATCTAATCCTTTGACGTATATCGTGATATCCGTATCATGGATTTCTTTAGTATATTGTATCTTCATAAAATGAAAAAAGAGGCGCCGCCTTTCTTATGTTAAATCATCTTGCCCATATAACTGCTGGTTCGTCATCTGTCCACGGGAATCAGAAAGCTGTAATGCTAAATAACCAAGCGCGCCGCCGCCTAATACGCCGGCTGTCGTATGTGGATTCCCTAAGACATAATCGGATAATCCCGGATTAATCTTGGTACTATCTTTCTGCATAGTCGACCAATCGTTACGCATCTTGTCGGCTTGTTTATTTACAGCATTTATTTGTTCCTGCTGGGTTTTCTGCCATTCTTCGTCGCTCATGTTCTGCGGCTGTTCAGCACTTTTTATCTTTTCGATTTGTTCGTCCTGCCATTTCTGCGATCCAGAAGCTTTGTCGTAAGCTTTCCGATAAGCATGTTGTTTAGCCCCAGCTGAAATGCCACCGCCAGATATATCGTCTGGCATATAAAAATTGCCATCGCTATCCGTCGTACCTATCTTCGTAGGATCACTCGTAAAAGTATATTTACCGGAATTCTTAGTTTCTGATGCTTGTGTTTCTCCAGAAGATGGAGCATCACCAGAAGGCGTTTCACCAGGAGAAGCACTACTTGAAGTTTCATTTGCCGGTCGTCCTTGAAATTCATTGGTAGCATTGTCTTTAGCAATTTTCGTTTCAATTATATCTGGTCTATCATACGTTTTTACTGTTGGTTCAGTTCCGAAAGAACTTCGCTTCTCGAAACTTTCTAATATGTTTGTACGTGCTGTTTCTAATGTTTCAGGAAGAATACTATTTCCCTTAATGTTTGATAACTTCGTTGCTTCTGAGACATTGTTTCGCGTATAAAAAGAATCTGAAATATTACCAACTATTTCTGGCGCATCATTCTTTCCCCATTTAAAACCAATTTTGCCTTCGTTGTATAAATTTTTTAATTTTTTATTATTAGTTAATGAATCAAGCAAATCATTGTATATAGACTCATAATTATTTTCATTAAGCTTAAACGAATCATTAGTTACATTAGAAAATACATTTTTTATACTATCTATTTTTTCAGAAGCAGTTTCTCCTTGAATACTAAACATTTTATGTACTGCTTCATCGAAATTTTCACCGTTTTCTAAGTCATGAAACTTTAGATTAAAATCATTTTTAGATAAAGAGTGTATTGGTTTAATAAATGGATTTTTAATTCCCCTTATTTTTATCCTAGGCAATTATGATATCACCTCTATTCCCGATGTAAATATTGTGCTTCATTACCCATCATGGATTGCTGTAACGTGTATTCCGATTTCTTAGCTTGAGCCATACCGGCCTGGCGCATAGTCGCAAAATTCTTATTATCCTGAAAGAAGGCATTCCGGAAAGGTATCTGTCCGTTCGCCGATTCTTGACGCATTTCCTGCAAGGAATCCCGCATAAAACCAGCACCCGCTTCGATAGCATCTTTAGCCATCAGAGCGGCTCCGATATAAGGTACGCTATATAAAAGAGCCGATCCGCCAGCTTCTAATAAGGCTGCCGGAACGGATTCCCCATTATCGCGGGCCTCGTTATAATCCGAATAAGCGCCGATACCACCCATAATTGTACCGATGCCGCCTATCTTCTTTAATCCCTGGATACCGGTACCACCCGCTTTTCCGATACCCCGTATCAACGTAAGTGGAATCATATGAATCTATATATCCTTTCTAACCGTTCCGGTTCTTATTCAAAGCCAGAACTAAATCACCGTCTGCGTTCGTATTATTCGCATAAGACGGTTGCTGTTGCTGGCTATATCCTGGATCTAGATATTCATCCAAAGTCGGTGTCGCTGTTTTGATACCGTTTTCTGTCGGTCCGGTCATCCGTGTCTGTCTCGTACCGATATCCCAGAACATAGAACCGACGATACCTAAAGTAGCGGCGGCTTTTGCTTTTCCGGTCAAAGATAAATCGAATCCTAAAAGTCCTTCTGGATTTTCTTTGATCGTAAATGTATTCCGACCGACTGTCTGCATGAGTCTAGAAGCCGCGGCCGCCGTCTGTTCCGGTAATTCGCTTGGGCGAAGTACGACATCTTCTTTTACGAATTTTTGAGGATGCAGTAAGGGTTTCGTCGCTGTTTTCAATATAGAACCGGCTCTCGTAATGAATTTCATGGTATTATCTCTTCTCTTTAAATGAACGGGATACCGACGATATCCATATCTCCATCTGTATCGTGTGTCATTCCATAACCCGTACGGAGCGCTACGTCTCCGATAAGTCCGGTACCGGCTATCGTACCAGCAATAGCTCCCTTACGATAGTGTTCATTGTTATCTTTGAAAAAATCGCGGACGCCGGTCAATCCATCGTCAGAAAAGGAACGAAGCGCACCTTGTGTGTTTCCTAAATAAGAACCAACGACTTTCCCGATAGAGCCAGGGATAGCGCCGACGTTCGTTACGTCTTCAGCCTTTAGGATAGCTTCGTTACTGTGAAGGTATTGTTGTTTCGCAAATTTTATCGATTTCTGTAGGTCTTCAAAAAACGAGGATGCGGCCATTTTTACATCTTCCTTCCATTATAATTTAGAACCGATTAGGATACCGGCAACACCGGCTATCCAGATACCTGTTTTCAGCATCTTATTTTGTCGTTCCAGAGATTTTATTTGCTTCGTCAATTTCTCGATAGATATTGCGTTGTCTTTGAGCAAGCTGTTGGCTTCGTTCAACTTGCTGTTCTGCATCGTCAGTAAGTTCTGCGCGTTCGTTAGCCGATTCCTGCAATCCTGTAACTGATTGCTGAGCGTCGTCAAGGTCTCTTTGTCCGTTTGCGAGTTCTGTTTGAGCTTGCTGATTATCGATTGTAGCTGATTCAACGTCATTTCTTGCTCTGTCGTTGTTCTCTTCAATTCGTTGTATTGTTCGATCGATATCACGACTGTCTGCGGGTCGGACGCATACGAGATAGTAGCAAACGGCAGTACAGATAGCGACAAGCACAAGCAGAAAGACAAGCACGCGGCTGCTGTTCTTTTCATTCAAGATAAGTCTCCTTTTCTTTATATAATAAAAAGATTCAAAGCTGATTCAATGCATTCCGGCATTCATCGGTGAAACGTTGGTTCAACGATTCCCTGTACGGTCCATTGTTCCATTCTTCTGAACTGCATACAACCAGATAGATCTTCCGAATCAAAGATTCGTCAAAATTATCGGCATCGATATAACTTAGATTCGGATATCCCATAGCGGAGCAGGCTTCATTCCACATATCCAAGATATTGCCGGGTCCGTATTGCACAGCACGGGACCAGACAACATCTTTCATAATTTCGTGATGATTCTCGATATGCCAATAATTATCGGCCAATACTTGGACAGCAGGCTCATAGAACGTAGCTTCGATAAAATCATGCTGGCTTTGTACGAAATCATCGTAATTCGTATCGGCTAACCATTTCCAGGCATTATCGAAGCTTTCCGAACATAGATCGTACTTTTCTAATTCCTGTCCGAACCACCAGTTATTATCGCATAACCATTGGATATATTGACGAAGGGTACCAGCGTTCGAACTGAATTGGTACATGCCATACGATTTACCGCCTGCATCTCCGTAGTTATCTGAAATGCATCCGGGATCGCCGTTACTTTCATATTGTGCGCTTAAATCTCCTAAAATAAAAATCCGCTCCTTTCATTATTTTAAATCATCATGTTCGGTAGTCTCTATCGTATCCGGTTTCGTTTCGACTTTATCGAAGTCCGGATCTGAAATAACTTCAGCTAGGATATCTGTCTGCTTCTGTTCCGTATCCGGATCGTTCTTATGATCCCGACGGGTAGCCATCATAAGCTGCATATTATCGTTCCGTCGTTTTGAGATAGCCTGGAAAGCTTCCCATGCTTTCGATACGGCCGGCTGCATAATTTCTTCGCCAGAATCAGATATGCCGGCTAAGATATCGATGACCGGTGTCCCTTCTTTAGCCATCAAAGTTTGGCATCGATCCAAAAGGATGTCCATGGATATGATTTCCGAAATAAGCGTTTTATCGGTCTGGCTGGCCTTATCGATATTGAATTCCTGCGCATATCCGGCGTACTCTTCGGACATACGGGCCGTTTCTAACGGACAGCGTTCCCCTACCGGCGCTAATTGGTATTTAAGTAATTCACATTGGAACGCATACGGGCAGGATTCTCCTTTGCAAGTAATCGGTACTTTGGCATATAGCCCATGTTTTGTAGAAAGCATAGCCATTGCCGCCCGTTCCGCTTCTAATCCTAATTCGGAGCGGTTCCACGGATTCTCGGAATTCATAGCAGATTCCAGCTGTGCTCTGCGCATTGCACATTCCGATACGTGTTTCTCGACGGGCATCCCAGAATCTTCGGCCGTATCCAATAATTCGTCGACGTCTTTCTTATTTTTCTCTTCCATGCGGATCTCCTATCTTAACAACAAAACTATCGGCCGTGAACAGATAATCGATCGTATCCGTATCCGAGACGAATCCTTCGGTTGTTACGAAGATACCGGATACTTTATATCGATCACTTTCTAAATCATGAAGTATCGGAAAATATTCTTCGCAGGATAATTTCCCTTCAATCGTGATCTGCTGTCGTTTCCCGGTAGCGGATTCCGGATCCGGCACCATTTGGCTATGAGATTCGACCGCGAACGTACCATATACTTCATATTTTCCGTTCACTAAAATTACTGACTTTTCCATAGGAGTCTTCGCTCCCTCCTTTCTTCTTAGAAACAATTACAAGTAAAACAAATAAAAAAATAGGCCGCCGAGATAAGTCGGTCAGCCTATTCTTTTACTGTCGTATGGACGAACGCACTATCTTTATTCCGTTAACCGCGTGCCATATCCGACAGCTAATCTTGCTATTACGCACGACCCTACATATATCCCATCATCATATATATAGCGGGTATCCGTATCCAAGATACGGCGCTTTTTCGAACAGGCGCGCCGCAAGCCCTTTTTGTGAAGGAGGAGGTTATGCAAAAAAATGAAAGAGTGAGGTGTGTCTTGCATTGGAAAGGAGGAATGTATCATGGAAGTCGGGCCCGGATCCCCTTTTTCGTCCGGTGCCCGCTTCAATGAATCTATTACCAGTAATTGTATATACGAAACGCTAAAAAAGAAAGGAAAATCAAAAATTTATGGAATATTTTTCGATCGATGAATTTCGTTGCAAATGTTGCAACGAATTACCGAAGAATGGAATGAATCAAATCCTTCTGGATAAACTGGATGATATGCGCGGCCGTATCGGTGCACCTATCATCGTTACCTGTGGCTATCGTTGTCCGGAACATAATGCTGAAGTCGGTGGCGTATCCAATTCCCAGCATGTTTTAGGAAATGCAGCCGATATCTATTGTGATTCTTTATCTGTCGATGAATTGGCCGGTTATTGTGTCGAAGAAGGATTCGACGGTATTGGACGGTATTATAATTCTGAATTCGTTCATTGCGACGTTCGCGATAACGGAGATTCTCCGAACTATTATACCTGGACTGATCAGGATTAGAAAATCATATTATTGGCGCTCGTAACGAGGATACAAAAAAAATACGGCGCCGGAAGGAGTATATCATGGGAAAAATAAAAACGAGCCGATTGGCTACTAAAAAAAATAAACAGCTGCCGACGTTCGAAGATGTCGAGAAGGATATGCTGGATGCAAAGAATAAGAATCATAACGCAAAACAGAAAATCAAAGACTGGTTCGCGATGATCAGTAAATAAAAAAATAAAGGGCCGCCGAAGGGCAGCCCTTTTTTATTTGTCTATATTCACTTTTTATCATCGGCGGAAGCCGAGAGCCGAGCCAAAAAGGCGAGGCGATATAGTATCAACGATTAATACTCAGTAAGGTTATGCTCACTGGCTCCGAAAGATTTACCTGCCTTACCATCTTCGATAGTCTGGAATAACGGCCATCCTTCCGGGCCTGCTGGATTAATATTGCCATTCCATTCATCGCCGACGATAAGCTCAACATGTAAATGTTCTGCATATTGACCATCTCCGTTACCAGATAAAGCAACGACATCTCCGCGTGATACTGATTGGCCTTCTGATACAGTCATTTGACTCGTATGCATATATCTACTTCTTGTACCATTGCCATGATCGATATAAAGAATTTGGCCAGCATTCGTCCCATATTGTGTCATATATACAGTGCCATCCGCTACGCAATGAACTTCGGTACCCATGGGGCAACATAAATCGAGGCCATGATGGAAGGAACCATTCGGACCGTTACGATGACCATATCCAGAACTATATACGATAATGCCGGAATCGATTTGATCTTCTGTAAATGGGAATCCCCATTGATCTGTATCGAATTTACTGGAACCAGCATATTTATTAAGCGCACTATATGTATAGCAAATCTTAGGCGTCAAATCTAATCCGGATACATTCATTTTCGCTAAATACGGAGCAAATTCGACCCATTTCCATTTATTTATGTTCGCTCTATCCAGAGTCATCGTCGATGTATTATCTTTTGAATTATTATCTTTCTTTGTATTGTCTTTCGTATCCGATTTCGTTCCATCTATCTTCTTACTACCAGTCGATAAAAAATAATCGGCGCCGTCGGGAAGTGCATAGCAGGTCGCCGTGATAATTTGATTATCTATGTTATCAGCCGATAATGCTGATTCGATAGATTGAATCTTGCTGACGACGCCAGCTATATTTCCGTCTTGTCTCATAGCGATAGCTAAACATCCAACAGCCGTAGCACTCATCTTGATACCTGAACTTGTACATTGCTGTTTTACGGCTTTTACCCAATCCTTAGCCGACATACCGTTGATACTATCTTGGATAGCATCACTCGAATAACTCTTGCCAGATGCAATCGGTTGACTAATCGTAGAATCCGAACTGGAATCCATGGCATTCTTATTTTCTATCCAGACGTTATTCTGTGCGCTCTTCGTAAAAGCAGATCCATTATTATCAGCACTATATTGATACGATGCCAATTTATGTGTCTTTAAATAAGAACCGTCGTCGTTGATAGATTGACGCCATCCGATATGCGGTTTCTGTTTTTCGACCGGGACTAACTGCCAATTCATCTTGATTCCCTGTGACCAGTAATCTTTGAAGTCTTTATCTTCTGGATTTCTCGTCTTTACGTTAGAAGAACCGGTCGTATAATCCTTTAATTGATCTGTGTACTCGTCTGTATGGACAAATTTTGTATATTCATTCATATTAGAATAAGACATCTGATTATCATCCATAATCTGACATAGGTTAGCACCTTTATCGTTCAAGATTTCATATACAGCACCTACGATAGGCTCAAATCTGGTACATGACAAGCATTGATCCAATTGCATCAATTGACCGTCTTCTAACCGATTATCCTTTAAACAACGAACTGTTCGGTATTTTTGGTACGATTATGTTATCGATAAGTTTTTTATCTTATCTTCTACATCATTATAATGTAGTCCAGCATATCTTTTCATGGATTTTATGTATTGCACCATGTAGCGGCCTCTTGGAGATATTATTTCAATCTCTATGCGTTGCCCCTGGCTGTTATATTAAACACTAAATAATTTCGATAAAACTTATATATTTAGCTCGTATTGCATTTAATTACGAGACCTTCGGTTCTGGTTGCCTTTTATTCTAAATACTTAAAATAATTTTACGGTTTTCCAGCTTAATTCCGCTATCATATTCTTAGGATTATTGCAATATTTTATCCTAAGACGACTATATAAATTGAAATTTATTTTTCTTTCGTTCTAAATAAATATTAGCATTCTTATATAAGAAATCATATATTTCCTTGACTCTATTGGAACCTCCATATACAATTTCTTCTGTATTTTCATTCCATGTGTCTCTATGCGCTCTTTTTGTCTTATGCTTATTTTTACAATTACTCAATAAGATATTTTCATATTCGTTTAAAAAATTAGGTGTGCCTAGTACAGAAAAAGTTTTTGTTTTATCTGATACATATATACACCCATCACCATCAAAATATCCTCGCATAAAATGATTTATTAAATATCTTGGAACTTGATTTTCTGTAGGAAATTTAAGTATAAGAGATTTATTAGAGAAACATCCTAAATGCATTAAATCTTCTTGCATTTTTATAGAACAGAGGCTTATTCCATAGGATTTGGTTCGTGAAGTATATTTTATAGGAACATCTTCTGCTTCAATAGATTTGGCAAATTTTCTTAAATGATCTAAATCTTTTTCTTGTAAAGCTAAATACATATATCCCTTATAAGATACATATCCATCAGCATATAGGAACCCTAGCCAGTAAGCTTTTTCTTCGGTATCTATATTTTCAAAAAAATCAAAATTAAAAAAATATTTTCTATTTTTAGAAGTTCCTTTACTATGTCCTTTCTGATGCTGTTCTCTTAGTTTAATATTATGTTTTTTTAATATAAGAGTAACTCCAGCGGCAGAAATATTCATCTCTTTTGCCACTTCTCTTGTACTTTTACCAGAATTATAATAAGAAATAACTTTTTGATCGCGAATTTCTTTTTCTTCAACAGTTAAATGCTTATATACACCATATTTTTTCAATATATGTGTAACAGTATGTCTATCGATACGCAATTCATTAGCTATCTCTGTTATTTTATATCCTTTTTCATATAATTCACAAACTGATTTGTCTCTATTTTCATTTTTATAATTAAAATGAGAGAAACCGTTTTTATATAGACATTCATAAACAGCGCATGTAGTTAAAGATAATGTTTTTGCAATTTTATCAACACTAATATTATTTTCGAACATTTTAATAATCAACTGTGAATTGTTTATATAATACCTCCATTATTTAAGAATTCATAGTCGATTATTACTTAGTAAATAACAATTATTTAATCAGTTATACCACCAAAATATGTACAATTTATCATCATTCTTCCACCCAATGCATAGAAGTATCGCATTAAGGTAGCCATGTTATTTTCCAGCTTAACGATACGTTTCTCGGCAGCTTGGGCATGTTCCAATAAAGGTTTTGCTGTCGATACGGCTTGCGGACAAGCTTGTATTTCATGAATATAAGCATGTGGGTAATGCAGTTCTAATTCTTCAATTTTTAGATCGACTGGGAAAGCATCATTATTATTCGCCGGCTTCCCTTTAGCTGGCGATTTAAAACTATTTTTATGTTTCTTTGGATCATAAACAATCTGTCTGGATAATCGATCCTGCATATTACCTAAGACATCATCTAATTGATTATTCGTCAACTGATTGATAGCGTTCAACGCAGAATCGGCTGTACCGGAAGAAACAGGCTGACCATTGACATAAGGTTCAGATGGCGCATCTTGATTTACTGAATTATTGACGGTGCTTACGCCCTGTGTATCAGCAGCTGTATTCGAATTATCTTTTGTTTCAGTAGATGTCGTATCTTTATCTTTCTTATCGTCCGGTATCTTACTACTATCGATAATATTTACAGACGCATTCAAGGCGATTTGTTTAGCTTTCTCTTCAGCCGATATAGCTGTATCTTTTGTTAACTTATCAGTTTTGGTTACGGATACAGTTGTACCGTCTTTCGTAGTCGTCGTAGAGGTTGTACCATTCTGATTCTGTATTTTATCGCCTGAATCGGTTGTATTTGAACTCGATATATTCGAATTCGTGGTTAATCCAGTACCCAGATCGAAGAATTTATTATTCGGTCCTTTGATTGTCGAAGTCGTCTTTATGTACTGTGGTACATTATCGGCTACTGTAAGAAGATCTGGATATACAGGTTCAGAAAATGTTTCGTTTTTTGGAAGTACGACTAATAAAGAATCCGGATCATCTTCGTTATGTTTCCCGTGCGGTACTTTCTTTTCTACCTTGACTCCCTTATCGGAAGCACGCCCCTTAGCTTTCTCGTCTTTTTTTGCGTTCTTATTTAATGTCTTTTTCTGCCAATTCGGTTTTGCGCCTAACAGTTTATCGTAGACATCGTTTACGTAGTCATGAAGTTTGTTGTACCACCAAATCTGCTGATTCCATAATTTATCGTCATACGATTCTGTTTTAGATTGGTATTTCTTATCGTCTTTCTTACTATCGGAAGTGCCTGTTTTCTTTATATTCGTAGAAGAAGATTTATTGGCGTCTTCTTTTGGTACTTCATTAGCGCCTAACTTTTTGATATCGTCTGCTTCCAAACCTGCCGCTTCATCTTTAGATATCAACTTCTGTACGTACCATAGACGAGTGGAAGATAACTGGTCGCCGTCGTTATCTTTCGTTTTGGCTTCCAATTGCTTCAACATTTCCTTATAGCCAGTTATCAGATCGGTAAGATTGTCGTTTTCCGATGATCCTGGGATGCAACCTGGATTATGTTTATCCGTGATAGCCAGAGTCGTACCTTCGCGGGTCTGCCATAAGGATAACGCAATTAAGACACATATATTTATCTTTAACGGATTCTCTTTATCGATGGATTCTAAAATAGAACCGGCGCCGTTTAGTGCGCCTTTTTCTTTTAGATAATCATCAATCTTCATCTTGAATGTCGATATCTCGACATGTTCCGTTATCTTCAGATCTTCTATTTCCGTACCGGTATCTTTCTTAGCAGTATCGGTCGTCGTCTTCGTATCAGAAGATGATACAGTCGTTGTTGAAGAATCAGAAGAGCTACTGTTATCGTCAGATGATTTGCCGGATAAGACGTTCGCTATTTTCTTAAACGTATCACTCCACATCTGGTTATGCAACTCGATATTAGACGCGATATCGTTACTTGTTTCTGACATAGAATCCTCCTTTCCTTATTTTGGCTTATTTATGCCGATAAAAAATGTGATTGTTCAAAATCGTCGATTGGATATATTCCTGTTCAGTTTCTTCTAATTGTTTCTTATAATCCGTCTGGTTTTCAGCTTCATCCAGCATATTCTGATACGGATTATTATCTTCCATATCCTGTTTCTTTAATTTCCAATAGTTCTGACAGGAAATACGGCGGACTTTTCCTTCTTCATTGGTCCATTCATAATAATATTCGCCAGGCGCAATTAAACTTCCATCAGAATGGTCCTTTAACCATTCATTAAAATAGATATTGCGTTTTAATTTTAAATCAGCTTTAAACTGATCGCGTGTATCCATTTTTCTGCTCCTCTCTTAATAAATAGAGAAAATTTGTCAGAAGGCACCATAAAAAATGATGCCCTCTAGCCTATCCTCTCTATTACCACGAGACGGCAAATGCCGGAAGATAAATATCCTGCATACTACGTTTCTTCCGATTCTGAAAATCTTTCGTATTAAAAATATCGACGACCTGAGTATCCGATACGTTGTCCTGGTTATTTTCTACGATTTGGATATCGTCTTCCGTGATATTCGTATTCTCGAAAGCGGATTGATCGATCGTATATTTATCGTCTTCTACGATAGATTTAGCTAACTGTCCTAAGATATCGGTATCATCCGAATTAATGGCGGCTAACCCTTCTGAACTGAAATCACCTTCCAGTGCCGTTGCTGCATGTAATTTCAACGCCATGATAGCTAGTGCCTGTTCTTGCGCCGTTCCCTTATAATATAAAAAATAAACGTGAACCGGATTCTTCTGGTTCAATCGATAACTTCTACGGGAAGCCTGCCGCATGGTTACTAATTTATAACCAAGCTGATAGAAGATGATCGTCGTAAAGTCCAAAAGATCCAGGCCGGTTTCGACTAATGTCGGATTACAGATAAGTACTTGCATACCAGATTTTACTTTCTGTGAGATCCAGGATTCTCGTTTCTTAGAAGCGATAACATTCGTTAGGATATCAGCTTTATATCCATTCTTCGTTAAGATATCCAATAATCGTTGCTGGGAATCCGTTTTGTTCGTCCAATAGGTATAGATAAGAACATGTTCGCCACGTTCTACGGCATCATGTACGAGTTCCAACGTCTTCTGTTCTTTCGGAAGAATCCGATCATCCGACATATCGACTTCCGGAAGTTCTGTAACAACTCGATTCGTATCCTGATCGAAGATAGGATCACGGTTATAAGGTTGATCCGGATACAAGGTCATTTCATTGACAGCCTGCATCAGCATCTTTCCACGTGCCGATGTATTTATCGTCGAAAGATAATGGATAGTACCTGAACTACCCGTTACTTCTGAATCGATCTTCTTCTTGATTTTACTGACGAAATTCTGATAGTTCGTTTCGACGTCACTGTCCATGTCGATACCGACGGGTGTTTCTGAATAAGGCGACGAATATTCGAGCGAAATGAATACGCACGAATTCAATAAGAAATCCGTGAAGACGACCGGCGATACACCCGGACGTTCCCGTTCTCGACGGAATTTTCGTTTCGTAAAATCAGCACTCTCGCGTTCTGTTTTTTTAACTTCCATAACGCCATATCGATGCATGAATGTCCGGTTATCGGTATAATGATAGCCTGCTTTAACCATCTTTTTCGGGAACATACGGAACAAAAGATAGAATAAATTAGATGCGTAGCCATTCATCAGGGTACCCGTTAATCCGATCGTATGCTTGGCTGTCCGTACCAATAAAGCAAACGCCTTACCCTGTGCTGAATCTGCGCCACTATATTGATGCATTTCATCGGCAATAAAATAATCGATCTGATTCCTGAAATTTCGATAGATATATTTTGCTAACGAGTATTTACGACTTACTTGTGGTTTGAATAACGTATCGTCGTCATGATACTGAATAATAGCAGCCGCTAATTGTCTTTCTTTTTTTGTCGGAAGGTTGCCTAAACTATCTATATCCCGATATTTATTCGCATATAAAGACTCAGCTACTGTACGTTCGAGCCATCCGAAATCCGGGATCTTGATATATCTGGATCTAGTGCCTAAAGAAGGTGCCCATAACGGTTCACCGCAATGCGGACAAAATGCTGTCTTACTCGTTTTTCGTGCAAATTTATCGGGCGGAAAATATACGACTTCCCGATTGTGTGTATCGTCAAAATATGCCTTACCGCAACTCGGACAATGATAGATATAGAAATCCTGATGGTAGATATCTGTCTGATGATGGATATCGGTTGTCTCAGCAAATACAACTGGTTGTTCTTCGAATTCTCCTTTTGCAGAATCTTTCGACATAACGACGAATAGATTCGTATGCCGATGAGTATCTTTTAATTTAGGTTCTACGTCCGTAATGAAACTATTTAGTCCGTCACAGATAACGACTTCGGAGCAAGGATATGTATCCTGTAATTCCCGTTTCCATTTATTGACCAGATGTCCCGGGCACATAACAATATTATTCGTATATCGCTTATGATGCATTATACTGTGTGTATATACTGAAGCAATAGACATGATGGTCTTTCCACTCAATTTTGTTATCGTTAAGCTTTTTATCTTAACTTCTATATTTTTCAATATAGTTCAGCGTACCTTTTCAACTCTATTTATAAACTACGAAGTGATGGGGCCTCTTGGATCTATTATTTCAAGATCTACGCGTTGCGCCTGACTAATCTTTGATTAGCCTTCGGACTCTGATTAGCATAGTTTTTTATAAAAACCTTAGCCTTCCAGCTTAATTCCCCATTAATCATTTAAAATCTTCCGTAGCAGTTGATTTTAAACGGCAGTATTTTCTCTACCCATGTTCCCTACAATAATAGCTGAATATGCCTTATCCAGTCGTTTACATACGGCATTGACAACCGATTTCTGATCATGAAGCAACGTGATATTTCGACGGTACTGTGTTAAATCATCGCATTTTTGGAGTTCCTTATCGAAAGTATCCGTAGTCGGATTGAATAACGGCTGAAAAGACTGCTGTACTTTATTAGATAATTCAGTCGAAAACGTATTCAGATAATCATCCAAAGTCGTAACGTTCGATAAATTGATAGATGTTACATGATTACTCCCCGGGATAGAAATATCGAAAGAGCGCAACCCTTTCGAGATAACATTCTTTATTTCATCTACATCCAGCTGATAGTCGATTGGAAAGATATCTGGTGTATCTGATTGCCAATTACAGGATACGGTACTCGCAAAAGCGTGATTTCTCCACGTTTCCTTTAAAACGTAAGCGGACCATTCCCGTAAGAACGGGATATCCGTATATTTCTGGACTACGTTATAGAACTGGTCGCAAATCGATTCCGGTACATCTTCCGAAAACATGATAAGATCTTTTAACTCGTCGAAATTCTTATCACTATAGAAGAAGAAAGATCCAGGATTCATAATATTGTTTGAATTTAACTTATAAATCGGTTGTTGTTTCAGATAGATAATAAGATGGCCGACGCCCGGTTTATATTCTGTCTTGATATTATGGAGATTCGGGAAAAACGTATAATATTGAGAGAATATATAAGCTTTCTTGGCTATATTCCGGGATAATTGCTTGATATCGTTCGGATAGCCATATAAAGACATATATACCGGCATATTATTTTTCGTATAGAATTCCGAAGTCGTAAAAGAAACGTCGCAATAATATTTTGCGGTACCATTATTTAATTTAAACATGAAGTTCCTCCTTCCTTATGATAATGTAATAATATTCCCTTCCGGCGTGCAAAGCGACAACTTGACTTTATTCCGTAGTACAGTTTTCTGTATTTCTTCATTCTTGGTTTTATCCTTTTCGGTCGTAACGGTTTCTTCCTTGATGACCGTGCCTTTAATAACGTGAGCATATCCATCGCCACTTTCTTTAATGACACCGTTCAATACACCAGACGTAAGGATCATACCCAACTGTCCTTTCGTAAAAGGAAGCAACGGCCGCGATTCTTTCGTTTCTATCGTAGATACGCTACGTAAAATATCTTTTGATAACGTACTCTGTTGCTTTAAATTATCAATGATTTTATGACTGATACATTCTCCATGGAACATCGCAATCGGAATGAAGTTGGACGGTAGTGTATGGCTCCTTTTGAATAACGGAATACTTTCTATGTCTGTCAGCCCGTTTTCTTTACGGATCAGATTATACAGATAAGAGGAATTCTCTTTCATACTATCCGTATCCATCGGAGACGATTTATCTTTCCGGATACCCCATAAAATAAGAGAACCTACAGATTTTGATAAAACCTGGATATGGACATCTTCCAGCATCGTGTGCACTGCTTTCAGATTCTGTCTGTCTAAGAGATAAGACGGAAGGATCGTTACATATAATCCATGGATACGGACTAATTTCATGGATCTGCGGAATTGTGTAATGAGCTTATCGATACCGATCGTCTTTTTGTCTAACGTTTTCTTATAACTTTTTTCGCAGATCTCGTAGATAAGCGGTCGATAAAAAACGACATCCATCGCTTTTGCCGTCACTTTTAATTTTTGTACTGGCGTTTCAGCAATATCTTCAAAAAGATGAAGGTCATCGAATTTAGAACGGATATACGAATCAGGTTCAGTCATATTCAGGTAACATTTTGCGTTCTCTAATTCCTGGGAATGCATCAAAGGACCGACCGTAAATTCCGAGAACGGATTAATGAAAAGGATATTCAGCATACGATTCGTCTTGGATATTTCTTTGACTAGTCGTTTGAACAAAGTCTGTATTTCCGTAACTTTGATCTGGTCTGGATTCGACGTATAGAAATCGGTGATAGACGAACGTTTATATCCATATCGATCAGCATAGTTGAATTCCGTACTGAATCCTTTTACGGCTAAATCAAGCAACGTTTTAAGAATCGACGGATTATCGATCGTTTCAATGGAATCCCTTGTTGTCATCAACGTTTCGATATAATCATCCATCTTTTCCATGGTACCTTGTGATATATCGATAATGGCACGAAAAGAATAATAAGCCAGCTGAATCCTGGATATTTCCTGCGCGATAGCGTTTTTCTTACGCTCCGTCAATTTCGTATTCTTGTCCAGCATATCAACTGAAATAATCAGGCTATTCAATTCCTGTTTCAAAGTATCTGTTACATCAGGCATGAGTTCCTCCTTGATTGAATTATGGTTCAACAAAAAAACAAAAATATCGAAAACGGAGCCGGGGGCGCCGAAACGCCCCCTTATCAGTTCGCTATATGCTGTTTTTAAGATAAGCGATCGGCCTATATTTCCATACGGATGACTTCGTTTCCGTTCTGCACCGTAAGTCCTACGATAGAATCCCGATATTCCGAAAAAGCAATCTGTTTCGCTTCATTGAATACATCGCAAATATTGCTCCCTTTCAATGTCTTCGTAAGCGGGAAATAATCGTCTTTCGTCAGGATCCAGAATTTAACGATATAATCTGTCATAGCCGATCACCTACCTTTCTTGTCAGAAGTCGGCTAAAATAAATTTGTGTTTATCGTCGGCCGTATAATAAATCTGCCGGATTTCACCCGGTTGATGGCCTTTGAACGGTCTTTTATAATACAAAATATGTTTCAAGTCACGGCAGTTATCGGTCTTCTTGCAATATTCGTCGATCAGTTTTAATCCTGCTGGACGGATATAGACCATTGCACTATAGCCACGACTCGTCAATGTACCGATACACTGCGTATATTCATTGATAGAATTATGACGGTAATCGATATCAATACCACAAACAGATGCAATATGAGAAGCGAACCTGGCATGAGGTTGTCCCGATAAGGAATACCATCCGTGTTCTTCGGCAAGCTGTGTTAAAGAAATTGCGCCGTCACTCAACGGATCGAAATATTTTTCCAATTTATCGACCCGTTCCTGGTTTTCGTCTAATTGCGTCTGCATCGTTTTCATCTGCTTGATAACGCTGATAGCCGTATCGAAGATATTCCCGTTCGCCATTAAAGCATGGATATCTTCCCGGCTCTTATTCTTTTGTTTGAAATAATTATTAACCAGCGTACGGCGAATCAACGATGATTCTTTTCCTTTAAACGTACAAGCCATAATCAGATAACCAGATTCAGTAAATAATTTACTGCGCTGATATCCATGGATGGGTTTCTTATGATCCGGATTCACTGTTTCACAATAGATCTTGGTTTCTTCCGGAGATAAATCGAAATAATCTTCGTTAAGCAGAAGTTCATCTTTATGCCTGGTAAAGGCCAGCCGCACGCGTTCTGTCTTCATATGATGTACTTTTGCGATATCTTCATATGATACGACTGGTTTCTCTTTCCAGGTACGTACTGGTAAGGCAACACCATTCTTTAATACACATACATTACTCATAGGGTCTGCTCCCCTTTCCTTTTGTTATGTCTCTTCACAATTTTCTCTAAATATAGAAAGAATCAGATTCTCGATGCAATACGTCGTATTCTTGGTACATCCGAAATAAGCGTCTACACAATGATAATCTTCCGTATCTTCCGATAAACGAATATCTTCTACGACTTCTTTACCTAATTCGTCAAAAATAAAGAACAGCACACAAATTTTATGTGCTAGATTAACGGCATTCAATGTCCGTAGGATATGCCAATTGGATATACTGCCTCCGGCTTGCGAAGTATTGTTTAGGAACTTTACGAAAGGTTCCCGTAATCCTTTTGCCCAGTCATCCTCGCAATCATGTTCTTCCAAGATATCCTCGATAGGATTAATATCATTCAGATAATACCAATGGATCAGCACGGTAGCCGCTTTTTCGGCTGTAAGACTCTTGAATAATTCTAATCCAGTCATAGAGTTACACCTCGATTGGTTTCTCGTTTTCCACATCGGATAACCATTGTTCGTATACTTTAATCTTATCCAAGTCCCGTTCGGTTTCTCCTTCTTTATGCCCGAACCGTAATCGATATTTCAAGATATTCCCTTTTAGAAATCCTTTTAATTCTTCCTTCGTAAAGAACTGTTGCATGACAAGAATCGGTTCTACAATAGAAGCCCGATAGTGTTTATCGTGTAAGTCCGGTAATTTCGTTTCATTCTTATCCGAAGGATCAATCGGTTTACATTCTGTTGTCCATGCATCGTTCGGATTTAGAATATCGTTCATCGTCGTCATTTCTTGTCCTCCTTTTTCGGTAGGATATCGTAATCCCGATATCGAAGCCATTCTTTATTATGATCATCGAATGTAAAGAAGTACCATCGTTTCGCGCAGTACCGGAATTGTTCGAAATAACTATCCTGATCTGTAAAAGTAATCGCGCCCGCTTCGACATACGGAATCATATCCTGTAAGAACATATTTAAATCGGCATCGAATAATTTTCGTTTGCTATCTTCCGTAACTTGTAAGATATAAGTCTGTTTCTCCGGATCGAATAACGTAAAATAACAAGATAACATTGTTCGTAAATTATTCGGAATAATATACGGTTTCTTTAGCGTGATATAACCTACTTTATAATCCTCCATACGCATTGTCTCCTCTTCTTATTATATCTATATCAACTTACACTTGAGTCCATGCTCTGCTCGATAATTTCATCCAAGTCAACATACTCTATCTTAGCATCTTTCGAAAAGAAATAAGCGAACGCTTTATCGGGTTCACTGATGACTTTAAAGATAGCCGTACAATACATCGTGATTTCCGGAACCAGTAAGACATGTATCTGTTCCAGGATATCTTTTAATTCCTTATCTTTCTTATTCGTCGAGAATTTGATCTCGATCGATTTATTTTTATAAGACACGGAAAAAGATTCACAGCTGTTTTCTTTTAAAAGAGAGTTCAAGCTATTCAAGAAATCAAAAGGATGTGCTACTTGGATATAGCCACTCGAAACGTAAGTCATAACTTCTTCGTACCTCTTTCTATTTTTTAATTTACGAAAAGTATAAAACAAATAAACCGGATATCTTATTCGTCATCCGGGATATTAAATCCTATCGGACTTACGTTCTCCTGGGCTACCCGGATATTTACAGCACTCTGCAACTGGGCCGACAGATTGATTTCATCTGTCGCCGGCATCTGGGAACGAGCAATCAAATAATCACCCGTATCTTCGTACTGACCAACGATCATAAAATGTTTCACTTTGCCGCTACGTACGGCATTCTGGAACGTCGTCAACAGATTTTGTTCCGGATTCATCTGCATTGTAATAATGTTGTTCTTCTTTTTTGCCACGATAATACTCCCTCTTCATCATATCTTGAATGAAGTCATATATCGTGTATCCATCAACTGTTTGTCCATAAATACACGACTCTGTTCAGATAATTTAAAATAATATGGCTTCCATTCTTCTAATGGTTTCCAGATTCCTTCTAGTATACTCGTATCTTTTACGTCTATCGTACAAATCAACTGGTATACTCGTATGAAATAAGCTAAATAAAAGGATAATTTGCCGTCCATATGGATCATATCGGCAAAATTCTTAATGTTATGCCATAGAATGGGTCGCTTTTCTTCGTTAAGGATTGGCACATAATAACCAAAATCCTTTCCATCTGTAAGCCGATATCTATTTTTTACCCTAGGTACCATATAAACCGATAACGGTACAAACCATTCTTCTAAAGTATCTACCTTCCGATATCCCTGTTCTAGCCGTAAAAGCATATGAAGCATATCTTCACTTCGCCTAAATTTGAATAGCTTTCCGGTATGTATCGGGATATCAATGTTTTCGTATGGTACGACAAACATCAGCTGTTACGGCGTTCTAGTTTGCCGGATAGAAATTGGTTGATACAAGAACAATGGCAGCCGGCACACCAATAAATCGTTTCCCGCACAGGATCATCTTCCGGAAGGAAATTTCGTTTCACCTTCACGCATTCATTATAAGGCGTATCCAAAGTATTCGGATTAATGCCAGCAATTTTACTTTTTCCTGGCACTTTGAAATACTTTTTGACGCAGGCTAATACATGTTTTTCACCGTTATTGTCAGTAAAACAAAGATGTTCCTTACTATCTACATCAAGACGATCGATATGATTCGTTAAGATATCGATATATTCAGGAAGCGACAATGATAAATCGAAATTGAAGTGCTTTTGGTACTCTTTTAAGAATTGAATCTCTGCCATAAGAATCTTATCTCCTTTCTTTACCAGCAGTCATCACAATAATATTTGTTGTCTTCCGGATTATACGTAAAGCATTCCGTACAACCTTTCTTTCCACAAACAGAACAAGTAACCAAAGAAGCGTTCTCCAACCCACAATTTGGACATGTTTCTTTGGGCTTGTTTTCTTTTTTGGCTTCTTCTTGTTTCTGCTGTTCGTATATCTTGCGGATTTTCTCGTTCCGCGATAACAGTTCATCGACCGTTACCTCGCGCTTCTTTTCTTTTTTAATTTTTTGGGATATCCAATGAATCAGTTTCGTGGTACCACCTCCATCTAAAATTGATTATATCCATATTCGGCTGCTTTTTCAACAGATAAGTCAATATTATCAGCAGTTTACAACTTTTTGAACAAATAAATATCGCGTAACCACACTTTGAAGTATAATGAATCTGCTAAAACACATCATCTCAAAGGAGTTACGCGATGA